ATTTTGATAAAAACTTATTCTTTTATAATCTTCATCACATAATACACCTACATTATACTCATAATTTGTATTATTTTGTTTGTTATATTCATCATAAAACAGTTTCATTTCTGTCATACCATCAAATAAATGAATTTTACTATTTTTCCAAATTTTACTAGCATTTTGTGTCCAATGTAATACACTAGAACCAATATCATAAATAATCATATTCTCTGGATAAAAATCTTTACTTAATTTTTCTAAAAAATTAATATGTTCGTTGGGAATATTAAGTCGTTTATGAGTATCCTGTAAAATATTTAATACATAATTATTATGAGCTAATGTGCTTAATTTATTATTGTAATATTCAATAATTTGAGCGATATTAAAGAATTCATCATAATGTATTACCTGTAGATTTGGATATTTGTTAAGAAATGATTGATCTAAATTTACACTTTCTTCAGATAAAATATTAAATCCAGCTTCTAATAATCTATCACACCTAATATGTTCAAAAATATTACTGATAGTAGTACCAAGATTTCCATGTATATTTAAAATTATTTTACACTTTGCTAATTCCGTATCTCTATCGTCAGCCCATCCACCAATAATATTTACTGTAAAATTGTGTTTCTTTAAAAAATTTACTATTTTTTCTCTTCGCTCTGTCATAACACCACCTAATGTTTTTAGAATACCAAAATCAATTTCCTTTTTATTATTTTTATTTAAACTGATTAATGAATTAAGCTCATTTTCACTACATTTATATGGTAAATATCCTTTTTCTTGGATATCAATACCTGTCTCCATTAATATTTTTAAATTACTTTTACTATAATCATAATAATCCCAATTATGATATGTATTCAAAATATTTGTTACATGATTTAATCTAATAGGAATATTTAATGGTTCTGTATTTAAAAAACTAAATTGAGTATTAGGTAAACTTTTAATTAACTCAGTATCAAATATTTCATAAATAAATGTTATTTTACATGGATTTTCTGTTAAAATTCTATTTTTATCATTCGTTAAATGAATATCATATTCCGGATAAATATAATTTAAATTATCAATATATTGTTGAATCATCTTTGTTTCAAAATGTGGAGAACAATAAAAAATCCATTTCTTTTTATTCAATCTTAACATATTTGACCATTCTTCAGCTCTATTTTTCCAAGAACACGACATAGCATATTCTTTTCCTTTTTCTCTCATTAGTGTCTTTTTTTCAGTTGATAAATGAACCAATGTCTCAATTTCTTCACCTTGATTTACAGGTATACCATAATTACCTACTGTATCTAATAATCCTGCTAGAGGATAATATAAACAAATCACTTCACTCATTAACATTTCCATTCCCGTAATACACGAAGTTTCCGGAAATGTATTCGTATATAACCAATATTCGGATTTCGCCATTAAATTATATAATTCTATTGAGTTTAATTTACCATGATGTGTTATGCTATCAAAATTGTTAATGATTTTTTCCATTTTAATTTCATCATTACCATTTGGAAAAGTATTATAGCTACAAAGATCTAATGTAGCATCAGGAATTTTATCAATAATTTCTTTCCATAACTCAAGCATAACATGTAATCCTCTGTAAGCACAAGATGACCATATAAATTTATTTTTTACTTTATGAATATTATTTTTTGGAAAATTTTCTATATGAATACCATTATTGATAGAAATAATTTTTTTATTTAAAAATGGATGAACCCTTATTATATTTGTTGTATGCCATGGTGTTAATGAAATAATATTATCAATATCATTATAATAATTTTGCAAAATATTATCTATAGGAACTGAACTAGTATTTATAAAGCCAGTGCTATCATGTGCTGATATTATTAATTTATAAAATTTACTATTTTTGAATTTTTCAAAAAAACAAACATAACGTGACACAATAATCGTATGAAATTCTGTGCTGTCTAATATAGGTTGTAACCGATTACGATGAACATAGGTTCGATTGTCGAATGTTCCTTCCTCAACATCACCACTAATAATTATTTCATAATCCTTTGGAAACTCGCGCGATAAATATGCAACCGCCTTTTCTGAACCACCTAATGCTTTCTCGTCAAGGTGTGATTCATTCCATAAATGGGTCATCCATCCAGTATAAATGAGTATTTTCTTCGAGGAAGCATATTTACTATGTTTGTCAATATTTTTTTTACTTGAAGAGAGAATACTATTTTCAAGTAGATTATATTTTTCTGGTAACTGTTCTTTTATAATACTATTTACTATATTCCAAGCATGTTCTCTCTCTTTGAAAACAATTTGTGGATTCATTATGTAATTGACAAAGTAATCTAAAAGTGATTTATTGTTACCATCTTCCTTGAAATGTTTCATATAAAATTTCAAATTGTATATTGTATTACCTTGATTCGGTTTACTATTATTAAGTAACATATACTTACATGCTTCATATGCGGATTTATGTTCATCACAATAACATCCAGAAATGGAAGCAAAATAATGAAAATCATGATATTTCGAATAATCCAAAAATATTTTGTCCTTGGCGTTCCCTATTTTCACATGTTTGAATTTATTGTATAATGATGAAACCATAAAATGTTGTTCTTTATTATAGAAATATTCCATGATCTTTACAATGCCTTCTAATCGTTCCCTGTCGTATGTATATGCTTTTGACCAGCTGTCAATTGCATTAGAGTATTGTTTTAATGCGTTATAGCAATCACCTGCTTTAATACAAGCACAATATTTGTATTGGGGTGAATAAGCAAGCGTTAATGTTCTCTCGTACCATTCAATTGCATTCTCTAATTTACCGGCATCATGATAACTTTGTGCGCAATAATAGGAATATCTGTATTTTAACCACATATCTGTATTTTCTTCTTCAAATCCTTTTTCTAGAATAAGTGCATCGTCCACATATTTATTCGGATTTTTACTTCGGTCACCTAATCGACGCGATTCAATATGATAATTTCCTAACAAATAAGCATCTGATTTTATTGGATCAATCTGAACTAATGATTCATGTAATACACCAACATATTTCCATTTCATTCTATTCGAAATCAATATAGGTCTATGATATGACACTGGATTGCCAAAGGATACATTATATAAGTCTTTGGCAAACAATGACGGTAACGGTATATCTCCGTGAATCAAATCGTCTGCATCGAAAATGAACAAGTAATCCGATTTATCGTACGCGTGTTCTAGGGCTTTTGTTCGATTATGTCCAAAATCTTTCCAGTCATTGTGAAACATTTCACCAGATATCCCTCGTTCCTTAAAAAAGTCTTGAATAATATCCACTGTATCGTCGGTAGAACCAGTATCAGATATTACCCAATAATCAATCTTTATATGTTCCAATATATTTTTCAAGGTAGATGCTATTATATGGGATTCGTTCTTGACAATCATATTTAAACAGATTGTTTTATCATTTTGATTGACAATATCTATCATTATACAATTATTTAAAATTTGGGTTTAAATAATTATATGATTTAAATTTAATTTGAAATAAATAGTTATGGATTATCTCCTATACCAAGTTTGTTATAATAGCACATATCGTTATCAATATATATATGTTTGTCTTTATTTTTATCGTAGCAACTCTTTATATAATAACCATCCGCGTCGTATTTATCATTAATCCATTCTATATTTTGACATAAATTATAATGAACAACACACATTGCAGTATCAATATGACGAACATTTATGTTATTTCCTTTCAATCTATTTTCCTGATTAAAAGTATATATTTTATTAGTGTCTAATAAATTTAACAGTTTATAAAATGTTGGATGAATTATATTATCGTCATCAAGATAATATAGAAATGTTTCTTTATTTGTAATTTTTGTTAATGCATAGTTTCGTTGTGGGTTACCTGATATACCATCGCCTTTATAAACATATTCTTTGATTTTATCGTTATTTTCATGTATAAACATGTTTGGGTTTTCTGTAATTTTACTACCATCATATACAATGATCCATTCATGGACATAATCAAAATCTATACTATTTTTGACAGATAATAAATTATCGGTCCGATATGAAGGAGTTATTATTGTTATTTTATTAGTATTTTTAAATATTGGCTCGTCGTCACCCTTTATCAAAATGAATAATTTATCATTATTCCATCCAGTTGAGTTTTTATTATTATGATCTAGTTCTATAAAATAGAAATCTTGAAAATGATGTAAAATTGGTTTTAATCTATTAATATAATCCATTTCATTGTATGCTTTAAATATATCTTCAATAATAAATATTCCACCAGGCTTTAAATATTGATATGTATTTTCAATTACTCGTATTTGATCTTCAAACTGATGTGTAGTATCATCAATTATAACATCATAAAATGTATTCAATTCGTTGAATTTTGTTACGATACTATTTTTATTGGTTACATCTATATTTGCAAGGACAATTCTGTCATTGTTAAAATTATTTTTAAATTTGGTTATTAAATCGTTGTTATATTCAAAACCATAAATTTCAGCATTTGTAAAATATTCTTTCCACATAAGCAGTGAACTACCGTCTAATATACCCAATTCTGCTATTTTTAAATTGGCATGTTTCTTGTTTTTAAATAATCCGTCATAAAATAATGTATATGGGTGGCAATGTCTAACGGTAGTAACATTATTTCTTTGTGACGATTTATCTGTATCATATTTTTTTCCAATTTCACATAATTCAGACGTATTTTTATTGTAATTTAATTTCAAGGTTTTCATAGAATCCATAAAATCCATAGAATCTATAACAGTATTATTGTTATCTATAATCTCATGTTCACAATTATCATTCGCATATACCATTTTGAAATAGTTGGTCAATTCGTCTTCTGAACAATCAGTAAAAGAATAACATTTCATCCTGTCAAAACCATGTGACTCTAATTTCTGATACAATTCTTCGTGTGTCATACAATTACTTAACAATAGGAAATCATTGCGATCATTTGTATATAGTTTTTTTAATCTCTCTATAATATTCATATCATTTATGGCGTCATTGATTATACAATATTGTTTGTCATAATTCAAATTGATCCGTTGGTTCATTTTTTTATGTTGGTATTTCTCTCCTCTCTTCCAAATGGGAGAATGAATTTCTATATACTTTTCATCTTCATATGCATCCAATTCTTTCATTTTATCATGAACCCCATATTTTTTGTAAAACATGGGACTAATATACTTGGGACCGAGACGATTGATTTCACTGTTTCGAATATTAGAGAAATTATTACCACCATCATTCATGTATTGAATATATTGTGCCTTGTTGTTTTTAGCAACTTTGTATTTGCTACAACAGGTTCTAAGAAGAATCTCATAATCGTCACAAATAGGCAAGAATTCTGAATAACTTTCTAGTTCCATCAAGACGGCACGATTCCAGATGCGTGGATGATTCGGCAAACAAACAAGATGGCTCAAAGTAATATTATTAATATTTGGTGTATTGTAAACATATACCCATTCACCCTTGATTTTTTCACTATAATATCCACCATAGCCTTTGCAAATAAAATCGCTATATTTGAAATTTTGCCCATTACGATATAAGTGAATAGTGTCACCATAGACAAATCCAATCTGATCGTCTGTTTGAAAGATGTCATAGGCATCGCGAAGACAATCAATGAGTATCTCATCATCATGATCCATTTCAAGAATATATTTACCTCGACAGAGAGAAATTACCTCATTCTTTACATTTCCAATATTCCCACTATTCTCATCTCTCTTATACAATCTCACACGATTGTCAGAAGATAGTTTGTTCTTTAGAAATATAAAATGTTCATCTTCTGGTGTGTCATCCATAATGACCCATTCCCAGTCAATAAGAGATTGCTTTTTGATGGATTCGTAAGCAGTATCTATATAATCATAGCTTTTAAAACAGGTTGTGAAAATGGAGAAGATAGGACGGGTTTTCTCTCTACTGTTAATAATATTGGTTGTGTAACAATAATTTACATTATGATTGAATTCGTGAATATTCGATATATCAGTTTTATGAAACCAACGACTGGAAAATCGATCTGGAATTTTTGACGAAATGTAGTCATATTCGTTGTATGTTTTGCCATAGGTGACTAATAAATGATAGTTCGGATTGAATAATTTATTTAAATCATCAATATCTGAAGTTGTATAAATAGTACACATGAGCGAATCCTTATTACTTTCTATAAAATTGTCTATCTCAGAATAATTGTTATGTCGAAATAATATCACCATAGGGTACCTTGACATGATATATATTTATATAATAGCCATTTTCGTTTTAAGTAAATGACAAATTAATATATAATTTAGAACATTAACAATTTAATTTATTATGTGTTATATATATATTAAAATGGCATTTACTAGATTTCATGATGATCCATGTAGAATAAAAAAACAATTACAAGAAAGCAGTGGTCCAGGAAGATATATGATGAACAAACCTGGATGGGGTGATAGTCCTTGTTTTATGGACGACCCGCATGTTAGAATGAGTGAATGGGGTGCGAACTTACGGACAAATACGACTAATTTAGAGAGTGATTTAATGGGATTAACCCGGCATTTAACAAAAGATTGTAACAATATGAATAATTTCATGAAACATGAAGTAAAAAGTGAACCAATAAAATATTCTTCATGTAATCCATTTACAGAACAGTCGAGAGTAACAAATCCTGCTTGGTGGTATAGAGATTTAGAACAAGCAAATTGGTCAATCTTGCCCTTAGATCCACAAGAAAACACATGTATTCCATTTCAAAATAACTTGGACACTCGAATTTTAGAAAAAGATAATTTTGTAGCCAAGGCTCCTCACATTCCATCCTATAATGGCAGTATATCACCTTCTGCCCAAGTATCTCAATCTACAACAGCAACTACTTTATAATTATAATTATTCATATCACCCCTACATTTTATATAATTCGCTGCAACATTCAATACTATGAAATATATTTAGTTATAAAAAATATATTGCATATATATAAATGGAGTTAGCTGTTCCTCTAATCGCATTAGGTGGATTATTTGTAGCATCGAATCAAGATAATAAAAAAGAAGGATATGAAAGTATGGGAAAAAATCATAATTCATTACCAAATAATGACCCACTACCAATTAATTATCCAACAACAACCCCTGTAAAAAACACAAACCCAAATAAATATCGCGACCCTAATACTGTAACAGACCGTTATTTCAAACCGTCTGTCTATCAAAAATATAAAAACGGACCTGATCAATTTGGTAACATGTCAAAGACCAATGATTTTAAGAGTTTAAGTGGTAATACTGTAAGCAAGACCGATTTTAAACACAATAATATGGCTCCATTCTTCGGGTCAAAGGTATTGGGTAGTGCCCAAGACCCAAACATATCAGAGACTGTTTTAGATAGTATGATTGGTTCTGGTAGTCAACATATTAGAAAACAAGAACAGGCACCCCTGTTTAAGCCTCAAAAGGATATGCGCTATGCTCATGGAGCCCCAAACCAAACCGATTTTTATCAGTCTCGTGTTATACCTGGATCAAAAATGTCCAATGTTAAAATGTGGGATGAACAACAAGTTGGTCCAGCATTAGACGCAGGTTACGGTACTGAAGGTGAACTTGGCTATAATTCAGGAATGGCTGCGCGTGACAAATGGACTGACAGAAATGTGGATCAATTGCGCGTAGCAACCAATCCTAAGCTAACATATAGTTTAGAAAACCATCAAGGTCCGGCTAGTTATTATATTAAGGAATCGGCCAACCAACACACACAGGGTAAAGTAGAAAAACATTTACCTGATACTTATTTTATCAATACCCCTGACAGATGGCTGACGACAACTGGTCTAGAAAAAGGACAAACTGCGAGAGCGATTCAAGTGGATAAAGATGGAAATCGTGCGTCAACATCTCAATCCTACTATGGTGGCGATTCTAATACAGGTGGTACTCAAATGTATACTCCAGGTAACCACGAACAACCCAAGAGACCTGAATTGGAGGCAAACCCAGTTTTAAACGCAAATGCAAAAGGTACAGGTAGTGCAAATAGTGCCGATTATGGTAGAAATGGATATAAAAGCCTACCCAATGGGCGTTCCACAACCAAGGCTCCTGAAATGGGTGGTGTTCATGGTTTTATGCGTGCTGCAATTGCCCCATTATTGGATATTCTAAGACCGTCTCGAAAAGAGAATGTGATTGGTAATCCAAATCCTAGCGGAAATGTCCAATCCACTGTTCATGCACCTCGTGTATATAACCCAGCAGATCGCGCACCAACAACTGTGAGAGAAACAACAGAAGGAAAATTAGATAATAACCATTTAAATGTCCAGGGGCAAAAAGATGGTGCATATACAGTAAGTGAACAACAGACGGTTGTTCAGGAGCGTGATACAACAAATTGCCAATATTATGGCGATGGTGGGACCAATAGTGGTGTAGCTTTATATAATGCTGCATACAATCAAAGAAACAATGTGAATAAAACTCACAAGAACAGACCCAATCAGGGAGGTATGGCAATGTTGAATCATGAACAACAGATGAAGATTGATAAAAATGACACAGATAGAGACAATAACCGTATGTGGGTTAGAAACAGTAATAGCACCATTAATAGTGCAATTCCTTCTGTTGAAACATTTGGAAAAATCAATGTTCCCCAATACAATGATAATTGTCATACTTGTGAGCGTATCAATCCTGATATCTTAACTGCATTCAAAGAGAATCCTTATACCAAAAGTTTAAATAGTTATTAAGCGATTCTGTGACTTTAAATAACTTATTCATTTTTATTTTTATAATATAAATGAATTATTTTCTCTTATGAACATACGGATATAATGTGCTTAATAGAAACATGATACTGTTTACACCCGCGGTAATTTAATACGCCATTTTCACAGAATTATAGATAACATCTATAATTATTTATACTATTTATAACAATATAAACAGAACAAATGAATATATTTATAATCATGACGCGGATTGAAGTAGTGGAAATCGACAATGATATAGATGAAACAATACCTGAATCAAATATAAATACATTGAACGAATCGCCATCAGTATTTACAATTGATAATTTTATAACAGATGAAGAATGTCAACATATGATTACTATATCAAAGCCTACGATGAAAGATAGTTTGGTTAGTGATAATAAAAGAGGCACTATATCAAAGGGTAGAACTAGTAAAAATGCATGGATACAGCATAACCACGATAAAATTACAAAACAAATTGGTGATAAAATCGCAAAAGTAGTTGGTATTCCATTAGAGAATGCAGAAGCATTTCAAGTCATTTATTATGGTATAAGTGGTGAATATAGAAGACACCATGATAGCTGGGAACACGACGGTTCCGAAAAAACATTGCGTTGTATGAAATATGGTGGTGCCAGAATAAAAACAGCACTAGTGTATTTAAATGATGTAGAAGAGGGTGGCTCTACATGTTTGAATCAGATAAATGTAGATGTTAATGCGGAAAAGGGGAAATTATTAGTTTTTGAAAATACATACACCAATTCGAATATAAAACATCCATTGTCTGAACATGCTAGTATGCCTGTAATAAAAGGAGAAAAATACGCATTTAATCTTTGGTTCAAAGAATCTCACGCAAAAAAATTATATTCTGAATTCAACCCAGATTATTATAAGACAAATCATGGATTAGATAGTGATTTATCCAATAACGAACATGAAAAAACAAGTGATGTAACTGTTGTACAAGTTGATAGTTTGAATGACTCTATACCAAAGTATAAATACAATAACATATTAAAATTACCACCAAATATGTCGAAAGAAAATGATGAGAAAAATATATACACCTCATCCAATTTTATATTTAGTTCAGAATGTGAAAAAATAATTAATAAATGTGAGTTTAATACATTGTCTAGTCAAAAGTACGCAAATTGTTGGCTAAAAAAAATAGATTTTCCAGAATTAATACAGAAATTAGAAGAATATACCAATATAAATTCCGATTATTTTGAAAATATGAATATATTTAAATATTTACCACATCAACACCATGGACCATTTACAGATGCATATAATCTAGATTCAGAAGTTGGTAAGAAAAATACGAGTAAACTAGGCCAGCGAATATTTACATTATCTATATCATTAAATAATACATTAGAATATTGTTTTCTAAAAACGAGTAAAAATATACTAGTTCCACCAGGAACATTATTACTTTACGACAATATAAAAGATGATTCAATTCGTGATGTAGATGAGAATATGGAACATACTATAAAAAATAGTAATGAAAAGGAATCTTATATATTAAATATTTATATTCGTGAAAAAGATGCAAAAGGTAATAATATGATGTCATTACCAGATCATGTATTTGAAAAAATAAATAATAGGATTATCCACAACATTATTGACAGTAATAACGACAAATATGATACTAATAATAGTACTAATAGTATTAATAGTACTAATACAGTGGACTTGATTAAAGAAGATTTTCAGAAAACATACGAGGAAGTATTGAATATGTTTGAAAAAAGAACGATAACTCAATCATGGCGTGAACATAAGAGTTTCAAATATTTGTTTAAGGGTGATTTTTCATTTTTTGAGAAATGTGTTTTGAAATATATAGATTCTAGGAAAAATGTTGAAACTATCACATACAATATCGGCGAAGGTTCGAACATTGTTGATATTTCTAATAGAAATGACAGTAATACTGCATTGAATATGAATTTATTTGATAAAAAACATGTATTTGATGAATATCATCCAATTGTGCTTGAAAATACCATTAAACCAAAAACATTATCTTTATTACAAGAATATTACAGCACAACAATTGACAAAGGAGTATTCTTATTAGGAGACAGACAGGCTAAACGGTATAAAGCACACAATGAACCCATGTCTAGATTATTACATTACGAAATGTTACCACTCCTTGAACATATAGTCGGAAAACCATTACAACCCACATATACCTATTTATCTTGCTATGTCAAAGATTCTGATTTACCAACACATACTGACCGTGCAGACTGTGAATATACAGCATCTTATGTTATTAATAAACAGACTGGTGTAAATTGGCCAATCTATTTTCATACAAAAAAACAATCAACGAAGCACCAAGGTCGTGTTAACTATACTCCTCCAAAAGAAGAATGTATTGAATGTGACTGTGCACCAGGTGGTCTTATGATGTTTAATGGTACAGATCATCTTCATTTCAGAGAAAAATTCGATGGTGAATATTACCACATCGTTCTGCTTCATTATAGAAGTATTTAATCCGTATTATATCGCGGGATTTATTATTTAGGTATCATATATTTAGAGATGAAATCTATCATATACAAATTATTTAGTGGTGTTGGGTTTTGTAACCAATTATTTTCATTAGAAACAGCCATTTATATGGCCAATATTAGTAAGCGAAAATTAATATTATTAATACCACATCCTCTATGTCATTGTGGTCATTCTTCATGGGACTATGGATATTTTTTAAATTATTTTACAAGCGATTTTTTAACTTACTTACCCAATGGTTTCGAAGTTCACTATAAAGCGACTCCACAATCAATAACCAATATTACATCTAATCAAGAGATATGTAAAGAGATTAAATACCCATGTAGTTTTAACAATTTGGTGTTTGTGGATAAAGAATTGGACATTGAAGAAAATAAAAAGGATATATCAGAATTTATACATTCTAGACAAAAAACAACCACCATGTTTGATGAAAATCAAGAATATGAATATTGGTATATTACTCAATCATCTGCTAGCAGATGTTTTTATAATTTTTATACTACACTGGAAAACTACATGTTAATGAAGCATATATGCGAATCATTAAAAATCAACACATTCATTCAAGAATGTGCCAATAATCTATATGCTAATTTATCAGACAATAAAAATAAAAATTCCTTTGACCTATTCTGTCACCTAAGATTTGGCGATAGACATAAAGATGCCAATTTTGTGAATCGTTTTAACGATACCATATTGAAAAATTTAAATGAATACATAGATGGTCATATTACAAATATGATTCGTCCTACAGTATATTGTATGATTGACAACAAATCCAATAAGAAATTTATTGAAAATATGAAAAAATACAAGGTGGTATACATTGATAATGATCTAACAAATGGTTATATAGATACTGTTTTACAGAATAGTCCAATGATTAGTCATGATTTTAAGAAATGTAAAAATAATGCTGTCGCCACTGCTTTAATTGAACTATTGTTATGCGTAAAAGGAAAGGAATTTGTTGGTACAACTACAAGTACTCTGTCACATTATATACAATATTTGCGATATAATGAAAATAAGTCGCATTTTAATTACTGTAATATGTCGAATAAAAATGTTCAATATTGTCGTCTTCAGCCACTTAATGATAGTGTATATCCTTGGTTTAAATACAAGTATAATGGAGGACATCCAGTTAGTTGGCATGTGTTCTGGTCACCATATTCATTATTTGGAAAATCAGAACATTTAACTCAAAATATATATACGATTGTTAATAAAACAGACGGATTTGGGTCACAATTACATGCTTGCTTTTCTTTGATAGCCTATTGTGTATATAATAATTCCCGTTATGTTCATAGTCCGTTTACAAGGATGCAACATAATGATGCGAACAATCCGAAATTTCCTCAAAGTATGAATGATTTTATAAATATAGAATCAAAATATGATACTATACAACAAATTTCAAATTATGAAAATTCATTAGTTATTGGAGTTCAAGAAGGATATTTTGTTCATGGGAGTGTTTCGCCTGAATTCTTTTACAATGACAAAGTGTTAACAATTCTGCGTGAAATATACCATTCAAAATCAAAGCCAGATATTCCGAATTATGATACATCAAAAAAGAATATCGTATTACATTTACGACGTGGTGATGTAAACGCAGCTAAATATCCATCCAGGTGGTCATCTAATCAGGATTATATTAATTTGCTTCGCAAGACAATAGAAAATATAGGGAATGATGAAACTGATAATATAGCCGATTATGAAATTCATATATTATCCGAAGGAGAACCCGAATTATTCAAAGAAATTACTGATGTTTATCCTGAGATTAAATTACATTTAAGTATAGATATTCAACAAACATTTCATATGATAGTCATAGCTGATGTATTAATCATGTCTAAAAGTTCTTTTTGTTATTCTGCTTCACTGATTAATAAAAATAAAGTCATTGCGAATAATTTGATTAGATGGTGGCACAAACCATTGAAGACATGGACTATTATTTAAAATACAATTGGTTCATTATAAATAATTATATTATAGTAATTATTTATAATTATTATTATGAAAAAGGTAATAAGTTTTTGTTTGTATGGAACAAATGCTACGTATATATTGGGTATGAAGGAAAATATATTATTAGCTAGTCAATATTTTCCTTCATGGATAGTTCGAATTTATTATAATTCTACTGTTCCTGAAAAATATATTGACGAATTTAAAAATTTAAATGCCGAATGTATTTTAAAAGAAAATTTAGGGAAAAACAAAATGAATTGGGAGGGGATGTTTTGGAGGTGGATGCCATTAAATGATAAGGACGTGACTATTTGGATTTCTCGTGATGCAGATTCACGATTAAGTGAGAGAGAGGCAAAATTAGTTAAACAGTGGGAGGAGTCCGGAAAGACACTCCATTCTATAAGAGATCATAGATGTCATATGCATTGTATAATGGGAGGAATGTTCGGTATTAATAATACCTTATTTCATTCTAGGTATAAATTTGATAAAGTAGAAGATATTATAAAAAACAACATTTCACTTTATAATGAGCGACCTTATAATGTAGACCAAGAATTTCTAAATAAATATTTGTGGGATTTATTGAAAAATGATGTAACTGCTCATATTTCAAATCAAGGTAGACGTGTTTACGATTCAGATATTGAAATACCATCTGTTCCAGAGTTTATCGGGAAACAATATAGGATAGATGATTTTCCAGAAAATAAATTAAAGCATTTACATGGTAAACACGGATGTTATTGGAAAAAATCAAACTCATCCTCTGTATATTGGTCAGATAGTACAATTAATATTGCAACTGATGTTATATTTTCAAGTGAAGGTGAATTTTATAATCATCGTTCAGATCACGGTTATCCGCAAAATTGGAGTCAAATCAACATTTTAGATGGTATTGTTATTAATAAACATATTGAATCCAAACCTCCCGTTGATAAACATTTAATAGACACCTCTCCAATCGCCAATTCTCCGACAACCAACTCTCCGACAACCAACTCTCCGACAACCAACTCTCCAAATTACATATCATCAAATGACAATAAAATTAGTGGTACAGTAAATGACAATACAAATGACATTACAAATGACAATACAAATGACAATACAAATGACAATAAAATTAGTGGTACAGTAAATGACAAAGGATGTTATTGGAAATTGCCAAATGATTCTAAAGTACACTGGTCTAAATCATCTCAATATATTAAACCTGATATCTTATTTAATAATGAAACCGAATATTTTCAACACAGAGTTAATAATGGTTTCCCTCGTTCATGGGTGGGAATTAAAACACATATAATGAATACAATAGATAATACTGTAAATAATTCATATTCGTATAAAGAAAAATTTAAAAATTTAAAAACATCCTTTTTTGAACGTGTTTATATTATTCATTTGAATCGCCTTGTCGATAGAAAGAAAAATATATTAAATCAAATCGGACTTTTAAACAATGTTATTATTATAGACGCGGTAGATAAAGACAACATAAATCTAGAATATCTAAGACAAAATAATCTAATCGGATATCCAGGCAATGATTATTGTAAAGATCCAAAGAAATGTTGGTGTGGTGGAAATGGACACAATGATATGATGAAAACAGGAAGAATCGCTTGTGCTTGGTCGCATAGTAAGGCTTATGAGCATATCATTAATAATAATATCAGTAACGCTTTAATAATTGAAGACGATTTTCTATTATGTAACGACTTTGCTAACCTATTTATAGATATCCAATGTAACATTCCTCAAGATTATGATATGTTATATATGGCTCATAACAAACATTTGAATCGCGTACATAATACTATTTATAATAATTATTTTAATAAAATAAATACTGGACTTTCCGAGACCAGTTGTTATGCTATTACAAATAAAACCGCATTTAATTTACAACAAAACCTGTTTCCAATTAGAGGTGCAGCAGATGGCTATATAAGACAATGTATAGATTATCTAAAAACGATTAATAATGTTTATATATGTAAACATAATTTGGTTTCCAATCAATCAATGTGTAATAATATTAAATCTACTATAGACATTAATATAGAAAGTAATATGAATACGGATAATAGTAATAATATTGCTCTTACTAACAATATACTTGAAAAAAAATGTTTACAATATCAAATTACACGTAGACACGACGACATTTTAATTGTAACTGGTTTTTGGAAAATTAAAGACCATAAATATTCTGGAAACGACTGTTATGACTCATGGATTACCAATACTTTACAAATAAATAACGATGTATGCTTTATTTATGATAACAATGAAATTTTAAATAAAATTAAAACTATACGGTCCAAATGTAAATATAAAACTTTTTACATTAAAAAGGAGATCATTAATTTCAGAGTAAACAAATTTAATTGGAGTGATATAAATTATCATAAATTACCTGATGTAAAATCAGCGGAGTTGGCAAAAATATGGGCTGAAAAAATGTACCTTGTAAATGAGTGTAATATATTATATCCAGAATATAAATGGTATGGTTGGATGGATGCTGGTATACCAATATATAGAAAATCTATAAATACATCTTTAAGATTAACAAATTATTATTTATTAAACGAAAGTAAGTTTAATTGTAATTTCACACATCTTCCGAAGTGTAGATCAAATACGGATGTAATTCAATATTTAGATGATTACGCCAATAATATTTTTAAGGATACATCATATTATCATCATATTAGTGGAAGTGGTTTTATACTTCATTATACTGTAATTAATAAATTCTTGAATTTATATGATTCTCAATTAAACTATTTAATGAATCATGTTAAAAATAAGGCTAATAATTTAATGTTGACTAGTGATCAATGCGTTTGGACGCAGATTTATTCAAAAAATAAAGATATGTTTAATATAATCAATGGTACTTATGGTGACATTTATAATTCCATAAGCAATGAAGTAACTAATTATAAGATTTTTTCAACTGGTGGATTTGGTAATCAGATGATTCATTTATTATATACAATATTTATAAATCACAACTCTAATAAAGTTGTGAATTTTGATTTTAAATATGATATATTTAAATACTCAGATTTTTATGTAAAAATGAATTGTTTGGTAAATCGTGGTTTTGTATCTCCTTATATATTTTACGGAAAAGATCCTGATATTAGAAATAACGAATTAAAAGAAATATTTAAAAAATTTATTAAAGAACATATTGATTTTAATAAATATAATTCTTATTATGATACTGTCATACACATCAGAAGCCAATATAATACCGGATCCGATTATTATTTACAGCCAAATATAATGTATTATGATTATATTTTTAATAATTTTGATCTGGGGAAAGATATTGCTATTGTATACGGATTGCCAAAAAATCCAATTGTAGATGAAATATCTAATAAATACAATATAGCCAATCTAATTACAGATAGTGTAGAAAGCGATTTTATGACAATGGTAAATTGTAAAAATTTAATATGGGATACAAGTACATTATGTTGGGCTGCTTACCTATTTTCTGATTCGATTGAAAGAAACTTCATTTTTAGCAATATTAAAAAATACGCAAAATTTAAAACATTTGAGGTAAGTGATGGATTCATCTATATTGATACAAACTACGCAATTACCAAACATAATATAAATAATCTTAAATTACCCGACTTACATCACTACACTGGAGAATATAAACTAAATGAACCATTGGTATCTATTGCCATTTCCACATATGAAGCAAACGGTAAAGGTAGCAGCTTACTAAGACATAATTTAGAATATATACATAAACAAGATTACTATAATATCGAAGTTATTATTTCAGATCATTCATCTGATGATAAAATAAAAAAAATATGCGAAAAATTCAATACATGTCCAACTATTTACTTTAAATATCCGATCAGGTATATACATAATCCAGAAGAGAAAGGAAATAGTTCACACAATACAAATAATGCTATAAAATATTGTAATGGTGAATATATTAAAATACTTTTTATGGACGATTATTTATATAATGAGAGTGCTATATCAAACATAGTTAATCAATTTCAATCGAACCCTGATAAAAAGTGGCTAGTACATAGTTATATTCACACTAAGAATTATAAAGATTTTTATAATCTACACCATCCAAAATTTAGTGATAATATGGTATTTTGTAACAGAATTGGATGTCCAAGCTGTTTAACAATACATAGTTCAGTTACCGAGAGATTTGACGAAAAATTAAAATGGTTTATGGATTCTGAGTTATATAGTAGAATACGACAGAAATACAATGAGCCTATAATATTACATACTAATGCTAATGATAAGGCATATATGGTAAATCTTCATCACGAAAATCAAGTTACAAATACGAGTATTGATAATTCACTGATTCAAAAAGAAAAGGAATATATTAATAATAAAATGAAATTACAATTAGTTGAAAATGATAAAGAGAGGTTAAATTTAGTTGATTCTAACAAAGATAACTTGAATATACCAGAATTACAAAACAAACTGACTACCTTACAAAATAAGTTAAAGTTAAAACATGGTATTTGGAATGACGAATACCAAGAACAAATATTATCTATAAATTATATTAAATCTAATAGTTGTGTACTTGAATTAGGAGGAAATATTGGTCGTAATTCTATGATAATAAGCTTATTACTAGATGATCCAACTAGATTGGTTGTAATAGAACCTAGTAAAAAAATATACGAGCAGTTAATGGAAAATAAAAACAACAATAATTTAAATTTTAATACGGAATGTCTTGCGATATCAGAAAAAAGATTATGGTCCTCAAAATGGAATACTTTTAGCGAATATAAACCAGGGTCAGAAGAAGTAGATACTATTAGTTTTGACAACTTAAAACATAAGTATCAATATCAGTTTGACACATTGGTTTGTGATTGTGAAGGAGCGTTGTATTATATATTACTTGATAATGAAAACATTTTAAAAGATATACATACTATTATTATTGAAAATGATTTTACTGATTTAAATCATAAAACATATGTAGATGATATATTTAAGAAAAACAATTTAAAATGCGTGTATCAAAAAGAAGGCGATAACTATGTAAAAACATATTTACCATGTAAACAAAATTTTTACGAAGTATGGAAAAAAAATATTAGATTAAAATATAATGAACGACGATTACAATAAACCAGAAACGATTACTATAGACTATAGTATAAACAAAATAAAAAAAATATTGTTCGGACTACCTGAAAACCCTATTGAATGGCCTAGTATGAAGCCAATTACTCATCCAGGGGGGTATTTTGACGTTACAGATGCTTTGTTTGATTATGTAAAAAATGGAACCATGGTTATACCAGGAGGGTATATGGCTGATCACGATAGATGTAAATTAATATATAATAGTTATGTAAAATTACATAATTTTAAAGGGGATGGTCACTTTTCCATATGTAACTTAATACCAAACAACCCGAATAAGCAAGTTTATAAAGAAATTTTGATTGAAATGGATGATGGTACAACATCTCATTATTCTAAGTGGAAAACTATTAAAATTATTAACTGGCGAATCTAACATACACGCTTTGGGTAACAATAAATATTTTTAGCAATACTTTACATTATAATTCATTTAATATATATATAATATATTAAATGAATGGACTATTACAATTGTAGACTATCATCAAAGAGAATTGTAGCCCAGTGATTGCGTTTATTAATAACATAGTTATTTGGCATGTGATATATTCTACAGTCGCTTATTAATTTATTATTAATAATTGGAATTAGGGTTCCTTTATACCAGTAATTACTAGCTCCATGTAGTCCAATCGCACTTCTTTCTCTAATTTCATATCCAGGGATGTTTTTAATATCATAGTATTTGCTATCTACAAAGTTATTAAATTCATCTTTGTTATATATCCATATAGCACAGTATGGATTTATATTATTTATACAATAATGTTCCTCGTCCAAAAGTAGTCTAGAATTAAATTTTTTTCTAGGTAGATCCGTTACATACTCATTGTTATTTTCAACTTCAATTCTTAAAAAACCTAAATTATAATTATGGTCTATTAATTGTCTATTATATTTTAGCCAATACTTAATTGCGTTATATGGGATTAACATGTCATCTTCAGTATATATAAATATATCATACATGTCTTTTTGTTCTTTTAATAATTCTCTACATTTCCAGGTTAAATAAAAGGGATGGATCTTAGATAAGTCGTGATATATTATACTTAAAGAACCGTTGGAATAGTCATTAAACGTTTCTTTAGTTAATCCATCGTTATTTGTATGAATAAACACATCTGTAACTAGCTCATACTTATTTGTTTCGTCTAATATTTTATTTACATATAATATCCTATTTTCTATATAAAAAAAGGAGATATGTTTTGTAATCCGCATGTAATATAGTAAATAATGCGCTATATATTTTAAGTAGTTTTATTGTAATAATGAAATTATTTAGGAATAGATAATATAATGGTATAATATTATATCATATCATATCATATAATTATGATGTTAGTTACTAATCATGCCACTATAACAGACAACCAAGATCGCACAATGATCTTTGACATGTTTGTAAAAAATAAAGAGCTGATTATAATAGGTTCTTCTCCCAAACCAGCTATACCAATAGATAAAATTTCTGTTTCTATAAATGACAACGAATTAAAGATAAAAAGTATGATAATAAAAGATTGTTATTCGGAAAGTTATAGAGTCTTTATATTTGATTGTAATTATATAGATAGCCATATTCAAGTAACAGTTAACTACGATAACGTGTGTAAAACATTATTATTAAATAATATAAATGGTGATATGCAGAACAAATATAAATTAACTATAACCACCTGTTTTCAAGGCGATTATGAGCTATTCCCAATGTGGTATGATTATTATACAAAACAAGGAGTTGAACACTTTTATATGTATTATAATGGCATTTTAACGGATGCCGTTAAAGATATATTAAATAAACCAAATGTCACATTACATGAATGGTGTTTTAATTATTGGTCTCCATATGGTAATCGCCTACATTTTGCCCAAATGGGACAAATCCAACACGCGTTATATAAATACGGTAAGAATATTAGTGAATATATGATTTTTTGCGATTTAGATGAATACTTATATTTTCATAACAAGACAATCCTTAATAAAATAAGTTCGAATGATAACATTGATCAAATAGAATTTCGTAATTGTTGGTGTAAACGAATGGATGATACAATCCCAGAATGTTTTCCTCTGAAATTTTATATTGAAGACAATGCCAAACTAGATATTGGCCGAAGAAAATCTCTATATAAAGTTTCAAATATAAACGGGTTATCTGTTCATTGTGGGCGTAATAATAAAAGTATAATTGAAAACGAAGAAGATAGAAAGAAATACTACGAATGTGAATCCAATTTTCCATACATATCACGTAACGGTTTTAACAAGATAAAGATTGTAAATTCTGGGATAATGTTTCATTTTAAAACCAGTAAATTTCCATCAAAATTTAGTTTTGGTTCAATAATTTTTCCGGATAATATACCATGGGATATGAACTCGATTGAATAGAATATATTCGTGATAATAGGAAATATATTCTATGTTATGACTAACTAGTAAAAAATATTGTGTAATGTGTTTGATTCATTTACACTATCTAAGTAACGACTTATATTCATCTTCACTTATTAATCCAGATTTTTTAAAAATTCGAATTCTTTGATTATAATTATGATTGGCATAGCTACTATGTGAAATAAACGATTTAAAAATTAAAAACTCATCTATGATATCATTTGGTAATGATCTACCACAATAGATTTTATTTATCGGAAATTTTGTTATACTTAAATATTTTTTATCCGTACTATTAATCAACTGATTGATAACATTTTGATCCCAACCTTTATTTTTTTCTAATCGTTCTAAAACAGTTTCAAAAAACGACAGTGTTTTATCACAACAATATATTAATATAATCCCTATATTATATTCTGAATTGATATTATTATCTGCAAAACACATATCATATGATAGATAATTGCTAAATAAATCATATATTTCATCTACTTTATTTTTATTTATAAAAATAGTTGCGTCACTGAATATGATGTGTTTATTCATATTCTCTTTGATTTTATTTATAATTAATTCGATTTTAATTGAAACACCGCCGCCAAATGTATGTCCTTGTTTGGGAATTAAATCATCTATTTTAATTCCTTCAACATCAAAAATATTATTTAAATTTTCATTTATATGCGTGTTATAAAAATAATAAATGTCAGAATAAAAAAATATAAATTTAGATATTCTCATATTGTAATATTTTATATATAATAAATGACAACATAAAAATATATAAATTTGAATCTACTCATATTAAACATATTATTTAATAAACAATTCACTAAATGTTAAATTATTCGCTTTCCAGTCGGCGTGAAATCCTTTATCTTTCAAATAAAACACATGAACATTTTTAATTTTTTCGTAATTATTAAAAATCTCTCTATTGACTTCTGTATTATACTTGGGGTGAACCAATAAATGTATATTCACATTACATATTGGGTTAATTAAGTTACATGCGTCAAATACAGTGTCAATCTCGCGTATAGTAGGAAAATACGGATCTAACCATTGGAAATCAAAACAATGCGTAAAATGTATTGTACTATTTTCCAATATTTTGTTGTATATTCTTTCAAATCTACGCCTATATTTATCAAGAAACTCCTTTGGTACGCTGCTATTTTCCTTTCGAACATCGTGTAGAAAAATCATGGTTTGATCTATATGTTCTATTTTTCTATATACAGAACTCCATCCTCCAATTAATTCGCTTGGTGTGGCTTTATTATCATTCAATGTGAAATTTTCTATATTTAAAAACGACTGATCTCTATATTTCAAATTGGCGAATATATAAGCAATTGATTTAAAATCTACAATGATCCAATCAAAAAAATTAGTTGCGTTGTCAGGTTGTCTATACAAAGGTCCTAAATTACCATATAAATTATCGTGTATATTTTGTACCATACAGCATGCCGATCCAAAACTAATCACATTAAACTCGTTACTATTAAATGTTTTTTGTAAAGGTAAATCATCGTCTATTTTATTCCATGAAGTAGGTTGTAGGTCTTTAATATTTAAATGACATCCATTGGTGAACCAATTATAGGGGGTATAAATATTTTTACCATTACTTAAGTAAGCAGCCCACCAACTAAAACTGGAATTGGCCATGATAATATTGTCAAATGTATGCATAAAAATAAACTCATCTATTTCGCTTTTCAAATTTACATATTCTATTGAAACATTTTTATACGTTACATTTTCTTTACACCATTTCATGTCGTCAGAAAATACATATATTTTATTCAATTCAACTTTAGTTGACAACTCTTTTAAGGCATTATAGTAATAATTAATCGATAATACTTTATGGAAGTTATTTTTGGTATAATCTGTCCTTCGAATATGTAAAGCAACATCATTGGATTTTATATTGTGTAAAATATCACTACTCGTATTTAAATCTAGCATTGGTTTGAAATCAGATTTATTAAAATATCTATAGCTTTGATAATACCCGTCGATACAATATGATTTAACATCATCGTTTAAAATGATTTCTCTATATTCAAATCGTGTCATTGCCCAATTGTAAATTGTCGAGTGCCCTCTATACGTATTATATTCATGTTGATCTATTATATTTGCCTTGAATTTATTTAAAATATTGTTCCAATATGTAGGTCGCGATGTTGAATTACTATGACAAATAAAGAAATTTCTATTGTATTGTAGAGATAATTGATACGCGGTTGCTATTTGAAACAGTTGATTACCTAATCCACCATTGACCTTTAATATAATCATATTTTTCATTGTATTGTATAATGTCTTGGTTTATTTTTATTATATTTTATCAGGAAATATAATAAAAATTAATTTAATTTAACATAATTCGATGGGATATTAATTTTCCAGAAGTACTAGTATTTGTTCTATAATAAATATAAAGCAACGTTAACATATTCGGTTATAATGGAAAAGGTAACTGTAGTCATTCCTACATACAATCGGTTTAAGTATTTATTGAATACCATTAGATCTGTTAAGGAACAAACCCATAAGAACATTGAAATAATTGTAGTGAATGATTGTTCAACTGAAGCAGATTATTATCAATACAATTGGGAAAGTGAAAATATTCATATCATACATTTACCAGAGAATAGTAAAACAAAATTCGGATTTGCTTGTCCAGGTGGGTATCAACGCAATTTTGGAATTGAAAAAGCAACGGGTGAATACATCGCATTTTGTGATGATGATGATATTTGGTTCCCAAGAAAACTTGAGCTACAATTATTAGCAATGAAATATTCGGGATGTAAAATGTCATGTACTGATGGATTCTTTGGTAGAGGTATTTATGATCCAGAAACTAAATATAAAAAATATAATAAAGAACAATATTTTGGTATACTAAAAAATATATATAAACGAAATAATTCCACCTTGTTGGAAAATGGTTTCCCTTTAATTTGGACTCCAGATTTTTTTAAAATACACAATTGTGCTATTTGTAGCTCAGTCATGATAAAAAAAGATGTTATAGATGAAGTTGGTAAATTTATAGTTGCCCGACAAAATGAGGATTATGATTATTGGCGTAGAGCAATACTCCACACTAATTGTGCTTATATTGATGATCCATGTATGTATTATGACGCTGGTCATGGTGCTGGACAGAACTATTAAACATATAATGTAAAACAATTAAACAATTAAACAAAACATAATTAAACATTATTTATTATTATATCTAATAATGCTTAACATACATACAGATATCAAATCGAAATTAAACACCTTCATTGAACAAAAGAAAATACCCAATTTGATATTACATGGTGTGGCGGGAAGCGGGAAAAAAACACTGTTATTTAATTTTTTAAAAGAAGTATATTCGAATAACAAGACCTACTTACAGGATTATGTAATGACTGTAAATTGTGCACATGGAAAAGGGATCAAATTCATTCGCGAAGATTTAAAATTTTTCGCGAGGACAAACATAGACCTACATGATGGTACTATTTTCAAAAGCATTATACTTTTAAATGCTGATAAACTTACTATCGACGCCCAATCTGCACTTCGTCGATGTATTGAACTATTTAGCCATTCCACTAGATTTTTCGTTGTTGTCGATGACAAATACAAATTATTACGACCTATTCTATCTCGTTTTTGTGAAATATTCATACCTGAGCCAGATATAAATGAAGAAACTGTCAATTTACATAGATATAATTTGGAGCAAGCATTCACTACCATTCAAAAGGATGAAAAGCAAAAGCGGGCGAAATTTAAAACAGAACTAGAGAAACTAAAGAAAAAAAGTCTTCCTGAAATGAGTGATAAATTGTATGAAAAAGGATATAGTTGTTTAGATATAGTCGAATATATCAAAGACATGAAAATAGTCGAAGAAAAAAAATTCGAGTATTTAGTGTTTATTCAAAAAATAAAAAAGGAATTTCGTGATGAAAAATTATTAATGGCTTGTGTACTAAATTTCATTTTAATAAGTTCAGATTACAATTTAGAAAATATTTCATTTATGTAAATATGGATGATTATTCTGTGTCTAGTTTACAAGAGTCTCGCAACGAATGGTGCGCTCGTTTGATTAATATATTGACACCATTGGTGATAGAAGGCGTGAAATCAATATTCAACGAATCGTTGACTTTGTGTCAAAATAATAATGAAGATGAAAAGTATTTAATGACATTTCAAAATTTTCTAGGCCGTATTCCCAAATGGAACACTACTATTGTAGAAGAAGAAACAAAACGAATTACTGAAAAGAGTAATTGTGGATATTTAAACGACTTAATTAGCTGTGTTCATATCATTCAATTGAAAAGTTTAACATGTATGCGTGTGGGAAACAAGCAAAAAAAAGTGGATATTGCAGTTCCTTCATTAAGTGACTTTATTCACAAAGTATACATAAATACTGCCCGTAAAATGTATACTAATATCTATTTATTTGAGCGCAATATTAATCCCCTTCAAATCCAAAAACACAATCGTGAATTGGAATTAATCATTCGCGAACAAATTTTAAATACTATTCGTGACAATATCCCGGTCGAGAACATTTTAAAAGTGTATTTAGACGAAACAATTGAGGATGATGTAGAAGTCGTAGAAAAGGAGGAAATCATTTCAACGGAGCCAGTAGAGGAAGAGACGAAAGAAGAAACGAATGAGGAACCTGACGATGAACAAGGCGAAGAGCAGGACGAGAAACAGGATGGTGAATATGCAACTACAACCCATACTGATACAAAACTTACAGATGATGCGATCGAATCCATGATTCAGTTTAATGATATAGATGAGGCTATCAGCGTTGACAAAATAATTAGTGAAATTGATGCACCAAAGACAGAAGACCGATTAGAACAAATTAGTCAAGCACGAAATATTGCTCGTAAATTGGATGATGAAGATGACGAAGACGATGAAGATCGAATTGTAATTGGTGATAAAATAAAACTCACTGAATTAGATGTTCATGATTTGGAAAAACCTAAGATTCTCAATAAGACACCTTTAGGTCTTGATGAAATTGAAGTATTGACATAACTCTACTTTTATAAAAAGTAGAACAAAACAAACAATACTTTTATAAAAAGTAGGACAAAACAAACAATACTTTTATAAAAAGTAGAACAAAAATGAAATAATTCGTAAAATTCACATTAACTTTCTTTTAAGTTAATGTAAATGACAGATATTTTCGTATATGCTTTAGCCATATCAACTGTTTTTTTTCTTTTCAAGTTTTTAGAAATGAAAATGTTACCAGACGAAGATAAAAAACCACTGAAGGTCGTAATGAAAGAGACATTTGTCGTGTATTTTGCTTCCATCGTAGGCATTTATATGTATGCCCAATTTGATAACCAAGAAATAAAGACGGGTGGTTCAAAAACGACCATGGCGTTTGTCGATAACCCATCATTCTAAATTTATATCCATCCTAATATTTTACAATGGATATAAATTACTTTACACTAACCATATGATACTATTACACCTTTGAAGGTGTATATGAGATTAATTAAGTTATGTAGGTACTCGTTTGTATACAGTTAACAAAATACTGGTATTTTATCAATATTAATGATTTTATGATTTTTGTTAATCTTCTTCTTTGTAACAACATATTTACCAAAACATTCATGACCCAATTGTTTTGAAGGAACCGCTCCATGAATTGTTCTTGCAATCATTTTATATAGTTTAAATTCAGGATATCTCTCTTCACCATTTGTTTTGTATAAGATATTTCTATCTTTATCGTCTATTAACCATGAATAAATCAGACCAATTAATTTGTTCTTTTTAGTCAAGTCTCCTAACTCATCCATATCATCTACAAAATTATCAAATAGACAACATGCTAGTCGACACAAATCGAAACTATAGTTTGGCTCTAATCTTGGTTTATTTTCATTAAAATAAGGTTCACAGTTGTATTGAGATCCAGCGTCACCTTTTGGATGAAAACTATCGCTACACATGGTCTTACCCTTGAACTTATAAATAGACCTTCCAAAATCGATGATTTTATATATTTTTCCATAAGTAGGAACCTTGTAGTAAATACCATCAAAACAATAGTTAATATATTGTTTGTCGGTTTCTACATACATGATGTTGTTTGTATGCAAGTCATTGTGGGTAAATGAAAATGTTTTTTGATACATAGCTAATGTTATGATTACCTGAAACAAGCACGATGTCCATTCACTTGTATTTAATAATTCATTCTCCATTAGATAATCCAATGTATTGGTACATTTTTCCATACAAATCATTTGAACTGGGAAATCAAAGATGGAACAAAACACATCTTCCTCTTCCTCAGATTCTTCAGAGTCATCGTCGTCGCTATCCATGTTAGAATCACATTCAGAGTCATTACCTGAACTAGATTCATTGTCATTATCTTCGTGACTATCAATTGAAGTATTTGATGACTTAGAACTACATGAAGAAGTGGAAGATTTTGTAGAAGATTTCGATGTAGGAGATACAGGTGTATTATAAATACATGTGTTACTTAAATCAGTTAAATTATTAAGTTGTTGTATGTTACCGAAACTGAGTATCGTATCGTCAATATCTAATGTATCTAATTCAATCGAATCTATTTTTTCTGCAATGGCTAATTTCTTTTTGTTACTTCGTGAATCAATATTAAATAACTCTCTATGTTCGCTATTTTCAATATTATATAAGAATTCATTGTTTTTATGAAAAAACTCGTTTTCATTTAAATAGTCAATGTCATCTACCATATTATAGTTGAACTTGGCCTGGATGCCAAGATATGAACCATAATAGTCAATGGAATTTTTACAATCATAATGATGTAATAATTGACTAGACAGATAAGTAAAAAAAGAATCTACATAAGCACTGTTATTTTTGTCAAGTAATTTAGGAAAACAGCCATTAGATTTGTCATCGTATTTCGGCAATTTAGTTATATCGTTACTAGAAGAATCATATTTTCCAGTTAATACTTTTAATGGATCGAGTAGAGGAGAGAATTTACAAAAGGCCTGTTTTTCAATATTGTTGTTTGACTGGTCAATTACTTCAGCAACTAGAGAGTTGCGGTCCTGTATTTGTTTTATAGAATGTAAACAATATTTTTGATTTAAATTAATAGTATTATAATTTGTTGAATTTAAGGAAAAGAAGTTGTCATAAATAGGTACATAATTTTGCGAATTGCGGATTTCAAAGTCCGATTTCTCTAAAGCTTGAAATAATTCATCATTGTTTGTTTTTCGATAATACAGGGAAAAGGCCATTCTTTATCTTTATTATGGATAAAGTAAAATAAAGAATCATTTAAACTAATTTCGTATTGTATTCTCTTTTTTTTTCTATTTAGACATTACTTATGACATTAGATTTAAAAAAATTTGATATGAAAAATATTAGTTTCCGTCCAGATGAAAATAAAGGTCCAGTTGTTGTTTTGATTGGTCGAAGAGACACTGGAAAAAGTTTTTTAGTGAGAGATTTATTATATCATCATCAAGACATTCCCATTGGGACAGTTATATCTGGTACAGAAGCAGGTAATGGATTTTTTGCGGCCCATGTTCCAAAATTATTTATTCACGACGAATACAATACGGCTATTATAGAAAATATATTGAAGCGGCAGAAAACGGTGTTAAAACAAGTACAAAAAGAAATGGAAGCGTATAAACGGACGAATATAGATCCGAGGGCGTTTGTTATTTTGGATGATTGTTTATATGATAATAAATGGACAAAGGATAAAATGATGCGACTGCTTTTTATGAATGGTAGGCATTGGAAAATTATGTTAATTATTACGATGCAATATCCGCTTGGTATACCGCCAAATTTAAGAACAAATATAGATTATGTATTTATTTTGAGGGAACCTTATATTGCAAACCGTAAACGCATTTGGGAAAACTATGCTGGTATGTTCCCGACATTTGAATCGTTTTGTCAAGTTATGGATCAATGTACTGAGAATTTTGAATGTTTAGTTATAAATAACAATGCCAAATCAAATAAATTACAAGATCAAATATTTTGGTACAAAGCGCAAAATCATAAAGATTTCCGGTTAGGGTCTAAAGAATTTTGGGAATTATCAAAAAATTTGGATAGTGACGATGAAGATGAAATGTATGATCCAAGTAGTGTTCAAAAGAAAGGTGCCGGACCAAAAATAAATGTGAAGAAAAGTAAATGGTAAAATAATATTTATTAGTAAAATTATTAATGAAAATAATAAATATTATTTATCTTGTGTTAAAGTTTTAGAATAAGAATTATTTTTTCTGTATTCTTATTATATATAATTAATGGATAGCAAGAAAACAACATCAAAAGAGGTACCCAATATTAGTTTTACTACAGATACCTTTAAAACAGCAAATGATAATGGTAATAATATTACAACCAATGTTGATAATATACCATTACCTCAAAAAACAGCGAATAAGCATATTTCTCATAGTAACAATATTACAAAAGACCAAGATATGGATTTCAAGAAACAAACCGAATTTATTATTTTTAAAAATCAGATAGATGCTATGGTTAAAAATAACTTGTATATTTTAAAAGAATGCAAGGAAAGTAAACGATTGTTGGATTTAAAATACGACACATTGAATAATTCTATTAATTATATTCAAATATCTGTTATTTTTTTATCGACAATTTCTGGTTTTATGGAATCAACCAAAACATACTTTGATACACCTACTACAGCAGTATCGATTTCTGGTGTTACAATTTCTACCTATATTAGTTTAATTTTATCTATTTCCAAATATTTTAAATTCGACGAAAGCAAAGAGCGAATTCACAACCTTAGAGAGAAATACTCAAATTTGCATAACAAATTAGAATACCGAATGGATGTATTAGGACCATGGTTAAATGACACATTATGGGAACATCAAGATTGTCAAGCAAAGTTGGAAGAATGGAACGAAAATATTGTCACAGTTATGGATGAAGAATATTTGACGTTGATTGAAACGAAACAAGCATTGTGTACTGAGTTCGAAATCATTATGGATTCCAAGAGTCGAAATGAATACAACATTAAAAATAAGAAATTAATTCACAATAATCGTCGCAAATTATTTGAAACGATTCGCGATGACTGGCAATTGGAACAAGAATTTAAAGACTCAAATATTCCAATTGATTTTAAAAGCTCGATTGCATTACCGGATGATGATTTAAATAACTGGGATGATCCATTATAAATATATTTTTAGTATAGAGAAATTTATTATCATTATTATTATCGTATTATTATGTTATTATCGTATTATTATGTTATTATCGTATTATTATGTTATTATCGTATTATTATGTTATTATCGTATTATTATGTTATTATCGTATTATTATGTTATTATCGTATTATTATGTTATTATGTTAAATATTCTTCTTCACTAGGAATTGATATACAATGCATCTAATTCAGGTATACTTCCTTCGTCAAATTTACCCAAGCATTTTACATTGGATATTAATAAATTAGATTGTTGTTTAATTGTATAATGTGTTTGTAAATTTGGAACCCGTAATGTATATGATAAATAAATGGTATGAGATTCGATACTACTAATTATAATATTTAAGAATATTCCTGTGTAACTGCTGATATAATAGGTTATATTAATTACCCCTCTCTCAATTAATAATTGATCCATTGTTTGTATTAAGCGGAATTTTGTATCTTTATATTGAATATTTTTTATGGATTTTGTTATTTTAACACAATTAGACGAATATTTTACAAGTTGTTGGTTTGTAAAAGGAACCAGTAACGATGGATTCGTTTGTTTTAAATGAATATATTTTAATAAGTAATGGCAAATACAATCCGACAATCGTCTAATCGGAGATGTAAAATGACAATATTCTGGAGCACCCACCAAGTCGTGGGATTTAACAGTAGACATATATTCGGCTTTAATTCCATTCACTATTATTTCATTCAATAATTCTTGCCCGCTTATACCAGTATAAACAGTATCTAGCCAATCTTTAGCACTACATATTCGGTATAACCCAACACCTTCGAAATTAATTTTTAAATATTCGCCTATAAATGAATTCGCAAAAATAGCAAATTCCGCAATCATTTGTTTCATCAGTCTTTCGCCACTTGTATCTTCATATAAATAAGGTTTATTAGTATGAAATTTTACATATGAATGACAAACTTCATTTAATACAACACCTTTTGTTTTCCCTCCTCTTATTTCTTTTAGAACCTCGCTAATTCGACTAGCAGTGTAGATTATATCATTTGAATAAAATAAATTTGCGGCATTTTCATAACTTAATGCGTTTTCGCATTTAACCCGTATCTTTGTAAATAATAATTTAATCTTTCCTTGAGGTTGATAATTTCTCTTATTTATTTTTGTTAATATGGTTATGGCCAATTTTATATTTCCATATTTATTTACCATTAAACTAGATTTTTCTACAATATCGCGTGGCATCATATGAATAGGTGATTTGTTGGATGGATATTTGGTAACTATTCGTTGCTCAATACTATTCCATAATGAAGAGTTTATATTAATATGTTCAGTAGGATCTGCAATATGAATGGCTAAAAATAGTTCTTCTTCTTTTTCATATACACTAAAAGCATCATCGGCATCCTCACATCCATCAGGATCTATACTATATGTATTAATATCTGTCATATCAACACGTTCATTTATAGTATAATTATGAGGTAAAATGGTTTTGTTTATTAATAACTCATCCTCTTGTGTATTTCTAATTGGTCCATATAGTGGAGTAATATGTAAGTCGTATATATCATTATACATCATTATTGTAATAAATAATATATTTTTATATTATTTATTATTTCATTGTAATTTACCAGTTAATAAAAATTGTATTCATTGTGTAATTAGTATTTATGCGCTTTCTACCTTAACATCTACAACATCTATCCCGGATGACTTTAATTCAGATAAACCATGATCTGTATTATCACTTGTTACGATGTTTTCACCTTCGAACAATTCATTCTTGACATCTTCTAATGTAGCATTTTCACCCATATTACTTTCCTGTGTGTTCATATTAGCAACAGACACTAAATTGCCTTCCTTGTTCACAGTTTGAGTTAATTTATTACCAGACTCTTCGGCCTTTTTCTTATTATCCTCCATAGCCTTTAACTTTGTCTCTTTGACGCGAGCATCGAACTCGTCCTTAGCCTTCTCTTCGTTCTTCTTTTTCTCACTCATTAATTCATTCAATGTTTCTTCCATATACTCAACCTTACCGGTCTTATATGCTTCAGGATGGAACGGAATCCATGTACCAACTGGACCAACATATATATCATGATTTGGGTCAACTTGTCTTAGCATTTTACATCTTAATTCGGCTTCTTGTTGTGTCGGGAAAACACCACGAACCTTAATACCACGAACAGATGTTTGAAAGTCATGCTTTTCTCCAAATTCCTTATCTAATCTCTCGTCGTGTTCATCTGTGAAATTCTTATACTCATCGCTAATGTTTGACTTGATTAAAGCTTCCTTCTCATCTTTAACAAACTCTTTTAAATCCTCAGACATTTTGTCAAAATTAACATGGTATTTAAATGATATAAAATTCAAAAATTGTGTGAATTTTTCCATGGATTTGTTAAAATCCCATGACTTGATAAATTCCTCAAACATAAACATATCCTTTTGTTTTAAAATTTGCTCAGGTGAAATAAAGGATAGACAGGCGAATTTCTGCCCAGCAATCCCCTTATCTTCATCTAAGAGATCGACATATTTAGGGTTCTCTGCACCGTCAGCATCTGTTTTTAATTCAACTCCAATAGGTTTAGAAAAACTCATTATAATTAAGATGATTATTAATATTTAAGTGTTTTTACGAAGAAACTTTAATACTATTATTGAACTATTTATTGCATTATTACAGTGTTGTATTCTTTCCTTAATTTACATTAATTATTTATTTTTTCTATAGGATTTATATAATGCTTGACATGTTAGATTTAGGTGAACTCGTTAAAAGAGCAATCAAATACCTTGTTGAAGGTTTGATGGTTGCTATTGCTGCTTACGCAATTCCCAAGAAGGCTCTTAATTTAGATGAGGTCTCTCTTATTGCATTGACTGCTGCTGCCACATTTAGCATTCTTGATACATATGTACCAAGTTTAGCCGTTAGTGCTCGTTCTGGTGCTGGTTTCGGTATTGGTGCCAACCTTGTCAAATTCCCAGGAGGATTTGCATAAACAGAATGGTCATAAAATATACTCTTACCTGATTAAATATAATAATTATGAAAATATAATTATTATAGACAAGTATACGATTTATCTGGCTTATACGATTTATCTGGCTTATACGATTTATATGTGGGTAATTACTAAATAAACAATGACGCATTGTATCATAAAAGTGGTTAACCCTAATATCATGTATGACTTCTTTAGAAATTTTAATTCTTCTACTTGGTCATCTGGACATTCATTTAATTCCGAGCATTTTTTTATAATAAAATCCATTCGTTTGTTATATGGAATAAGGGCATAAATAGTATAACTAGTTGAAATGATTATTAAACTCATAGCAATTAATTTGGCTAAATAGGGTTCCACCTTGATAGATTTTACCCTAGACATATGATAGAACACTAAACTACATGTCACCATAACACTAGAAACATTCAACCATTGATTTAATAATGATTCTGGAAAATAAACATTGTCTGAATAGGCCAAATCCATATTTGCGTATGTTTTTTTAGCATTATTAGTTATATATTTGTCCCCATAGATACTCATATACTATTAGTATCTATTATAAAAATTGATGTTAATTCCAACCTTTATCGTATTGCAAACAAATAAAAGAGGTTAGTTTAAACTAGAACCACAACTAAATTTATAGTATCACATCAAAAATGAATTCGCCAATTATCATACTATTCCATAATAAAATTTGCCGTGAATTGATTGACATCATTCAATCGTATGTACGCAATGATATAGCACATCAAGCCATAAAAAATCACATAAGGTATTTATATTATGAACAGGATCTATATGATTCATTTGTATGGGATAACTATATTGCTCCCAATTGTTATTGTCGTATTTATAGAAGAGGTAACAAAGACTGTAAACATTGCCATTTGTATGAATACACAAATCATTATAAATTGTCTAGATTTATAACATGTATTGAAAAAAATAGTCAGTATAATAAACTTATCACAACATAAACAGTAAAAACATTAGAATAATTATATTTTAACACCATTAGTAATTTAAATAGTGGGTACAAATTCCCAATTTAGTTCACCACATATTTTTTTCCAAATATCGTCCTGTTCTATTCTTTTTTCTCTATCTTTTAACATTGGAAAATAGGGTAAAAATTGGACTTGGTCAAGCAATTCACAGAGTTTATAAACGGTATAATAATAATTTAAAAAATTCACACGGTCATCAGGACAAAATTTAGCATATGGTCCTTGTATTTCCATGAAAAGATTGCACAAAGATTCCTCTAATTCTTGTGTCATTACGGGAGGTTTTATTCCTAATTTGTCTTTGATAAACGGAATATGCTCATAAAACTTATTATATCCTAGTTTTTTTAATATTTCCTTCGCCTTCTTATTGTTCAGTTGTGATAGATTAATTCTTTCTTTCCGTATTTGATTTTTGATATTTTCCAATACTTCTTCTGGTATTTGGGTGGTTTCTTTTGCTTGAAACTGAGCCAATATTTCTCGAAAATGATTAATACGTTTGTAAGCATAAAAACACGCCTCTTTAGGGGGTTCTTTATAAGATGGTTTTTCATTCTCAACCAAGTATTGTACATGTTTATGACAATGATTACATACCATGATTCCTTCGTGATCTATTGGAATCAATTCACCACGTCGACATATCTGACACACATCGTTGTTATAAATGTACTTGTTTATGTCAATAAAAGATTCGTCTAGATTGGATAGATATTTTAGAATATGTTCTTTATTCTCATTTGTTTTGTTTAAATCATTGGATGAATCAATATTAAAAAAGGAATTTAACAATTTGGTTTTGTTATTATTCATTGAAACTTCTTTTTTATTTTCAAAATAATCAAATATATATTGATTATTGTTCAAATAATAATCCTTCTTCTTCTTTTTCAGCTGCTTTATTTGATTTGTTGTGTCCTCTATTTTATCCGTTATTTCAAGACGTTGTTCAATAGACAGATCGTTATTTTGCAACAATTTAATCAGATGTTTTTTTTTACATCGCAGTTCAGGTAATAAGGTATCTTTATCTTTGTCAAATTCACGCTCAATTTCCTTATGTTTACTATCTAATGTGATGATGCTTTTTTCATCTAATATAATTTTTTTATTTGTTTTATGCTTGAATGCAGGCATAGTTACTTTATATAGAAAATACAATGTTGTATTTAATACATTATTTTCTATAAAACATACTACAAGTTTATTTTTTGTTAATGTTTTCTCTCTACTTAACAAAAATGAATGTTGTTTTTAGTGATTTTAACATGGACAAAATCGATTTTAGTAAGATTCATACAATGAAGTATTTACATGATTATTTAGATAATGATTGGAATATTATGAAAAAGAAAAATACTTATGTTTTGAAAAAAGACGAAACGAAGCTACTAGTAGTGAATGATGTAACACACTCTATTGAACGAAGACGACTAGACAATAGCATTAATACTATAAATGATATTCAAGTTCCTTTAAAATATATATTGTGCTTTTTATACAATACATTGAACAATGGTTGGTCAGTAAAAAAAAAGAAAGGCAACTACATCTTTTTAAAAAAACATGGAGGTAAAAAGGAATATATGTCAGACGAATATATATCTACATTTATCAAGGAACATTTTAATTACGATTTAATTTAACTATTTTGTGTAGGTGTCGTATATATTTCCGTAAAAAAAAAATATTTAGCAATAATATAACCATGGGAGGTGGATTAATGCAACTCGTCGCTTACGGAGCCCAAGATGTCTATCTTACGGGTAACCCTCAAATTACTTTCTGGAAAGTCTCTTACAGACGCCACACAAATTTCGCAATGGAATCCATTGAACAAACATTCAACGGTCAAGCCGATTTCGGTCGCCGTGTCACATGTACCATCAGTAGAAACGGTGATCTTGCCTACCGTACCTACCTTCAAGTCACTCTTCCTGAGATCAACCAATACATGGCCTCAACTGGTACCGCAGCCGGTCCTGTCTATGCTCGTTGGTTAGACTTCCCAGGAGAGCAACTTATCTCTCAAGTTGAGGTTGAGATTGGTGGTCAACGTATTGACCGTCAATATGGTGACTGGATGCACATCTGGAACCAACTTACTCTTACATCCGAACAACAACGCGGATACTACAAGATGGTTGGTAACACCACTCAACTTACATACATCACTGATCCTAGTTTCTCTGATGTTGATGGTCCATGTGAGTCCAATGCTCCTCGTCAAGTGTGTGCTCCCCGTAACGCTCTTCCAGAGACCACCCTCTATGTTCCTCTTCAATTCTGGTACTGCCGTAACCCAGGACTTGCCCTTCCTTTAATTGCTCTTCAATACCACGAGGTCAAGATCAACCTTGATATCCGTCCTATCGATGAGTGCTTATGGGCTGTCAACGATCTTAGCTGTGACGGCACTAAGGCTGTCAAGGTCACCACTGCCTACAACCAATCCCTTGTTGCTGCTTCTCTTTATGTCGATTATGTCTTCCTTGACACAGACGAGCGTCGCAGAATGGCCCAAAACCCTCATGAGTACCTCATTGAGCAACTCCAATTCACAGGTGACGAGTCTGTCGGTTCATCCAGTAACAAGATCAAGCTCAACTTTAACCACCCTGTTAAGGAGCTTATCTGGGTTGTCCAACCTGATGAGAATGTTGACTACTGTTCCTCTTTAGAGTGCAAGAGCCACCTTTTCAAGACCCTTGGTGCCCAACCTTTCAACTACACTGATGCTGTTGATGCCCTTCCTAACGCCATCCACTCTTTCGGTGGACCTACTGCTGTTGGTTCTGGTGAATTCATCAATTCTTCTGGTATTTTCGTTGATGCAGGTGCTGAGGTAGTTGATGGTACTGGATGGGGTTACACTGAGCCCAACATGCCTACAGATGGTGTGAACTCTGGTGTCTCTGATGCCGGTTCTTTCGTTCTTTCCGAGACTGCACTTGACATGCATTGTTGGGGTGAAAACCCAGTTGTCACTGCCAAGTTACAACTTAACGGCCAAGACCGCTTCTCCGAGCGTGAAGGTACATACTTCGACCTTGTCCAACCTTTCCAACACCACACACGCAGTCCCGATACAGGTATCAATGTGTACTCATTCGCCCTTCGCCCTGAGGAACACCAACCTTCTGGATCATGTAACTTCTCCCGTATCGATAACGCTACCCTTCAACTTGTTCTCTCCAACGCCACTGTTGAGGGTACCAAGACTGCTAAGGTCCGTGTTTACGCTACTAACTACAATGTCCTTCGTGTCATGAGTGGTATGGGTGGATTAGCATATTCCAATTAAATTTGCTTAATTTATTAATTACTGTAACAACTTAAATACATTCATATTATAATATATATAATATGAATTATACTGTGAAGTATGACTTTGAACGTGACCACCTGTTTGGTAAGATACATTTTGATGACCGAATGGTTATAATGGATTTAGAGGATCTATTCTCTATTATAAATTACTCAAAAACATTTACAAGATATACACCAGATAAACAATTTCCCTATTATATACAAAATAAACAATTCATTAGCTATAAAGAATTTATTTATAAATATGATGAGATTAATGTAGATTATATATTTAAAAATGGAAATTCATTTGATTTAAGACATTCAAATGTTGATATTTTTCATAAATATCATAATAATATTATACAAAAATATAATGTAATTTCCTATCATCATGGTCATATTAGTAAAAATGGTAAAGATGCTAATATTATGAAAAATCCTATATGGAGAATAAAAGAAGGTGATAAAGAATATATTTTAATGTATTGTGAAACAGATACTATATGTAAATTATGTCCAAAATCTTATCAAAAAATATTGGATTTTGAAAAAAAATATAAAAAAAATTCGTTTTATAAGCACTCTACTGGATATATATACTGTTCTAAAAATTTATCTATCCATCAAATTATTACTGGTTGTTATGGTAATGGTAAAGGAACAAAAAATATTAGTGTAGACCATATAGACCAAGACCCATTAAATAATACTTATGATAATTTACGCATTGCTACTAGAAAGGAACAAGAACAAAATTCTAAAGGGATTAAAGAAGGAACCAAGAGGGCAAGGAAAACATCAGCACAACCATTACCTGAAGAAATCAATGAAAATATGATTAAAAAATATGTTACTTACAACAAAGAATGTTACAACAAAGAAAAAAATATTTATAGAGAATTCTTTCGTGTTGAAAAACATCCAAAACTAGACAAGGAATATACCTCATCCAAATCCGAAAAGGTATCCATTCTAGAGAAACTAGCCCAAGCAAACAAAATCGTGGATGATTTAGAAAATGATATTTATCCGATAGTGGAAGAAAAGGTTTTGCCTACTTTTGTCAGCAACAGAGAATATAGAGGAAAGCCTCATTTAACATTCGACCGGAAAGCACCAAATGGCCAAAGACAAAATCTAAGAATAGTCTTACCAGAAGAATATGAATTGGAAGAACAACTTTCAATACTCAGAGAGAAAATCAAGACGAAATACAATTACGAAATTTAATATTCAATCTTATTATATCGGTCCTTTTAAGTTTAATGATAAATATTGATATTTCAATACTTATCATTTACATTTAGCATTACACCATATTATGGTCTACACAAAAATCACAATAGGCATACATAAAATGAAAAAAAGATGTGACTGATTCCACCAATTTATCATATATTTCCCCTACAATATCGATATCATCATCAATGTCGTAATCATTTTCCATATATTTCTCCATATTACACTTTATCCATTTTTGTTTTTATATTATTTTTATTATCGTGTTTCATTTTCATTTTTTATATTTGTTCCTTTTTTTCGTTTGCTTATCTTACAATGGTGTATTAAATAAACGATTCATATTTTCTACTTCAGGACGATATTCTGAATGTGTAAATATCTTTTCAATCAAATCATCGTGTCTGAACCGAATACTATAATTTTTATGGAGGTGGTTTCTTCCAATACGCCCCATCGCTTGGATTGTTTTCTCTTGCGTCATGTCTCCCAAATCCTTGCTAATGTAACCATGACAAAACTGATAGTTCGTACCATAGATATAATCAGAGGAAGCAATAATCATAAATAGTTTCTGATCGTTTGCCAATTGCTTCATAATTTCAGTATAATCACTATCGTGGTTGTTCGTGAATACACCAATTCCCATGAGTAACAATATTTTCCAACTGCTATCTACTGATAGTAACATGATTTTCTCAACATCTGATGGTTCGATTTTACACGAAAACTCGCGCGTGACCTCGTCTTTTTTGGCCCAATAACGCAAATGTTCCAATTTATTCGGTACAAACAAATCATTTAATGCAATTGTTTTGACCAAGCGCCCAAGACCATCAATTTCTTGTTTCAACTTGATTTGTTCTGGCTTCAATGCTTCCTTTGTCATTTTATTTTCCTTTTCAATTTCGGCACCCAGACTATCTTCCAATTGTCGTTCCTTCCGTCTTAAGACAGCAATGATTTTATCATTGTGTTCAATCGAATTCATCATATCTTTGATAACCTGATCCGGAATTTTAACTCCCTGAAGGATAAACTTGGATATCTTCTCCACATTATTTGCTAGGAATATCGTAGGACCATCTGTTAATGTGTGAGAATCGGTGGTAGCTACATGAATATTCGATTCATATTTGGCTATTCGATCGCTCTGCATTGACGAATAGATAGTAGGCCATTCCGATTCATTTACCTTTTCTAGAATGCTAAGATAATGAAGCTTAATCGTATTCATGGTCAATTCACTCAAATGATGATATTTATTTGTAATTTTGTTAATTTCATCATCAATCTTATTTTCCTTATTCATATAGCTAATAAAGTTAACACATTCACTTAAATCAAAGTATCGCAACAATGTCAAGTTGTTTTTACAATGTTGAACGCTTTTTTGAAGCTTACTATATTCCGCATATTTTAAATGAGGCATTTCTACAAAATTCTTCGTATTAATTATAGGAATCGATTTGTTACAGTCATGACTAACGATGTTATAAACACCACTATTATCATGTTTAGACATGAAGTCGGCAATGGTTTCTTGTAAATCAGATTGATGTGGCAATGTAGCCGACGACAAGATAATGTTTGGAATTACATTTTTTTGCCAATTATCTGTAATATATTCATGAAATTCATGTTCATCGTAATCCATAGTAATGGTAGGTTCATCCCAATACATGATCATATCTTCTGCTTTATTAAATGCATTCATGTAATTCATGGCACACAGATAAGATTTAATATCACAAATCATAATTTCAACATTTTCACCATTTGTATTGTCTACCTTTCTTGAGCCATCCTTGTATTTAATATGGGTTCCGGTTCTATTATGCTTGACATAATCCTTTGCTGCAAAATAATGAAGTCGAATATCAGAGACATCGTGACATCCAAAGGCGAATGCGACCTTTTTCCCGACTGAAATAGCCGACTTGGCTAGTGCTAGACCAACATGTCTAGCTGCACAAACAAAGATGATTCGTTTGGTTTCGGACAGACCTAGAGGACTAAGCGTTTTTCCAGTACCAGTCGGTGCAATGTACAACACAAGCTTAGGTTGTGGATTCTTACATATAGTGAATAGTTCTTTCTGGTGATTATATAGATGAAAATCATGATAAGCTGTTAGGTCATCGTTATTTTCAATCAAATCACTACTCGTTTCAAATAATTTGTCAATATCAATATCCTCGAAATAACTTTCAATGATAGAATCGATAAAATCCGCCACTTTTGGAATAATATTTGTAATATGAATACGGCGTAAATGATATAATGTATAGTAATTTTTATTGAATTTATCCATATTATCTTTGTAATAATAGCGAAGCACCTTTTCAGCAATATGTAGTAAATAAAACTCGAATATTTTTTTACCACAATCATTGATTGTTTTTCGCATATTTTCTAGTTTTAATTTTTCCATTGAATTCACTCTTTTGAGATTATTTGGAAGTGAACTATCAAATTCTATTTCGTATTTATGAACCAATTTATAAATCATTTTTTCAAAATATTCAGTATACAAATAATCTTTTATATTTTCATTTGGTTCTAATTTCATGAAATTTATCATTGACATGTTTTTATTGTACATGATATTAACATCATGATACCCTTTTATAATTAATGTTAGTATCTCCTTCTCCTCTTGACTAACTGGGATCTCGGTAGTATCCCATTCTCTTTTAGAAAGCTTTTGTTGATTTAGATCCATTGTGAATTACTGTTGTTAATATAGTATCTTAGAACGAATTAATTCAATTTTTATTTTTATTTTTATTAATGATTTTTATTTTTATTTAATAAAATTGATTTTGTTTTATGCAATAAAAAAAAATCATTATTCTATATAAAATGAATTCGCCTCTTATCTTAAGTATTGACGGAAATATTGGTTCTGGTAAATCTACATTGTATGCAGAATTACAGACATATTATGCTAATAACAATGACATATGTTTTGTACCCGAACCAGTTGATGATTGGAAAAGTATCGTTGATCGTGACGGGACCCCAATTCTTACCAATTTGTACAAAGACACCCAAAAATATGCATTTCGATTTCAGATGATGGCTTATATATCCCGTCTTCACTTACTAAGACAAAAAATAAAGGAAAATAAATATAAAATCATAATAAGTGAACGATGTGTTCAAACAGATAAAAATGTATTTGCACAGATGTTATTTGACGATGGTATGATTGACCATGACGAATTTCAAATATATTTAAATTGGTTTGATGAGTTTTTGGATGATATTGTACTTGGAGGCATTATTTATGTAAGGGCTGAACCAGATGTATGTGATAGTCGTGTGAAAATACGGGCTCGAGAAGGTGAAACTATTCCACTTGAATATTTAACAAAATGTCATAATTACCATGAACAATGGTTGAATGATGTTACTACTTCCCAATTAGTCATTAATGCCGATGTGGATACATCTTTACCAGAGAACAAATATATTCGCCAAGAATGGATAGACCAAATTAATGATTGGATAGAGAACCAATTTAATAAAACAAATAATGATAATAATAATAATCAATCAACATTCAAGATGCGATTTGACGGTGCTTGTCGTGGAAACCCATCCAATATTCTTGGCATGGGGGCTATATTATACGACGAAGACAATAGAGTAATTGACACTTCTTCGCGAAAATATGAAATAGAAGAAGGTACAAATAATGTAGCTGAATATCTATCATTAATAGACGGACTACGATTAGCACAAACAAATAATGTAAAGAATATATTAGTAGAAGGAGATTCACTGTTAATAATAAATCAAATAAATGGTACATATAAAGTAAATTCTCCAAAATTACTCATATATCACAATGTTGTAAAAAGTTTAATTGAAACATTCGACAAAATCGAATTTCAACACATACGACGCGAATTCAACAAAGAGGCTGATCAATTAGCAAATAAGGCACTAGACGAACCCGAAGTAGAGTCAAAATTAGAAATAAATCCAGATAATAGTCAAGAGGCAAATGATTTATCAAATACCATTTTCAATAATCATATTATAACGGATAACTCATATACTGGGTTCGAATAACATCATTCATTCTAATGATACAAAAATAAACAATAAGTATACTAGGCATAGGCATAGACATAGATCCATATATAAATTAGTAATTCGTTAAATAAAGATTAGTCTTATTTATCCCTGATATAGGTTTATATTTCAAGATATCAACCTCTTTTTTTGTAGTAGGAAATAACTCATCACTATATATATCTTGCAGACACAACCATTCAAACATACCACCTTGGTAAATTGATATATTTTTGAAACCGAGTTTAAATAATTGGTCGTATTTTTCATAAATTAACAAGTCGTTTGCATTGGCACCATAGATAACAATATGACGGTCTAAATGAGTATTTAATAATTCATTGATATATGATTCTTCCTTATCAATTGACACAGTATTTGGTATTAAACATTCTTGTTTATTATTCGGCAATGTATTTATTAGACAATATGTTTCTCTATTTTTTAAAATATGTTGAATATCCTCAAAATTTATTCGTTGGATCGAATTCTGATTACCCATTAGTTAAATATTTAATTTACATAGTCATTAAATATTTAAATTTTAAATTCATTAAACATACATTTTATCCTATGATATAAAATTATAATGAATTATTTAATCGAATTTCACAATTATTTCAACAGTTTCCTTTTTGATACTTTTAGACGCTGATACAGAGAGTTCTTCGCGCTTCTTTCTGGTTTTATTCTTATTATCAATAGGACGGTTTTTCGATGTACTATTTCTATTATTCATATCTTTTTCAATAGTAGCATAATTATGAGAGATATAATCAATCACATTATTTTCTATAGCCCATTTAAAAAAATTGAGTTGACCAATTGTCGTCTGAATATGGGTATTATCTTTGTATGGTACAGTTATTCTATCCCATCTACAAAATGGATCGAAACGGCGCTTAGAATAGGCTTTTAATTTCAATTTGTAGTCGTTATATACTTTAAATCGTTTGTCTGTACCCTCCATTTGATAGACAGTATAGTATTTTTTTGCATAATTTGTAGAAAACCAGTCAATAATTCGTAATGATGTCCGCGACTCGCCGTTAATTATTTTTATCATTCTATCCATGTTGTCATTTTTTTTGTAAAATTCTAACAGATTATTTAATAACAAATCGTTTTGTGTATTATAAGCATTAGACATTGGAATACAATTATTATTGAGTTTGTTTTAAATACTTTTAAATGAAAATTAGTTTCTTTTCTCATTTTGCATCGAGTTCGAGTTTTGTGGTGTCAGGAAATTCTCCTGTACTTGTAAGTCTTCTAAATAGTTAGATGACATAAAAGGATTCATGTTCGTTTGTGCAACTAATTCTCGTTCGTTTATTTTGTGGAAATGATTTTCTCTCTTTGATTCACTTTTAATAAAGTCATGTCCTTCTTGGAGAATTGTTTCCATTACATTATTTCCAATTACTTTGGGTTTGTCTTGTAATTTGCTTCGTTCGTGGAATTGGTCTTTAACTGAAGGGGACCATTTTAAATATATTACTCCGCTCATATAAATTCACTTATTATTATTAAAACTGTTTTCTAACTATTTTTATCTCCTTGCCTCTTTTAAATCTTTCATAATCCATATCTCCACGCTTGATATTGCATTCTAAACAACAAATTACAACATTGTCTCTATTGTGACCCATAGAATTGTCGATACGATCGAGTGTCCATTGTTTCTTTGACAGACAATCCTTATATAATAATTCGCAAAATTCACGACAGTAAAAACAATTCAGTTGACTATTAACCAAACATTCCATTACATCGTCGAGAGAAATAAACCAGTTGACATCAAATAATTGTTTTTGAATATCTTGACTCTTGTACCCAGATAGTTTTTTAGTAATGGTCTGTTTCACCTGTTTTCCATCTGTTATTTCTTCATTCAAGAATATTTTATTTATTAATTCTATTTGTACCCGATGACTATAGTATTCGTCATTGAATGAATATTTTATCGCATCGTTTCGTTTTGGCACTGATATATGATTTATTTTATCTATATTACGCTTCCCCTTGAATTCGATTGTCTTCATTGAACTTAAAATATATATATTTTTATTTATATTATTTTAAAAGTATATAAACTTTACTTTATATGAATAGTAATAGTAGTAATGAAATCAGACGAGTGTATTGAATTAAAGAATATAAAGTATAAGTCCATGTTATTAAATAACAATTCAGACGAAGTTGTAGAAACGGTGGAAAATATGTCTAATTTGGACCATTTCCTTGAAGGGGAAAAGAAAAACAACTCAGGTGAACCGTGGGCTAAACTAGATAAAACATCTAAATTATTACGATTTAATGAATATGCTGCACATTATTGTAGTGAAAACGATTACTCAGACGCTGATAAACAATCATTAGTTGTAGTATTATCTAGCAATTTGGACAGAAAAAAATTATTAAAGGCAAAAGAAGTTCTTTACGATAAAGAAGATGGTAAGATCCTTTCTATACCGTCACTTGTGTATAATACATCAATGAAACGATTTACATTAAAGCGTGCTGACAAAAGACCATCTACATTGAAATCATTAGCACCAAAAAAAACAAAGAATGGTGTAAAACAGAAATCATCATCTAGTCTTGATTCTGAGATTAGTAGATAAAATTGATATCATTTCATAAGTTATCATAAAGTTATACATAAGTACAAAGTAAAGTTATTACTATACGCATTTAAATATTTTCTCTATAGTTATATAATTATACAGAAAATGTTCTTATCTCAACTATCAAAGTTGGTTAATATTATAAAAGAGTTTGATATACCATCCTATTTCTCGAGTGACAATACAAATGCAAATGTAAATACTAATACCATCACTCTTAAACCTAAACCGAATTCTAGTAAGGGTTCTAGTAAAGATAATGATATTATCCAAGGCGATGACATGAATACAAATACGAATACGAATACGAATAATACAGCGAAATCTATTACTATATTGAATAACTATGAACAAGATGAAATAGCATTGACTATTATGAATTTAATGGATAGTTATTTGGAGAAAAGTCCATTGGAAGTCAGTTCTTACCATTTCGACAATGATATTCAAAATTATGTTATAAGCAATCTATTTATCGGATTGAAAGATTTCTACGAACCTGATTTATTAGAAGAAACCTTAAATATTCTATACAAAAAAACCAGTAAAATATACTTTTCGAAATACTATCCTAAACGGTCATATGATAGTACATTTATTCGGAAACCACCAAATATTGAAACAACAAAACAAAAAATATTATATATTGAAAATAAACCACAACCTGAACAAAAATCAAAAGAATGGTATTTATTTCGTAATAATCTAATTACAGCCAGTTCTGCGTGGAAGATATTTAAAACACAATCCACAATCAATCAAATTATTGTCGAAAAATGCAAACCAATAGATGTTGGTAAATACGATATTGTGAATACATCAACACCAATGCATCATGGAAACAAATACGAGGATGTATCCATTATGTTTTACGAGTACAAATACAATACGAAGATTCGCGATTATGGATGTATTCAGCACGACACCTATAAATTTCTAGGAGCATCACCAGATGGTATTAATGTAGACCCAACATCAAATCTATATGGTAGAATGTTGGAGATAAAAAACCCAACATCGAGAGAAATTACTGGCATTCCGAAGGAAGATTATTGGATTCAAATGCAACTTCAAATGGAAACATGTGATTTAAACGAGTGTGATTTCTTAGAAACTTCTTTTAAAGAGTATGAATCAGAAGAAGAATTTATGAATGATGGTTCATTCACTTATTCAAATAAAGACGAGTTAAAAGGCGTCATGGTGTATTTTATGAAAGATGGAAAGCCATTATATGAATACATGCCATTATATATATCAAAAGATGAGTATGAAGTATGGTATGATACGGTTATGGAAAAACATGCGAACATATCGTGGATTTCAAACATATATTGGCGTTTGGAAAATTACAGCTGTATACTGGTTCTTCGCAATAAAGAATGGTTTAAACATGCCGTACCACTTATCGACACAGTTTGGTCTATTATTGAGAAGGAAAAAGTAGAAGGATTCGAGCATCGTATGCCTAAAAAAATGAAGCCACGAGTTCGTTCAAATTCAGAAACTGTATCATCCGGACAACAAATGATTGAGTCTTCGTATATCTCATCTGGACTACATGTGTCCTTGTCAAATATTATATTAAATGATACGACGAATCAGTATACAGATGAAATCCTTGATGAAAAAAATCGAACTATTAAGACACAACCAAAAACCGGATGTATAATTAATACAGATAATTTACAAAATCAAATTATTTATATCGATACTGGGTTTGAAACACACTCTGCATCAGAAATAGATATTAGCAACTCAAATATTTGATTCTTGTGGACATTCTAATTTGTGTGAAGCATAATAATTCACACGAATGTCATGTGAGTCTAAACTAATAGATGTTGGGGTTTTTGGAACATCTATTTTTTTATTTTTATATAAACCACCACAAAAATCAGCTGGTGAACACATACCGTTATTTGGTGTAGACCAATATCTCACATTGTTTGTATGTTGTTCGTAAGATGAATCAAATATAGGATAATAAGATGAATTCATCTCATAGGTATTATTTGAAAGACCCATGTGTTGTTTTAATGGATATTCCTCATATAAAATAGGCACATCTACATCTATTGGAAAATAACCAGGTGATAAATTGTGATACCCTTCCCTTGATTTTTTAAAGAGAGACATTAAATTACTTAATATGATTAGTAATATGATTAATGCTAAAACGAAATATATTGACTTAATTAGGATTCCCATTATATAAAATATCAAGATTTTAATTTAATTTGATATTTTTGATATTTGTTCAACTTAACAGTTGGTTTATTTTTATATTTCTACCAATTTTCTACCAATTTTTCAAATGTACAATGTATAAATAACTAAATCGGCTAATATAATACTTTAACACAATGATTTAAAATAAACGACATATATTATTTATATGACATCATCGTTAGAACATGAAATGCGTGTTGTGAAGCGCAATGGTAAATATGAAAATATTGGTTTTGATAAAATTTTAAAGCGTGTAAAGAGTATTGGTACTGAATGTGGTATTAAATTAAATTATGCAAATTTTGTCATGAAAGTGATCGACCAATTATATGATGGTATACCGACTACTAAAATAGACGAATTAACAGCAGAACAATGCGCGTCTCTAAGTATACAGCATCCCGATTATAATACATTGGCGGGAAGAATCATCATGTCAAATCATCATAAAAATACAACTAGTTCCTTTTTTTCAGTTATGAAATCGCTATATGACTTTACTGATGTACATGGAAAAAAGTATCCCTTAGTAAGTCAAGATTTTTTCTCAATTGTCAGTGAAAATAAAGACACATTTGATAATATGATTGTACACGACCGGGATTATTTGATTGATTATTTTGGATTCAAAACTTTGGAACGCGCCTATCTAATGAAATTAAATGGAACTATTGTAGAAAGACCTCAATATCTCTGGCTTCGTGTAGCTATTGCAATTCATGGTTCTGACATAGATAAGGTCAAAACTACATATGATTTAATGTCTCAAAAATATTTCACTCACGCTACACCAACATTGTTTAATGCTGGTACTTGTAATTCCCAACTGAGTTCTTGTTATTTATTAGCAATGGAAGATGATAGTATTACTGGCATCTACAATACATTGGCTGATTGTGCTCAAATCTCAAAATATTCAGGTGGTATTGGATTACATATTCATAACATTCGAGCCTCTGGGAGTTTTATTCGAGGAACAAACGGTAAAACAGATGGTCTAGTCCCAATGCTTCGTGTATACAATACAACAGCTCGGTATGTTAATCAGTCAGGAAAAAGAAACGGTAGTTTTGCCATTTATTTGGAACCATGGCATGCGGATATTGATGACTTTCTTGATTTAAAGAAAAATCACGGAGACGAAGAAATGAGAGCCAGGGATTTATTTTATGCTCTTTGGACACCTGATTTATTTATGCAGCGCGTCAAAGAAAATGGCGATTGGACTCTTATGTGCCCCGACGAGTGCCCTGGATTATCCGATGTTTATGGTGATAAATTTGTCGAATTATATACGAAATATGAGACTGAAAACAAAGGTCGAAAAACCGTCAAGGCTCGTGACTTGTGGTTCAAAATTATGGATAGTCAGATGGAGACAGGTACGCCTTATCTACTCTATAAAGATGCAGCAAACGAGAAATCTAATCAGAAAAATTTAGGTACTATAAAATCATCTAATTTATGTACCGAAATTATGGAATATAGCGATGATAAAGAGACAGCTGTTTGTAATTTAGCAAGTGTATCCTTGTCTAGTTTCGTGAAAAAAGATAAGACATTTGATTACGATAAATTACATGAAGTTTCCAAGGTTGTCACAGACAATCTAAACAAGGTGATCGATATCAATTTTTATCCAACCGAAAAAACAAAAAGAAGCAACATGCGTCATAGACCAATTGGTATTGGTGTACAAGGTCTAGCAGATGTATTTGCTTTGATGGACATACCATTTCATAGCGATGATGCAAAAGTAGTCAACAAACTTATATTCGAGACAATTTACCATGCTGCACTTGAAAAGTCTATGGAAATTGCAAAAGAACGGTCTGTAACACTAATTCCATTAAATGAACATGACGATTTTTCCGACAAACTAGATATTGATCAACATATAAAGCTGTCGAATATGTTAAATGAATATGAAACCTCAATGTTACCTAAGACATATCGTGGAGCTTATAGTTCATTCGACGGTTCACCAATAAGCAAAGGCGTCTTCCAATTTGACATGTGGAATGTTACACCTTCTGATAGATATGATTGGTCAATCTTAAAAGAATCCATCATGAAATACGGTATTCGAAACTCTCTTTTATTAGCACCCATGCCTACGGCGAGTACGGCTCAAATATTAGGCAACAATGAATGTTTTGAACCATTTACTAGTAATATATATAGTAGACGAACCATAGCTGGTGAGTTTATCATAGTAAATAAATATTTAATGCGCGAATTGATTGATTTGAAAATATGGAACGAAGACATAAAAAATAATATTGTCGCGAATAATGGTAGTATTCAACAGATACAGGTAATACCAAAACATGTGAAGGATAAATATAAAATTGTATGGGAAATACCCATGAAACATGTGATCGATATGGCAAAAGACAGAGGAGCATTTATATGTCAAAGCCAAAGTCTCAATTTGTGGGTCGAGGAACCAAATTACAAAATATTGACTTCAATGCATTTTTATTCTTGGGAATCTGGATTAAAAACAGGCATGTATTATTTAAGACGCAAAGCTAGACATCAAGCCCAACAATTTACAGTTGAACCGACAAAAAAAAATGCTCAAGAAGATGAGCAAGAACAAGAAGTATGTGAAATGTGTTCGGCTTAACCTAGCTAACGAATCTTCGTTTATCTAAGAGCTTCTTTCATCATCATTCGAATTGTTCTATTTTTTTCATAAATGTCAAGATTTAGTTCCATTTTGCAAAAGCATCTCATACAAATGAGAATATCGACTAGCGCATTATGAGTATTTTTTGGTTCCTTGTTAAACAAATAGACATACAATTCGCTTAATTTTGGGTATTTGAAGTATTTATCCCCATTTGGCCAACTTCTTTCGATTTTACATAGATTGATGCTGTTTTTCATTGTGCAATAAGTATCTACAATATTCATTTTTATTTTGTTTCTAATTCCTTCTACCATAATCATTCTCTTGTCGAATGATACATTGTGGGCTATTATCAAGTCCACCTTGTCGGCGCATGTATTGAATTTTTCCAATGCTTCTACAATTGTAATACCATTTCTCAATTGTTCACTTGTTATTTTATGAATCTCAACGCTTCCTGGATCCATTATTACCGTATCCGGTATATTTATATAATCGTCTTCTAGTCCGATTAATTCATTATGCTCTGTATCATACACAATATAAGATAATTGAACGATATGAGGCCACATATTCGTTTTATAGATTGATGCGTTTCTTTCTGTGGGTAAACCACTTGTTTCAGTGTCAAATACGAGAACTTTCATTGTTTTGATTTGTTTTGTTTACTTATCCCATATAGCTACGATATACTTCAATTCTTTTTTTAAAATAATTGAAGTGTCTTTGCTTTGAGATACAATTCAAACAATAAATACCCTACTATAATCAGAATGGAAAAACAGCAACAACAAATATTCAAAGCATTTGCTTATGTATCTGCTGATGCGTCGACTGATGTGTCGACTGATGTGTCGACTGATGCGTCGACTGATGTGTCAACTGATGTGTCAACTGATGTGTCGTCATTTAGTAAAACAATACCAAGTTGTAAGGATTTGCGAAAATTAAATTTACAAATAGAAAAAAATAAAAAGAATGAAGAACGAGCTAGTAAAATGAAAGATGAATATGTGAAAAAACTGGATATCATTATTAAAAAAAACAGTCAATATCAAACAATATCAATTGTTGATAAAATTCAATTATTTACAAGGGAACGCGATGAGTTAAAAAATAATACTTATTATGGTTATACTAATAAAAATACATTCGAAGACACTATATTACATATTATTGAATGGTTCAAGGATTCTCAATCGAAAATGTCTTTCAAAACATTCGAAGGGATTATTGACACATTATCGTTTGAAAAAAATAGTCGATATTTAATTAAAAATATTATTGACAATCCACTTGAATTGATTCAAATTGAACATTCTCCTATTAGATTTAACCAAGCTTATCGTATTGTAAAAGAATTGGATATTCCATTTACAGATGAACTATTAGTACAAAAATGGTCAATATTTGCAGTACAAGATAATAATGGTAGTTTTTACAAAATTAAAAGTCATATTGACTCGAAAAATAAATATAAAGAATATTCCGACAGATCATTTAAGCAGGGTTGGTATTGGTTACTTCGTAAATTTTGCGACGAAAACAATATTTTGTCTACAAAATACGCATCCTATCTTGATATATTAAATGGATTGCTCGTTCAACACAAAAAGATTAAATACTTATATGGTATCAAAGAATTTGTAGAAATCGAAAGGGATATTGGCGATGAAACATTAGATTTGTATTATGATAATAATGAAACTATTGAGGATATTGAAAAATTCGAGCGTTTTATTCAAGAATTTGAACAAAATAAGTCGACGAATGAGAAACCATTTAAATTCAATGATGAACAAATTAGTGCTATTAAACATACAATTACCGATAAACTATGTATTATTACTGGTCCACCTGGTACTGGTAAAAGTACTATAACAGAAGCAACCATCGAATGGTTTAACCAGGAAAGTTCGCGCACTGGATTCGCATATAATATATGTTTAATGGCTCCTACAGGTAAGGCCCTTAAAGGATTAACAGATAAATGTAAAAATATTAGAACTAATAATATTTGTGGAACATTGCATAAATGCTTGTTAAATACTTTTCCAAAAATTGTTAAGGAAATCGACGAGTGTGATAGTGACAGTGACAAAAAATACCCTCAATACATTAATAAAATTATAGTTGACGAAACTTCTATGGTAAATATTTTCATGTTTAAAAAGCTATTAAAAGCATGTAAATATTTTGATTGTAGTCTTGTATTATGTGGTGATATTAAACAGCTTCCTCCCGTCGGAAATGGTAGACCATTTGAGTGTATCATTAATTCTGAATTATTTAATACGGTTTATTTAACAGAGATTAAACGTCAAGATACAGGAAAATTGAAAGATTGTATCATTAAAATTAATAAAAAGAAATTGTCTATTGACGATTTTGATAACAATTCAACAATATTTACAGAACACGATTTCATTAATAATAAGAAAACAGTTCGATTTTGTAAAGACATAGTTGATAAATATGGAAAAGAAAATGTCGCATTCCTTACACCAGAACATAACAAACCACCAGGTGTATTTGAAATGAATAAACTGTTACAGTGTTATGTTTATAACTATGACAATCATTATGAACATGGTTATTTCAAAGAAGGTGATTATGTCATGCGAACTGAAAATAAATATGACGATGATGTGATTCGTGTAAATGGTGATACCGGTAAAATATTCTTTAAAGAAATACTTAAAACGAATCCAAAGACAAATAGAAGTTACAAGGAAAAGGTTGCTCTGGTGTATTACGATGATGAACAAACACCCATGGAAGAAGTTGATCTTTGTGATATTAAAGATAAATTCACATTAAATTACTGTAATACTGTTCATAAATATCAAGGTAGTCAGAAAGATGTTGTTGTGTTTATTGCCTCATCGCTTCATAGTAGTCTATCATGGGGAACAAATCGTTTAAAATTAGCCTATACTGCAATATCTCGGGCAGCAAAAAATCTTATTATATTAGGTGATAAAAAAACATTCTTTGATATTCAACAATGTAAAAATGAACCATTTGTGAGTAGTTTCATGACTGAATTTAATGAATACGATTTTGAATAGGTTGTTTGTTTTACATATATTTATTTACTTTATCTAACTATACTCTTTACATGGTCCATATGATTTGCGATGCCATTGACTAGTACCATTATTTTTTATTCCTTCCATGTGAAGAGCTGTTCCATATCCCTTATTTTTGTCGAGATGATATAATTCTTTTAACTCGGGATGTTGTTCACACAATTCCAATATGTATTTATCGCGTTCTGTTTTAGCTAATATAGATGCTGCAGCAATTGAACAGTACTTATTATCACCACCCTTGATACATGTATACGGTACTTGTAAATATTCATCATTTTTGAAAGTCATGTATGGTTTAAAATCGTTACCATCTACCAATAGGAAATATTTTGATTTATCATTACCAGTACCAGTACCAGTACCAGTACCAGCACCAGCACCAGCACCAGCACCAGCACCAGCACCAGCACCAGTACCAGTACATTCATCTTCCGATTTGGCATCACATGATGAAATAGTGTTTTTTATACTTTGATGCATGCTATTTAGCACCGCTTGTCGAATATTTATATTATCAATCGTTTTTTCGTCATTGTAAGTAACACTCCAAGCAATTGCATTATCCTTTATATACTGTGCAACTTCATTTATCTTTTTTTCACTTGTAAATTTCTTACTATCTTTTAAATCGTGGTATTTAAAGGTATCATCTTTAGGTAAAATAACAGCGGCAGTATATACGCGTCCAAACAAGGGTCCGCGACCGGCTTCATCTATACCGATCTCATAAGTATATTCTCCATTATTATAGAATGGTGTTAGCGGTTCTTGTTTTGTTCTAGGCATTTCTTAGTGTTAGTTTGTTATAATTAACCTATCCAGTATATTCATTTCAATTTTTATGTTTTTATGTTTTTAAATACCCTTTCATTTATTGGTTTTTAAATTTTCTACAACTATATTATATAATGAAGCTTCAAAAGATACATTTATTTCTCATATTGCTATTAGGTCTAATATTATGTGGATGTTTAGGCGGACGAAGTTACATGGAAGGTATGGAATCACAAACCACTGACGATAATAAGGATGGTGTTACTGCTCAATCTGCTTTACCAGAAGGTATTCCACAATCTCAAATTCCGCCTGGACAACAAGATATGTATATCTTAAAATCAGAAATTGTTCCTCCTGTTTGCCCAATATGTCCTCAGGCTGCAGCTTGTCCTAGACAAGAAAAATGTCAACCATGTCCTCCGTGTGCCAGATGCCCCGAACCGGCATTCGAATGTAAAAAGGTGCCAAACTATTCTAGCTCCAATGACAATTATTTACCTCGTCCAGTTATGTCTGATTTTAGCCAATTTGGTATGTAAATGAATAAAAAATAATATTATAATGATATTTTTATAAAATTATTTCATAAATTATTTGCCAAAAGCTTAATTAATGTTTTCGAGTAATTCTTCCTTTCGACTTCTTTGCCTTTTTGGTCTTCTTTGCCTTTTTGGTCTTCTTTGCCTTCTTTGCTTTTTTTGCCTTTTTGGTCTTCTTTGCCTTTTTGGTATTCCTTGTCTTCTTTCTTGTTGACTTCTTTGTCTTTTTCGATTTTCCTCCTCTCACTACTAATTGCTGTTGATTATCAGCATCATTGTTAATAACCTCTACTATAAAACGAGAGATAAAATCTAAATTTGGAGTGATACGCATATTATTTGCCAGATTTCCATTTCCAAACTGACGAATAAATAAGGAGTTTATTTGGGTTTTAAAATCATCTTTATTGAATTTCATATTTTCTGGCATGTCAATATTATTGACAATATCTATTAAATTACCCAACCCTCCTACAATTTCTCCTTCTGATAAACCTTGTTTATCAACAACTTCAAGAATTATACTATTCATATCCGTTTGATATCTTAATAAAAATTGTCGTTTTAGCTCAATAAATTCTTCTTCGGACATATCTTCTTTACGAATTTTAACTTGGGACAATAAATAACCTATTATTGTCATATATAGTGAATTAATCAACCCTATTGCCCAATACAACCATATAAATTCGGTCGTTATTGATTGATAATTGGATACTATTTTTACTATTTCTGACGGAACATTTGGTGTTAATACAGCCAATTGGGTCATTACTTCTGGGATAAGTACAATAATCTCTTGTGCTATTGCCATTTTTTTACGAACATTTCCTATTTTTGATTCTTGTGTTTTTTGAAGTAACATATCATATATATTATTAAAAATTGTATTCATTGGTTTTTCTCCCTCCTGTCTTGCCAATGCATTTAGTTTATCCAGATCGGATGCTAGTGTACCAGTAACTTGTTCTAACACTTGTTTGATTCCCTGTAATTCTGTAGCTTTAGAAGTACCAATGTCAACTAGTTCATCTCGAACATCTGTATATGGTTTCAACATATTATCAATTAATTTACTTGGACCATTCCAACATGACATCATAACAAAATCCCAAGTGCTCTGTATTTCTTCAGGTTTTGGTTCTTCATTTGGTTTTATGGATTGAGGTGGTGCTATGTATAATTGATTATTATTAGACTCAACATATTTTTCAAGTAGTTGTCTGTATAATTCCATATCATTTTCATAAACATTTGTAGATAATTCATTAGACATATTTATATTACATTTATCTCCTACACAATATGCTGTTGATGCCTCATCCGGATTATATAAATTAATATATTCTAGTAAGGTCTTCACTTTTTCTGGCATAGGTCTCGATAATTCGCGCTTTAATGATTGTTGTTGGATATTTATAATATCCATTTTAGTTTTAATACTGTCTCTTGAGATGGCTAGACCAATGTGAGTAGTAAAATACAATAATAACAGTGTGGATATTACCCATATCAGTTTATTAAAATTTAATATTGTTACCTTTACTCTAGTTTTCAAAGATAATTTATTATTTAAAGCTATACTGCTAGTAGTGTCTGTATTACCAGGAACTTCTATAATAGCACCATCCGTATCATCATCACTATCGTCGCCACCATACTGTACCGATGCTAACAGCGATTTAATACTATTTTTATTAAATGAGATTTCCAATTTATCAGACTTAATATTCATTTCACCACTTGGTTTATATTCTAAACCATAATTTAGTGAAAACATTATAACAGCCAATTTCATTACATTTGTATCCAATTCATTCATTTTAAATGGTAAATCCAGAGAACAACAAACTTCTCCTTTACTGTTTATTATATCAAATCCGCCCATATTTAATAATTTATAGACCATGTTTATGCGACCTATCATTTTAGAAGTAGGATTCGACATTATATATATATACTTTACATAAATTATATATCTATTCACGACTTTTCCTACATTTTTCATCCATTTGAAATGTTTTGCATTTTTCTTCCTTAGGCACAATTTTAATTACGCATTTTGCCTTTTTTCCATACAATGGCTCTGTACAACCCTTTTCCTTTTTATTTTTTCGTGTTTTCTTAAAATCAAACATTTTTGGCTTTTCTTCTGTACATCTAGCCCTAAAATGTTCATATCTTTCCCTCACATCACAATAAGATAAACCAGAATCTTTTCCTAAATTTTTATTTATCCGCTCGTGCAATCGATATACATATCTAGAAAACTGATTTCGGTCTTTCATACAACCCATTGATAATGGAAACGCCTTGTAATTTTTCTTCAAATTCTCTCTACAGTGTCTACATGGTAATACATTTACCAAATTCATCATGAATCGTCTATAGTTAGTTTTGTCATTTAAAGTGGGTTTCACTGGGTAATTAAAACTCATGGTATGAAGTGAATGCCATAGTGCTGGACCCCATATACTGACTAGCATACCATCACCGTCACTAAAATCCTTTTTAGAAAACACCCTTTTTTTTGTACGTTTTTGTTTTGATTTTTTACGCATCTTAGATTGTCTATTAGATTGCGACTTATTGTTTTTTCGAGACTGCATTAATATTTATATTACATTATTTAGAGAAAAAACTTTTCACACAGAATCTTATTCGTTTTTAATTCCGATGTTTAATCTATAAATTAATATATATAATGATGGAATCAATTCAATCTTCCTCGTATAGTTTATTAAGTAGTTCTAAATTTTGGATGATATTAGTAGCCATACTATTATTTTTGTTTGTAGCCGTGTTTGTTTATAATAAATATGTTGTTGGTGTTATTAACCCGAATTACATAGCAAACAATGAATTTCCATCAGAATTAAGCGAAAGTGATGGTTCAGACAGTCAAGGAGATGAAGGAACCAGTGAAGACAATGGTCCAGAAGTGGAAATCATTATTTTCACAGTAGACTGGTGTCCTCATAGCAAAAAGGCAATGCCGATTTGGGAAGAATTAAAAGAAAAATACAACGGCAAACGTTTCAATGGGTACAAACTAACCTTTGTTGAAGTGAATGGTGAAGAAAATCCAAGTATGGCCGATAAATACAAGGTTGAAGGATATCCAACCATAAAAATGTTAAAGGACAATCAAGTGATTGAATATGATGCAAAACCCAGTGTAGCTCATCTAACCGAATTCTTAAACAGTACTTTGGGTTAACTCTTTTTCATATTCAAGAAATATCTCGGCATAATTCTTACCAGATTTAATTAGTTCCATTCTTTTCTCTCTGTCAGTCATATATTCAATCCAATTAGAAGCCTCTGATATTTTCTCGTCACATAAACATTTCACTTCATATCGAATGGACCTGGCTTCATTCTCTTTCCGAACATATTTCACTATTTGTTGTACCGAAACCTGCAAATATTGAAACAAATTCATGTTTTCACTTGCGCGCAAGTCGTCATGGGTCCATTTATTACAAATACCGAGTATTTGATCTTCTGTACATTTTTCATTTAGCATACATTCGTTTATGGGATAATTATCAAAAAGTCCACCATCAATATAACATTTATCCTCTATAAAGACTGGTTTGCACAATATTGGAACAGCACTCGACATTTCTAATGCAGTTATTAGTGACAAATCTGGATGTGATATATGGTTTAAATCCACTTTTTTAAAAGAATTCATTTCGACCGTAAAAAAATGGTGGTCTATCTTTGTAAATTCGTAAAATTCACTAAGAGTAATAGAGTCGGACAAATCTTTCGCAGTCAATAGAGACTTTATTATTTCACTAACAATACTGAATTGAAAAATACCTTTACTATAGTACATTTCAAATAAGTTGTCTGGTTCTATTTTGAAGACCTTTTCCCACGGACGCTTGATAAAGTAGTCATCGAGTGTATTCCAATCATATTTTAACGAGAGAATTGCACCAACAATACCCCCAATAGAAGTACCATATATTGACTTTATATTGTCCATATTTAAAAAGCCTTGTTCGAATAAGTGTTTTAAAGCGCCATAACTAATCAATCCAGTAGGACCACCCCCATTAATTACTATATGTTCTATCATTAATTATTATAATCGTATATTCTTAAAACTTTTTTTCTGATAAAACATTAATATAGATTTATGAATGTGTTTACTTTATCAGACGATGATAATTTAATGGACAAAATTAACTTAGACGATTTGTTCGAGAAGAAGAGAGAAATATCGGAAAATAAACTCCAACTTTACAATAAAATATTGAATCGTATTCATGAGAAAATAAAACTGACATCTCGGATTCAACAAGGGAAAGAACAGTTTTGTTGGTATTTAATTCCAGAAATGATGATTGGTATTTCTAGATATGATGTGGGCGAATGTACTGATTATATTCTTAGGAAATTAAGAGAGAATGATTTTGTCGTGCGTTACACGCATCCGAATCTTGTTTTTATTAGCTGGGCTCATTGGATTCCTGGATATGTAAGACAAGAATACAAAAAACAAACAGGTACAGTAATAGACGGATACGGGAATTTAGTAAATTCGAACCCACAAATAGAAAATAACTCTTCCACAGAACCAGAAAATCCAGATGATATCTTATTTACTAAACACAAGTCGGGTGCGAATAATGGTAATAATAGTAATAATAACAGTGGTAATAGTGCTACAAAAGAATATAATTCGACCAAAAACTACAAACCTGTTGGTATCTATAATAGCGATATCATGCAAAAAATTCAAGACAAGTTTAAATAATAAGCCGAATCATTTCATCCAATAAACAATAATATTAACCAAACATCCTCGATATTTTGTTAATGTATATTTCAAACATGAATTTCACATAATTCCTCGATAAATAAAACACACATTTTAACACCTATTTTTATCGCCATAATACAGTGACGGCATTTCCGATTTTTGGATTTCGAAAAAAACGGGGATAAAATAGTGTACTCCCCCTAGACATGTAGGGAGTTAATTAGTCATATACACAAACCATGGTGCTTAGACCATGTAGGCACTCCCCTACATATGAAGGCAATTATTTTGTCCTAAAAAAGTGCACTGTAATCGATACATGTAGGTAATTTCACTTTTCACTTTTTTTCTATACTTCATTTGACTTTTCAAAAAAACACACAAGAATTTATGTTGTTTTTTTTAATATTGAAAATAGAATTGAAAAAGTTGTGAAAAAGTGATTTAGACCATAATGCTCTGAATCCCATTTTTTTTATTTTCAATTTGTTACTGTAATTTTTCAACATTTTCGAGTACAAATTTAGGAGATTTTATATATAGGATTATATATAGGAATGTTTCCTACATATAAATCTCCAAAAATCTCCTATAAATTTTTTTGCGAAACATGTGACTATAAATGTAATAAAAATAGCGAATATAATAAGCATATTTCCACAGCTAAACACAAAATCCTACAAAATCCTACATCAGAATCAGATCCCAAGGTATATTCGTGCAATTGTGGAAAGGAGTATAAACATTCATCTACATTATATCATCACAAAAAGAAATGCCATACAATTCATACACATGATAATCATGATAATCATGATAATCACGATAATCACGATAATCACGATAATCATGAACATAACATAAATCCAGAGAAAGAACATGATGCACCGAACTCTTCAGTAAATACATCCAATACTATGAGTCACTCTGATTTTAAAGAGATATTAGTTTTGATGATGAAAGAAAACAAAGAATTTCAAAAATCGTTTCTAGATATAATTCCACATTTACAAAATGGCACGACAAATAGCCATAATACCATTACGAACCACAATACAACGAATAACCAATTTAATATCAATATGTTTTTAAACGAACATTGTAAAAATGCGATGAATCTAACTGATTTTATCAATTCGTTACCTATTACCAACGAAACATATGATAACACAATTGAGAATGGGCTTACCAAGACACTTACTAATTTGGTGGTTACTGGATTGAATAATATGGATATTGTTGATAGACCGATTCATTGTACAGATCCATCTAGAAAGACCATGTATGTAAAAGAAAATAACAACTGGGAAAAGGATAATGAATTGATGTTTTTACTAAAAGGTATTAAGGAATTGTCTCTTAAACAGAGAACGATGATAAATAAATGGCAGGATGCAAATCATGGCTGGAATACAGACGAAGATTTACAGTCAAAAATGACGAAATTAATATTTCATTCAATGACAAATGTTGAAGATGACCAGAAAGAAACGAATAAAATTGTTAAAGCAATCGGAAAACATACTTATTTAAGCAATGAAATAAAATCAGAATATGTATGATATTTACACCTTCAATTGTGTAGAACAGTAATGTATGTATTTGAATGTACCATATCTATCAATAATACATTGTATATAAAAACATTGTATTATTGGTTGTTATAATTTGCGTTTGATAGTGTAGTATCATAATTATCCATATCTACTAAAAATTAAACCAGGAAGATTGTTGTTGTTGGCCTTGTTGTTGTTGTTGGCCTTGTTGTTGGTCCAATGGTTTACTCGGATCAAGTGAAATAGTCTCTTCAATTGTCTTTTCTAAATTTTTGATTTGTGCCATACTAGTTTCTTTTATTTGATTTCCTACAATCGATTCAAATATCTGTAATCCGTTTAAGAAATCAGTTTCACAAGTGGTGTATAATGTAAGAATATTAGTCCTAGTATCCTTCACTAGTTTATTTAATAATTTATTATCTAATTTTGGATTAATAACAATGAGTTTATTATTATTATCTTGTGGGTCAACAATAAATACAAATAACTGATCTATTATTTTTAGTAAAACATCCTGATTTTTCTTTGTGTTTGCCATCATTGTTTCAAGATTTTTTGCATAATTAAAATATAATTCTTCATTTAATGTGCCCGAATATGTTTTTGAAAATCTACCGTCTTTACAAGAAGTAGTATTTTGAAACTCGCGAAGAGGAATTTGAGTAAAATTAGTAATGTTAGATGGCATCTCTTCTTTTCTAGTAAATATGGTATAAAATGCTTGTAAATCTTTTTTATATTGTTCTTTCATTTCAGGCGACATGGAAGTAAATTTACCAGTGTTATAATCATACACATCATAATATAACATTTCCATTTCTGGTATTCCTGGTTCGTTTAACATAGTTTTTGATGTTCCATCTTTATTAACATTCATATTGCAAAATTTTGTAGATACATCAACTGGTTTACTCTTATTGTTCATATCCAAGGCGTTTATTATAGTATTGTCTTTCATAAGAGCATTTAACCGATTACTACATAAATTGGATTTCGACAAAATTGGTTTTGCATCATCCGGAATGTCTTTTCTATGCTCGTAGTCAACCGATACAGTAGAACCAAATTGGTCTTTCCATGTATATCTAGGATTAATCGTGTGTGCAATGGCATTGAAAATGTGAAAAATCTGGATATAATATTTGGCAATTCCAATACACATTCTTTTTCTTTTTAAATCACTTTTTACATCCATTTTACCAATCTTGTTTTTATTAAAATAAGCAACCGTTGATTTTGTCATAGTATTGGTTTCTACATTCCCTTCTAGGCGTTGTTTTAAAAATTCGATTTCAGTTGTCGTCAAATACTGACTAATAACATCGGATGTTAATATGACTAAATTTTTACAATATTCTTGATTTGTTAAATTTTTTAAATCCTGAAAATTACTCGATAAAATATAATTTGCTGCAATATAATCTATAGTAGATGATAGTGTCTTTTTTATTGGCATTTCCGACGATGATGATTGTCCAGCACCCATGTATATGTTAAATAAATATTAAATTACGATTCATTATTCATCCATGTATATTAAGAATGTCCAATTATAGCACAATCTAATCTTTTACCAGCATGACCAGTAATCAATGAATCATCGTGATTTCCCTTTCCTAAATCATCTTCATCTGCATGTATAATAATAGACCTGCCAAAGATAGAATATTTTCCATAGAGAGTGAGCTTGTCGGTAGATATATGAGTCTTAATTTCTCCTGTGTCATTTGCTATTATATTTCCTAAATCGCCAGCATGACTGTTGTTATCTTGTAACCCTCCATGTTTTTTATTATATGGATTCCAATGTCCAGCACATTCAGAACAGTCATTTTTTAATAAGTTTCCTTTTTCATGAATATGAAAACCATGTTTTCCTGGTGTTACATTTTTAATGTGAACATTTATTTTAACAGGCATTTGAGAATTATCTTGATAAAAGGAAACATAACTACCTTTTAATTTTCCTTGAAATACTGCTATACCTTGCATATTAAATATATATATATAGAAAATATAACAAATTTACACCCTTGAAGATTAAGTTAAAAATGACATAATTGTACACAGTTAAATATTAAAAATAAAAATTGAATAAAATTAATTCCAAAATAAACATTGATAATACAATATGACTGAACGATTAACTAAGAAGAAGAAATCTTCTAAATCGAAACAAGAATTATGGACCCAAATAGAGAACAATTTTATTGATAAAAAACCAATCGAATGTGTATATCGCAGTGGTGGACAGCGTGAAAATTGTGAAACATGTAAATATTCATTAAGGGTGACTGAAGATGGGTTTTTAGCTTGTTCAAACCCAAAATGTAGCATTATTTATAAGGATTCACTAGACCATTCTGCCGAATGGAGGTATTATGGCGCAGAAGACAGTCATGGTTCTGACCCGACTAGATGTGGTATGCCTGTAAACCCACTTCTCAAAGAATCCTCTTATGGATGTAAAGTGATCTGCCAAGGTTCTACTTCTTATGAAATGAGAAAAATAAGAAGATATACAGAGTGGCAATCTATGCCATACAAAGAAAAATCTCAATACGATGAATTTCAGCGTATTACTATTATTGCTCACAATGCGGGGATACCAAAAATCATTATTGATGAAGCATTGCGATATCATAAAAAGATATCTGAGCACAAGACTTTTAGAGGATTAAATCGCGACGGTATTATTGCAGCCTCCATTTATATTTCATGTAGAACAAATGATTGTCCTAGAACTGCGAAAGAAATCGCAACTATATTTACACTGGACAATACAAGTGCAACAAAGGGTTGTAAAAACGCTACCACGATTCTAAACGAGATTGAGTCGGAAATGAACAATAATGAAAAAACAACTCTATGTAAAACAAAACCCGAAGACTTTATTGAAAGATATTGTAGTAAATTAAATATCAATAAGGAGCTTACAAAATGCTCAATATTTGTAGCCATGCGAATTCAAAAAAATAATATCATTCCTGAAAACACTCCTCATTCCATCGCTGCTGGTATTGTGTATTTTATAGCCCAGATATGTCGTTTAAATATATCAAAGCGAGATGTGAATAAAGTAAGTGAAATCAGTGAAGTAACCATCAATAAATGTTTTAAAAAGTTAGAACCAATTCATGACAAATTAATTCCCAAAGCAGTATTGGATAAATATACATAATTAAAATATTTGGGTTTAGTAGAGGATGTCACCTAAAATAATATTCATAGTCCCTTATCGAAATAGAGTAGAACATAAACATTTTTTTACTATTTATATGAAACATATTTTAGAAGATTATAAACCAGAAGATTATGAAATCTATTTTTCGCACCAATGTGATAATCGTTCCTTTAACCGAGGTGCTGTTAAAAACATCGGATTTCTTGCTATGAAAGAAAAATATCCAAATGAGTATAAAAATATCACCTTTGTCTTTCATGATGTGGATACATTGCCTTATAGAAAAAATTTGTTACCGTATGAGACAAATGAGGGTACCATCAAACATTTTTATGGTTTTAAATTCGCTTTAGGTGGTATTTTTTCCATAAAAGGTGGCGATTTTGAGAGAATAAATGGTTTCCCAAATTTGTGGGGATGGTCACAAGAAGATAATTTAATTCAGACACGAGCATTAAAACATGGATTAAAGATAGATCGAAGTATATTTTTTCCGATTCGATCTCCATCCATTCTACAATTTAATGATGGTTTTGAAAGAAAAATAAATAGAAACGAAATGAAAGCTGCTATAAATCCTAACTATCCATATGGATTAAATTTGATAAGAAATTTGAAGACAACTATTGTGGACGAATACATTAACATAACACAATTCTCGTGCGAGCGTGAAGAGATGATAGCATCTACTGAAGTACATGATATTCGAAATGGAAATAAAATTCGTCTCGGTAACCACCGAGGTCCGGGTAATAATTCGGTATTTAATATGAACAATATAATGAGTAGAAGTAACAAGAAATAATGATATTACACCGACTGGAAATAATGATATTATACCGACCGGAAATAATGATATATATATCATTCATAAACAACATTCACTAATAAATAATAATAAAGACTTTCATATTATTATTTATATTACCAATCAATAATATGAAAATCGGAATACTGATACCGTCAACTTCAAAAAACAGAGACTGGAAAAAAATGGAAGAATCTTATTTGTACAAACATACCTTGAAAAGCTTTTTACTTACTTACGATAAAGAACATACTTATGTGTTTTATATTGGAATCGACCGAAATGATATGGTCTATGACAATGAAGATAACAAAAATAAACTGAACCGGTTTTGTTCCATCATGAAAAACACTAGTATTGAATTTCATTACATGGACAATGTAGCAAAAGGACATTTGACTGTTATGTGGAACCAATTATTTAAAACGGCGTATTCCGACGGATGTGAATATTTTTTTCAATGTGGAGATGACATTGAATTCAAAACGAATGGGTGGATAAACGAATGTATTCGTACACTTCAACATTCAAATGGAATCGGTCTGGTTGGTCCGATTAACAATAATGCACGCATACTCACTCAAAGTTTTGTATCTCGAAAACACATGGATTTATTTGGGTATTATTTCCCTCCCGAAATAGTCAATTGGTTTTGCGATGATTGGATAAATGAGATTTATCGAGGAATACAACATTTTTATCCATTGAATCAACATGTGTGTTTGAATGTAGGTGGAGAACCCAGATATGCTATTAATAATCAACAATATCAAAGTCAACTAGAATTCAATAACAAAGTTAGTCTAATGCGCACCCATTGTGCAAACATTGTTAAACGCGACTTGGAGAGAATTACAAGCAGAATATAACAATTACTAAAAATATTGGGTCTATAATATGATATAAAGTGAATTTTATGTCATATTGTATTATAGTTCATGTCAAAACCAAGTAGTTTTTCTTCTATATGTACTTCTAATTGTGCATTTGAGCTAGTGGGTTTGTTATTATCATTATCTGTATACCATCCTAATGAAAAAATGTTTATATTGTGTGATACAAAAACAAAAACAATTGTTGACAATATGACACCTCAACCACGATTACAAATCACCTGGTTTGTTGAATTGGATAAATACGATGGAATGAATCGTGACATTATGACCAGAAAAGGAATTTGGGGTGAATTTCAAATGGCCAAGGCAATCGTTATTAAATATGCGTTACAAGATTCGACAGATACGCTGTTTTTGGATAGTGATATAGTAATTACAGATACAATTGGTGATATAGATTTTTCAAAAGATATTGGTGTTTCACCTCATTACATTAAAAAAGAATATATGGATCAATATGGATTCTATAATGGTGGAATGTTGTGGACTAAAAATAAAAATATTCCAAATGATTGGATAGAGTTTACAAAAAAATCCCGTTATTTTGACCAAGCATCGATTGAAGATTTGGCAAAAAAATATACAAAATTTGAATTTGGTGAAAATTATAATTTACAATGTTGGCGACTACTATTGTCTGAAGAAACCCCAGCACAAATAGCAAAAAATGTTACTTGTGTACCTAATGATAAATTATATTATAAAAACAAACCTCTGAAGTTTATTCATACTCATTTTTTAGACGCGCGTGTTAAAGATTTTAACAATGTTATTATCCATAATTTAAAAACAGCCAAGTTGTATAAATTATTAGCGATTGTATACAGGATAATTCATAATAAATGGGTTTTGAAAATACCCAAACAACCAATTCAAGGATTGGGTAATCATAATAACGACAGCTATAGAGAATTGCCTCTATTAATGAAACTACAAAATAAAGATGTTGATATAAAATACGACGATAAAACAATTCATTGTTGGTTAGAGCCGAATATTTTGACATATGATCGTCCTACATTGGAATGGTGCAATCAAGAAATTGCGACTAGTTCACTGGTGTTATTAGGAAATGGTGATGTTAATCTAGAAGGGCGACAATTAAAAAACAGGATACCAAACATGAATATTAGTCCGTGGATTTTCTGGCCTAGGAAGCCAATGCTTTTGGAGAAAGTTCTTAAACTCAATGGGGTTTTGTCATATGGCGATCGAACAGTTGAAAGCATTTTTATAGGCAATTTTGAGAATAGTGTTCAAGAGAAATTTCGTAAGACAAATGCTTCGTGGGAGACTGTTTTAACCGAATATCATTGTACGAAAGGACAACAGCATAAATTTAGTCATGAAGAGTATTTAATGAAATTGCGTGCATCGAAATATGGACTATGCTTACGAGGATATGGTTCCAAGTGTCATCGTGAAGTGGAATTAATGGCTTTTGGAACGGTTCCTATCGTAACACCAGAAGTCACTGTTTTTTCTTATATGGAACCACTAATTGAAAATACGCATTACATATTAGTTAAAACTCCTGAAGAATTGAAACAGAAGATAGCAAATATCGATGAAAAACAATGGACCCATATGTCATCCGCATGTTATGAGTGGTATCAAAGAAACGTACATAGCAAGAATTGTTGGAAGAATATGATAGAGCACATATTGTACACTACATAAGTATTGGTGGGAATATAATATAAAAATGACATTGTTATTTATATTATAATGGAAAAATTAGGAACAAATTATGGAGGGTGGTATGTACCAATCAATATGAATTTAAATGAAAATAGTGTTGTTTATTCAGGTGGTGTTGGTGAAGACATGTCATTTGATTTATTAATTCAATGTAAATATAATTGCAACGTTTTACTAATTGATCCAACAAATAAAGCCATAACACATTTTGATGAAGTAAAACAATATTATAATAGTAACCAAGTATTTACTGGTGATATTCAACCGGATTATTACTATTGTATTGAATCGTTACATCCAGACCTAAGTAAATTTAAGTATGTAAATATTGGGTTATGGAACAAAAAAGAGGAGTTAAAATTTTATAAACAGTCCAACGACAAATATGTATCACAATCTTTGGTAGAAAATATGTTCGGACAAAAATATGATATAGTACCGGTAGATAGTATAAAAAATATAATGGAGCAACACGGTCATACCCATATAGATTTATTGAAATTGGATATAGAAGGTGCCGAAATAGAGACAGTAAATCAAATGTTAGATGACAAAATATATCCAAACTATGTATTGATTGAATTTGATTTATTATTGAAAAATAAAGATCCAAGAAACACCACAAAACAACTAATTGAACGAATGATTACAAAAGAAAATTATAAAATGTTAAAAAACGATCAGTTAAATATAACATTTGTTAGAACTTAAATTGAATTTATACAAGTATTATATAATGAGTCTTTCTTTACAAACAGATCCGACTGGTCTCCCATTACTTAATAAATATTTAAGTCAGATAGATGTTTACTTTGAATATGGTTGTGGTACAAGTACATATTTAGCAAGTAATGTAGATAATATAAAAAAGATATATTCGGTTGAAAGTGATATAGAATGGGCAAATTGTATTAAACAAAAAATTAAAAGGGATAACATTGTATACATTTTCAATGATATGGATACAAAACCTAAAACCTGGGGACATCCAGGTAAAACTGCGACTGATGTACAGAAAATTAATTATAGTAGTCATATGAAAAACTTAAGCAAAGAAGAACAAGAATCCATCGATTTAGTATTTATAGATGGACGTTTCCGAGTTGCTTGTTGTTTAAAATGTTTTGATATTATGAAAGATGAATGTTCGATCGTATTTGATGATTTTTTAAATAGACCCCAATATCATATTGTTTTAAATTACTTTGATATGGTAGAAAAGTGTTCAAATACTAGAACAGTTTTACTTAGGAAGAAACAAAATGTGTGTGTCCCTCATGAACTTATAAAAAAATACGAATTAATTGTCGATTAATGTTATGTCGATTCGATAAATTATCTTTTACAATAAACATAAATAAACATAAATAAAGATAAATAAACATAAATGTATAAGAATGTGTATATATTCAATTACAAGCTATTATGGTAGATTGGGTAATAATATACTACAAATAGTCTCCGCTTTTATACAAGGTTATGATCAGGCAAATAAATATACATTAAGTAATCATCCTATATTCCACTTTAAAAATATAATAAATGAAGGATCTACTATATGTAACTGTAATACTATAAAAGTATATAATACTCAGCAATTAAAACAATATGATTTAAGTCAGTTAAAAACATGCTATAAAAAACATATCAGTATTAAAGGAGACGGTATCAGTAGTAATATATATGATATTGGTATTCACATTCGTTCTGGAGATATATTCCAGATAATTGGAAGCAGTCACAATAAATATTTACAACCTCCTTTGTATTTTTATGAAAAAATAATTAGTGAAAATATTTCCAAAAAAATAGTTATTGTGTATGAAAGTAATCATAATCCAGTTGTAAATAAACTTGTAGAAAAATATAAACATCTCGACAATATTACATTTCAATCATCTAGCATTATTAATGACATTTATACATTATCAAATTGTAGGCAATTAGTTGTTTCGAATGGAACATTTTGGTTAGTTCCTTATTTTGAATCAAATATAATTGAAAATATCATTATTGCTGATTATATGAAAGATAATCACTGGTTCATGTTTGATACGAATACTAAATATCATGAAATCGCATTGCCTAATTATATGAAGGGACAATTGTGGAAAAATACATTAGAACAACGAGAAATTATGGTGAAATACAATAATTATTATTAGAGAAGAAAAATATATAGAATAATTATAATACATACTATTATAATTATGCAAATCGTAATGGTAATGTTAAATAATTTACAACCATATATAGTTGATAATATACAAAATTTAAAAATTCATAATAATGAAGATGTTGTTATTATAACTGATAAAAAGTTTAATAATTATTTTGATAAATATCAAGTAAATATAATAAATGTAGAAGATTTAATACCAGACTATAATAAACTTATTTGTAATTTAAATAACACATTTAGAGGTGGCTTTTGGAAATTAACATCTTATAGGTTTAATGTTATATACGAATATATGAACAAATACAATATACAAAATATTATTCATATTGAGAATGATGTATTAATTTATAAAAATGTAAATAGTATTCGGTTTCATAATATGAATAAGTTATTATTAACAATGGACTCTAAAAATAGATGTATTCCAGGCATAATGTTTATACCGAATCCTACAATATTAAAAAAATGTCTAGACCTGTTTAACCCATCATTAAATGACATGCAAAACTTTTCAAATTGTTATTATAGATTAAGTGAACATGTTGATTCTCTACCAATATTTTTAGAAGATAGCACAAATGATGTTTCAAATATGATAACAAAAAATTTTAAATATTACAATTGTATATTTGATGCAGCTGCAATCGGTCAATATTTAGGTGGGGTTGATCCAAGAAATAAATCAGGTGATACAACCGGGTTTGTAAACGAAACCTGTGTAATAGACTATTCAAAATACAAATTTATTTGGAAAAATGAAAATGATAAAAAAATTCCTTATATGATTGTCAATAATAATGAATATTCTATTGTGAATTTACATATACATTGTAAAAACTTAAAGAAATTTATATAATTAATATATAATAACATGACTGACAATGACAATTTAGATTATTTGAATAAATATATGATACCAAAATTTTTTGATATTAAATCCAATAAAACTTCTCATGAGACATTATACAATTCAAGCGATGGTACAAATTTAATATCCGGATATATTTCACTAGACAATAGTGATAAACATTTTTATACTCATATTTGTTATCATACTATGAAACTATCATTAGAATTATTAATTAAAAACAATACAAATAAACCATCAACTATTGTTGAAACTGGTTGTAGTACCAACCAAGGAACAAAAAGCACAACCTTATGGGATATGTTTGTAAATAAATACGGTGGTAATGTATATTCAGTTGACTTAAATAAGCATGCCGTATTACAGGCCAATCAAATGACTAGTGATAAAACATTGGTAACTTGTAAGGATAGTGTTGAATATTTACAAACTTTCACACAACCAATAGATTTTTTATATTTAGATAGTTATGATGTGGATTTTAGTAATCCATTACCATCAGCACAACATCACTTGAATGAATTCAACGCAGTCAAGCATTTATTACATAAAGGAAGTATAGTTTTGATTGATGATACACCAATATCAGCAGATTGGTATGATAATGCTTGTAATATTCCTGAAAACGACGCTAGAAGATTAAATTTTAATACTGATATGAGTGGAAAAGGTAGTTTAGTAAATATCGAGTTAGAGAAAATGAATGCTATAAAAATATTACACCAATATCAAAGTTTATGGGAAATTTGTTAAGTGACGATTTACATATTGGTAATGATGTACTATTTTTTGTGTAAATATAATCTTTCAACATTGTATAATGAAATTTAATAATCATACAAAATTATTTACTCAAATATATGAAAATAATGAATGGGGTGATAATAAAAACTCTGTTTATAAAGGATCTTCTGGTAATGGTTCTAGTATATTGTTTAATAAAGAATATATTCATTTTATGAAAGAGTTTATAGATACAAATAATGTTAAGAAGGTTATTGATTTAGGGTGTGGTGATTGGCAATCATCGCATTTAATTTACGAAAATAGAGATATTAAATATTATGGGTATGATGCTTATGAAAAAATCATAGTCAATAATAGTAAAACATATCCACAATTTACATTTACACATTTAGATATTTTAAACGAAATAGACTCCATTGAAGATAGTTGTGATTTATGTATTTTGAAAGATGTATTACAACATTGGACTTGTAACGAAATTAAATATATAATGGATAAATTAGTTTTAAAATCTATTAAATATATAATTATAATTAATTGTTGTAATCAAAAATATGATAATCAGGATGAACCGATTCGGTCTAGACCATTGAGTATTAAATATGAACCACTTAAGTCATACAAGTTTAAACATTTATTTAATTATAACAGTAAAGAAGTGTCGTTATTATCATTGTAATACCTCCTTACAATATGTATCAAAATTCAACATATTATAATTATCCCAACACGTATTATTGTAATACGAACCTAACATATTCTCATCTATATGATTCCAATCATCTAGTAATACAATAGGAAAATTCTTACTGTAATATTCGGTTATATGATTTTTTAAACAAATTGGAATAACTTTTAAATAAAGACATTCCCAAAATCGATGTGTGTCTAATCCATTTCCTTCAGGACAAATCGCAAATTTATACGAAGACAACATTTTTAAATAATTTAAATAATTAGTATTCGGTAAATTAGGTATGTTTTTAGATCTAATAACATCATAACATTTTTTTCGTTTAATTGTATTAGTATTTATATTAAAATTAAAATAGATAGAATTTGGTTTATTTACCAAACTATTATTTTCTAATATTTGTTTCCAAATGTTTAAGTCACCGTGTTTCCACATACTATTAGCTATGCCAATTGGTAAAGGAATAATTCTTTCTCTTGGTTCGATTGTAATATTTTGAGTAAATATTTTATTTAGATTTGGAATATTTAATAATTCAACACGATTAGATAAAAAATGGCCGTCGGAATTATGAAAGATAATATTGAAATTTGTTGTTATGTTATTTAATATATCCATTAAATTTTTATAATTATTATCACATTTGTTCTGCGAAAACTTAGCAGACTTTCCATCAATAATATGCGTATAACAGAAAATATTTTTTATCTTTCCTGTACTTATCATATTTAAATCATAATTTTCTATATTAATGTGTTTGTTGTTTTGGATTTTGATTCTAGGATTAAAATTAAAATCTCCTAATGAACCTATGTAATAATCACATAATTGTTGTATTTTTTCACCAGTTATAATATTCATTACACTTATTGATAATAATTAAATTTATTATCAATAAACGAGTACGTAAAAGTTAATAATTATCCAGTTGATTATGGTTTTCTTAAATACCAATGAATAGCTACATAATCAGAATCTTTATCGCACTCTCTTATATGCGAACAGTTTTTCCAATTTAACTGTCTAATTACAATATCATTTGAATGGTATATATTCATGTAATTAAAATATATTTCATATTCTGATGCCCCGCTTTTATTATAATTAGACGGTTCTACACTATCTATAAATATCTCCCAAAAATGCTTTTTACTGTTATGGTAACTTTTTACCAATTCCATTAACTCATTTATCATATCATTATTAAATATCATATGATGCGCAATACCGGAACCACGATGACTTTTTTTTAATGTATTATGTAGTTTATTCATATGGTTAAAATATGGACCATGATATTCTCTTCCAATTGTATATATACCTTTATTGTCTTCACTAATGAATTGAGTTGGTTTTAAAAAGTGGGTATCACAATCTATAACTAAATAATGTTTTAATATTCCAGGGATTGTATATCCAGAGTATAATTTTAATAATTGTTGTAAATACCATCCATGTCTTTTGTTTGAACCGTATCTATTATTGAATTCTTGTATAGTAAATGGAAATATGGTTTCATCAATAGTAATAGTACCATCTATTTTTATACATGGGTTTGCACATACTAAATATATGTTTCTATAACCGATTATATTTTTTTTTGTATATGGAAGCATATCTTCTATTATATCATTATCATTTGGTCCTACACAGATTACTATATCAAATTGCATACTATATACCTATTTATAGTAAAATGGTCACAATTTACCGCATCATATCATCAATCAGTCCGTCTAAATCATATTCTCGTGTCCAACCTAATTCCGTTTCCGCTTTGGTAGCGTCACCCAGCAAGAATTCAACTTCACATGGTCTAAAATATTTCTCGTCAATTTTGACTACTATTTTACCCGTTGATTTCTCTCTACCTACTTCATTTATACCTTTACCAGACCAGTTACACCCTGGATAAATGCCATTTCGGACATCATTATTTATAATACTTCATACACATTATTATTTAAATATTTAATATACTATAAGTTATATGAACAATACGGGTAGTAAAAAAAATAAATATAATAATATATGTAATACTTATATTAAATCGTTGGATGACTGTGAGAGAAAAGATAAAATATTAACTTCCAATAAGGAGACTGAATTTCATTGTCGATTAATAAGACAATTATATGATGGGTGTCTAGAATTTAATAAAATAAAAAAATAAGCAAATAGTCAAAATTATATGACAACATAAATTACATATTGTCATATAATTATATAGTAGAATACTCAATTTGAAATGGTTTACCAGTACTAATTTAAAACGCCGCGTCCATATCAAATACATCATCGTCTTTTGTTTTATCTGCCAGAGAATATTCGGCTACGCGTTTCTCGAAAAAATTCGTTTTCCCCTCAATACTGATCATTTCCATAAAATCAAATGGATTTTTCGCGTTATAAATCTTGTCATTCCCTAATTGAACCGATAAACGATCGGCGACAAACTCAATATATTGACACATTAAATCGCTATTCATACCAATTAGACGACATGGCAATGCATCACATATGAATTCTTTTTCTATTTCAACCGCTTCTTTTAATATTTCATTAATACGCGATTTACTGACCTTTTTACTTAATTTATTGTAGAGCAATATAGCGAATTCAGTATGAAGCGCTTCGTCTCGACTTATCAGTTCATTCGAAAAGGTGAGTCCAGGCATAATACCCCTTTTTTTAAGCCAAAATATAGAACAAAATGCCCCAGAAAAGAAAATACCTTCAATACAAGCAAACGCAATAAGTCGTGTAGCAAACGAACTTCGTTTGTCGTTTATCCATTTAATTGCCCAATCCGCCTTTTTCTTTATACATGGAAAATTGTCAATTGCTTTGAATAATGTTTGTTTTTCTTCGCGATCCTTTATGTAGGTATCAATAAGCAAACTATACGTTTCAGAGTGAATATTTTCCATGGCAATTTGGAAACCATAAAATGCACGGGCTTCCGACAATTGTACCTCGCCCATAAATCGTGCGGCCAAATTCTCCAATACAATACCATCGGATGCTGCAAAAAATGCTAATATCATTGAAATAAAATATTTTTCCTTCTCATCTAACTTGTCCCATTGTACCACGTCCTTTGATAAATCAATCTCTTCTGCTCTCCAAAAACAATCGATTTGTTTTTTGTACATTTGCCATATCTCTTGGTCTTGAATTGGAAACATTACATAACGATTTGTATCTTCTTGAAGAATTGCATCCTGAACGAGATTCTTGGACATCCTAAATAGTATATACCTAGATTTTTATATCGTTTATATATTTCTTTTTTATTACATATGTCACTACATTATGTAGGCGAATAGTAACCAGTAATTGTTATACATTTTTGTTATGTAGTGGTAAATTTTAAATCGCTAATTATTATATATATAGTATACAATGAATTTGGCAAAAAGAGACCACATAATATTTCAATTGAAAGCAGAATTAGAAAACAGAAAAAAAATGTTGGGTAACAAAAGAAAGGAATTAAAACAAACGGTGAGAGAAAATGGATTATTAAATCAAGTTTTAGCAGATTACAATAAACATAATGAACATATTGTGAAGAAGAAGAATGAACAAATCGACTTCTTGAATATGTTACATGAATACATTGGTAAAGTATCAAATCAAATTCATCTAGCAGATAGTATAGTAAAGGATTCGAAAAAAGAACAAAAAGATATATTAAGAGAGATTAACAAATTGAAACATGAACTTGAAGAAGTTAATGATTAGCTGTTATTATTATTATTATTATGTAATGCGTTGTCTATCATATTCGCAAAATAAAAATAAAAATATATGTAAATTATATAAATATGGTTAATCGTTCATTAAAAAGACATAGATCTAGTAAAAGAAAGACTCTTAAAAAGAGAACTGGCAAAAGAATGGTTGGTAAAAAGAGAACTGGCAAAAGAATGGTTGGTAAAAAGAGAACTGGTAAAAGAATGACTGGTAAAAGAATGACTGGTAAAAGAATGACTGGTAAAAGAATGGGTGGTAAAAAGAGTTTACGTGGTGGCTATACATACGGTGCATCTAGAAAAAAGGGCAAGGGACGTAGAAGAAGAACAAAGAAATCAAGAAGAAAGGGTTCTTACAAGAAAAAGTCAAAGTCTCGTCGCAAGTAAACGACAACTAGAAATGATTTTTTATTTTTCTAATTTATAAATAATTAGGTTTTCATAATTATTTATTATTTAACGAATATCGATTTATTGTATTCCTAGTTGAAATTTAGTGGTACAATGATTTGGAAAACGACCGGTTACTTCTCGATGTTTTAAATTGACCAAATTTTTCACCTCTTTATTTCGTGTTTTTAAAAAGGCTCGCCATCTTCGTTGGATCAAGTGTATCCAATGTGTTTTCACAATGGCTGTTGAGTATTGATCCCATTCATTTTCTCCAATTGAAGTAGTTGTTGGTTGGATGATTTCGATTTTATAATGTTTAGGATTTTTGATAATTTCTTCATAATTTCTGATGAATGGATGAAGCGATGTAATATTCATTTCATATTTTAGTTTGTCAAGATAAATATTATATTCCTTTTTGATATGTTTCAATTGTTTGGTTACCTTTTTTATTTGATTATAAAATGTGTCAATTGGAACTCGTTCAATGACAATATAATTACCATATAATTTTGATGCGTGTATTGGTTGAAGAACGCCATGCTTCAATGGCATGTACAATTCTAATAAGGCTAATTCGAAGCTCATTGTATAGTTTAATAGATGACTTAGATTATTCTATGTAGATGATATCAATTTTTTCTGTTATTACTATATAATGTCAATGAAACTCAAAATGCCTACTTTACCAAAAATGGGAAAGGTTTTAAACGATAAGAATGTATTGTATATCGTATTTATTTTGGCAATCTTAAATATTCTTGGATATTTACTTGTCAGAAATACTGAAGCAATCGCATTCTTTTTGATTGTTGGTTTCTTAACCACCTACTTTAGTAAAAATATGATTGTAGTCCTACTTGTTTCCATGGTTTCAACTTCTATTTTTTCCTCTACAAGAATGTCTTTTGGCAAACTAGGTATGTCAAAGGAAGGTATGGAGAATAAAGAAGGAAATAAGGATAAGGATGCCGAGAAGAGGGATGATAAAGATGCCGGCGATAAAGATGCTGACGATAAAGATGATGCTAGTAATGCTGATAAGGTTCCTAAAAAAGAAGGATTTGACGATAATAAAAAAACAAATCCAAAGATGAATGATAACGGTAAGACCAAAGACGAACCAGTTGGTGCTGATGCACAAAAAACAAAAGGAACAAATGGAAAAAATTTTGTAAGTCAAGGGGACACTTTAGCAGAGGCCTATAAAAATTTGGAAGGTATGATAGGTAAAGATGGTATCAAGGGTCTAACTAGTCAAACTGAAACATTATTGAACCAACAAACTGAATTAATGAAAAATATTAAAGGAATGGAGCCTTTTATCGCAACTGCTGAGAATCTAATGAGTAAATTAGATTTAAGTAGTTTAGATGGTATTGGAAGCATGCTCTCTAATTTGGGTGGAAAGAAAGAATAAATTATTTATCTAACGCCATATCATTTGTAACAATATAAGTTGACAAATCTCAACGAATGTAATTATATATTATTATCAATTTATAATATATAATATGTCAAAATGTCCACCAGGTGTAATATGTTTTGAAAATTTTACACTTACTTTTATTATAATATCTCTCATCATCGTTATTTATTATGTTTATGCTAATAATCGTGTAGATTCCGAAACAACACGAGAAATGGTACCTAGACATAGACATGGTAATGACAATAACATCACAAATGATTCGTTGTTTTCCATGTCGGGTCTTTTTCCACGCCCATCATACTCCTTTTCCAATGTCCAAAACGATGTACTAATGAACCCTTACACACCACCTCTTAAAGATGAACGCGTAATTATGTCAAATGATATACGTGGTGGGATACCCATTAATATTAACACGAGAGCAGTCGACACAAATTATCGTCAAGTCGGTCTTTTAAAAAGAATGTCGGGTCCTGAAATGCTATTACCTCTAATGGGTCGACCACGATATGTAGGTCGTGATAAATGGCAATATTACACAATGAGTGATCAAAATAATCAAATAAAACTACCAGTTTCTTTCAAATCTCGTAGTTGTACAAATGAATATGGATGTGATGAGATATCCAATGGTGATAGTGTTTATGTAGATGGTCTAAATACAACATTCCAAGTAACCATGTATGATAATGCAACTATGCAGTATCTTCCATTTGTATAAGCAACATAATATCAAAAAAAACAAATATCTCTTTTTAACACGTCATGATTATTTAATTTCAGACAACTATATCCTGTTTCTTATCTTGAACGAGGGATACGCGGCGTGTTCGACACATAATACTACAAAATACCATATCTTGAAATAAATACTGAGGACTTTGAATTGTTTTACCACAATGTCCACATTGATATATTGGATATTTTTCGAAAGGAACATGTGTTTTTGATCGAGATGTTATTGGCAATATTTTTGATTTTGTTACAGTTTCAATACGATAAATATAATTATTTATTGAACTTGAAGTTGTATTATTACTATTTGTTTTAAGCAATGTAGTTTCTTCAATATCATCATCTGAGATATCTTCACTATTTTTATGTTTTATAGTTGGTCTATTTGGAGATGATGATATGAGACTTATAATGTAATCATAAATATTCATTAGATATCGCATTATCATTTTATTCGTTTAATATAGTTGTAGATTATATTACACGAATTTTTATTCAATTTTTATTTTTTTAATGCTTATAGGCCAGTAATCGATTTGTTTCCGAATCCGTCTGGACTAGGCATTTGTCCGTCTAAGTTACTCTTCTTATCAGGTTTATTAAAATTTGTCATCTCAATATCATTATTATTATTATTATTATTATTATTATTATTATTATTATTATTATTATTATTATTATTATTATTATTATTATTATTATTATTATTATTATTATTATTATTATTATTATTATTATTATTATTATTATTGATGGCAGATGTAATTGATTTACCCAAATATTGCTCATTACCTAAGCTATTCTTGATTTCGCTATTACCATTACTACTATCACTTGAACTATTATTATTTGAAGAAGACTTATCTCTATTAACCTCACTAAAATCAGACAATCCTTGTACTAATTCAGCTTCAGTATCGTTCGCATAATTTCTTATAATTACCCGACTATTTTTGGAAGGTACAAATATACTTAAATCTATTTGTTTTATATCATCTGTATATTTGTTATCATTTATTCTTACTATAATATCATCACATGATTTTCCAGTACATTCGTCTATCGAATTTGGACCGGATTGTTGGTTCATCTCTTGTTTTTGTGATAGAGGAGAAGATTGCATTGGTTTTAGAGATTGTGAACTCATGGTTCCATTAGAATCTAAATCAGAACCTAAATCAGAACCTAAATCAGAACCCGAATCTGAACCCGAATCTGAATCATTATTAAATAAATAATTAATTTTATTTGTAGGCTTACTCATTGGTGGTTTATTAGGAGGAATATTTGGTTTTGTTGTAGGAGCTTCAGGTAGATTTAGGGAGCGTGGTGGTTTGCTACCAGGAGCAGGCATTCCTAAATACGACGCAGTAGTATATGGGGGGGTGTCATCTTTTTTACGACTAACGGTCTCATTTGCTTTTTGTTGAGCATTTTCTAACTCTTCAATTTGATCTCCTAGTTTCATATTGTCTAATTCATTTTTTTTACGTTTAGCTTCCTCTTTTGCCTTTTTTTCAGTATCTAAACCGAGCGTGTCTAATGATGGACCTATAACAGATGGTTTTATTGGAGTAATTTGATTCACATCTTCATCCGCCTTTTTCATGTCTCGTTGTTCTAATTTTTCCTTGGCTTCCTTTTCCTTGGCTTCCATTTCCTTGGCTTCCTTTTCCTTGGCTTCCTTTTCCTTGGCTTCCTTTTCCTTGGCTTCCTTTTCCTTGGCTTCCATTTCCTTGGCTTCCTTTTCCTTGGCTTCCATTTCCTTGGCTTCCTTTTCCTTGGCTTCCTTTTCCTTGGCTTCCATTTCCTTGGCTTCCTTTTCCTTGGCTTCCATTTCCTTGGCTTCCATTTCCTTGGCTTCCATTTCCTTGGCTTCCTTTTCCTTTTTTCGTTCACGCTGAGCATCTTTCTCTTGTTTTTTTTTCGCCTGAGCAGTTCTGCGCTTCATTTGGTCTGGACTTAGACCACCAATATGAATAATATTTTTTTTACTACTATTATATTTTTTCATTGTTTTTCTTCTGATATTTACAAGTCGTTTGCCTTTTTTCTTTGAATTTTCATATCTACTTTTCTTTCTAAAAGCACCTTTTTTTCTTGAATGGTTCTTCCTAAGTTTTATTTTATTTACTCTATTTTTAGAAAGTTTCATAAGGATTAGTATATATACTAGTTTTAGAAAAAGTATTCGTGAACTTTTTATTTTGTTATGTTATATTAATATGTTGAGCAAACTAAAACAACTTAATTCAAATAATACCAGTAATGTAAATTCAATCAATTGTCCGAAAGCCACATCACCTGTTAATATTTCAATGGATAGCATCATGGGTCCATGTGTACTAAAATGCGACTATAATTACAACTACAATGTATATTCACCCAATGTAACTAATAAACAGAGTTACTTGTCCTTAAATTATTCCGGTAAATATAATCCAGTTACTTACAATGATGAAAAATACAATGTTCAAGAGATTCGTGTATACCAACCATCGTTACATCAATACAAAGGTACAAATGCAGATGGTGAAATACTTATCATACATAACGGACCGGGCAAGAATTTAATCGTATCGGTTCCATTTATGGTAGGTGGAAAAACAGACAAGGGGTCTTCTCAGTTAGCAAAGATGATAACAGAATCCGCATCGAGGATTCCATCGGTAGATGAATCTGTTACATTGTCTATGGGTGATTTCAATTTGTCTAATTTTATCCCACAGTCCAAAGGGTACTTTTCTTATACAGGAACATTGCCATATGAGCCATGTAATGGAAGCTACAATTATATCGTATATGCCGTTGATAACGCTTTGAATATCCCCAATGATGTATTAGAAAAATTAAAACAAATAACTGAGAATACAGAATGTAAAATAAACGAGAACAATGTATTTTATAATAAAAATGGAGCCAATTCAAAAAATAGCAGTGATGATATATTCATTGACTGTCAACCGGTCGATTCAGACGGCAATATATTAGTAGATATGAATATGGTGGAGGGGAAATCAAGTTCTTCTGATTCGGATAGTGGAATTGATTTCGAAAAGATAGCCCCCTATTTATACACGTTAATCGGGTTGGCTGTTGGGTATATCATAATTTACATAGCTCAATATCTATTCGATAATACATCGTCGACCACAACATCGTCGGTCACAACATCGACATCAAGTGGATCCAAGTAACTAAAATACCCAGCTATGTGTTTCGATTGTAAAACATTCATAATTATTATAAAACGATAATTATGAATAAAATATTACCTACTATATTTTATTATATCTAGATACATATTACATCTTACATCTTACATGATTGATGAGGTATCTGTAATAGACATTGCACTATAGATATTATCTGATGCAGGAATATAATGTAAATGACTAGGGCCAGCTGTTTCAACTAAAGGTGCCATTTGTTTCACTACTTCCTCCTCTAAAGTAATGGGGAATTGATTAAACGCACTTAAATGTCTATTTTGTGTTAATTGACTAGGTAAATATTTTTGAATACCAGCTGAACCTGTCATACCACTTGAACGCTGAATTAACTCGTATGCGGCATATAATGCAATGATGCCAACAATTGGACTAACATTCATAATCAAGTATACTGCAACAAGAAGTACACCAATATTTCCGTAAATATTATCAATAACAGGTGCTAATAATTGAGGGGTTTGTATATTAAACATAATATATATTACCATAACAATCAACAATAATTGATGGTGACGATTATTTGGCTTCATAAGTTTATTGAACAATTCCATATATCATATTATTATATTTTTTTATTTTGTCATATTCTAAATAGATTCGTATAAAATTGAATAAACACATCGCTATATCATTAAATATAATCATGTCATACTTAGGAAAAAAAGGATATACTATTTATAAAAAAGATTTGGCTAGCAAAGAACAGCAATTTATACGAAATGAATTAACCGTAAAACCGTATCTTCCTAAATCGCCAGCCCAACCGGAACCGTTTCCAATATATCGCGAGTCGCCCAACAAGTTCTATTTACCCAGATATTTTGGTCAAGACAATTTCGGCGAAATAGCTGATAATAAACTACCAAAGGGCGATGATATTGACATTAAATTTAATGGCGAAATGAGAGAATATCAAACGAACATCGTAAATAAATACATTAATTTTGTGAAAGACAGTGGTGGTGGGCTATTGGATGTTGATCCAGGTAAAGGTAAAACGGTAATGGCTCTATATATAATATCTCAATTAAAAAAAAAGGCACTCGTCATTGTTCATAAATCATTCCTATTAAACCAATGGATAGAGAGAATTGAACAATTTCTTCCTAATGCCCGAGTTGGTAAAATTCAAGGTCAAGTTATCGATATTGAAAATAAAGACATAGTCATTGGTATGCTTCAATCACTATCGCAAAAAGAGTATCCAGAATCCTTATTTGATTGTTTTGGAATATCCATCTACGATGAAACTCATCACCTTGGAGCAGAGACATTTAGTCGATCCATGCTGAAAATACAGACGAATTATACACTTGGGTTGTCTGGGACAATGCAAAGAAAAGATGGTCTGACAAAAGTATTCAAAATGTTTTTAGGCGATGTAATTCACAAGGAAAAAACAGATACATCGGAACATAAAGTTATTGTGAAAGCCATCAATTACAAAGTAAACGACGAGGAGTTTAACGAAATAAAATACGATTATCGTGGGAATCCATTATACAGTACAATGATTTCCAAATTATGCAATTATAATCGTCGTTCCGAATTCATGTTAAATATATTGGAAGAGGAATTAAAAATAAACCCAGAACAACAAATTATGATTTTGGCTCATAATAAATCGTTACTAACCTATTTGTATAAAGCCATTGAGCATAGAGCTATTGCTACAGTCGGATATTATGTAGGAGGTATGAAAGAAGAGCATCTGAAAATAAGCGAATCAAAAAAAGTAATCATTGCAACCTATGCCATGGCATCAGAAGGTCTGGATATAAAAACATTAACCACACTTATCATGGCTAGTCCTAAGACAGATGTATGTCAATCAGTTGGTAGAATATTAAGAACAAAACATACGAGCCCATTGGTGATAGATATCATAGATAGTCACGATATCTTTGAAAAACAATGGTTAAAACGACGACAATATTATATCAAACAAAAATATAATATCATATCCAGTAACAACACTGATTATTTTAATAATACATGGGAAACATTATACGATCCCAAAGACAATGAAAAAAGCATAAAGAAAATTAAAAAAAAGGATGAACCGTTGAAAGGAGTGTGTTTATTGAATATTTAAATATTTACAGAATTGATAATATGACTATTAGTTTGTACAATTATCCATTTTCGTGATGGGTGGTGGTGTTGCTAAAGCTGAAGTACTAGCAGATAAAGAAGGTGGTGCACCAGTTGAATAACTCGGTGTATATGGAACATTGGACATGTATTGAGCGTAACCACCTCTTTGTCTTTTTCCGCGTTTACCTTTTCTACTTCTTTTTACCTTTTTTGTTCTTTTTAATGACTTCTTTTTGTGACTTTTTCTCATTTTACGACTTTTTCTCTTCATGCCTCCGACAGTTGGGTTACTAGTTGAAGCATCCATATTAGCAGGATGGTCTGTTTGACCACCTGGGTAAGAATTAAAGGATGCTAAATGAGCACCATGAACACCAGATGTAGAAGCCAATGATTGGTCCTTGGAGAATCCATAACCCATACCTCCGCGATGTAATGTTCTTCTATGTTTCTTCATACTTTTTTTACCTCTTTTACCACTCTTCTTCATTTTCTTACCAGTCTTCTTCATACTCTTTCTCTTCTTCATCTTCTTACCACCAGTAGATACCATTTTATACATGCCTTTTTGTTGTAATGCTAAATCACTTGTGGTAGACCCACCGTAACCAGTAACTGCACCTACTTTGCTTGAAAAACCAGGATTAGAAAAATGAGCATTTTGTGGATTAACCAATGATGATTGTTCAACTAATGATGACATTTATATATATATATTCGAAATAAAAACAAATTCATTTTACAGTTCGTTGGTTTTCAACTAATATAAATTACGCACAACTTGATCTGTTCTGGTTATATTTCGATCGTTATACCCATTCCCCCTATTGTCTCTATTATTACTGCTACTAATAGAAATGGGAACATATTTGTTAAATTTGCTACTAAAGGAACAATTCATATTGACACATTTATTCAAATAGACATATTTATCTTCGTTTGTATTTTCAAATTCATCTTCATCATCACTTTCTTCTAGAGCGTCTAAATTTTGGTTCTCCTTGATTTTTCTAAATATTTTATTCATCATAACGCTTGTTTTATAATCTGGAATCATTGCAATGTCGTGTCGCTCTAATTCATCAAGTCTGTTTTTGACATAGAGGTGATAAATGTCGTTTTGTATATCAGGTTTTACAGAAAAAACTTTAGTTACCATATTTGTATCATAGTCTTTGTAGAGTATGCTATTATAACTATTATGCATTGTTTGATAAGATCTGGTTTGAATGGAATAAACTTTATAAGACATTTTCTTGGCAATATCAATTGCTGTATCTAAGTTTGTTTCGATTACAGGCAATCCTATAACAATCCCTTTGTTCGTCAAATAACATTGTTTTAACTCTTTTGACAATATATCACGAATAGTTACCAGTTTTTTCAACTCATTGTAGTGCTCAATATTTTTTCCCTTATAATAGTGAATCTTTTCAATTGAAAATACACCTTTATTATCGGATGTAAATAGAGTCCCATAAAAAATGGTACCCAACACTAATTTTTTTTCGAATATTTGTGGAATTATTTCCACCTTGTTAATATCTTTTGTTCCGTTCCGCCCCATTTCAATAAAAACACACACCTTTTTGTCTTGGAAATAAGTAAACCATACTAAATGTTTTCTTCCATATGGTATTAAAAAGTACAAGTCACTCGAAACTTTATTATGGGTAGTTTCATAAGAAAGTTTCAAACTAGGTAATCTAGCCAATAAATTGGTTTTATCAGCAGGTGATAATCGCATAATATTATAAATAGACAAATCTCTTTAATACTATTATGCTAACAATATTATGCTAACAATATTATGCTAACAATACATTAAAAGGTAGAGTAATTACTTGAACCAAAGTTGCTAGATGACATCAAATTATCCGATGTTAATATTCCACCAGAGTCAATATTCATTTTACCCATGGGACCTGGTTCAGACCCAGACCCTGAGACAGACCGTGTCCCAGAGCTATTTGTTTTAGAATTACTTAGTTCTTTCAAATAATTCTTCAGTTCATTTTTCATGTCTGTATTGTTGATCGCACTATTACCACTACCATTCCCAATATGTTGTTTATCGCTATCCACGCTGCTATTTTTTGCTAGAGAATTACTCTTTATTGTATTAAAAAGCAATTCGTACTGTTCTTGTGGTTTATTTACTAAATCTTTTACTTTGGGGATCGTTAAATTCGTTTTAAAAAAAGTAAACAAATAATGAACTAAAATAATTAATATTAATGAAATTACACTCATTTGAAAAATCCATGAAAGCATATTATATATTTATTTATAAAGTTTTAATACCGATAAAAACGTAATCATGTCTTCTTTCACGGAATGTGTTATTTCATTTTCCTTAGTTTCAAAATAAAAGGAAATATTATCTTCTACTACTAATGTTAATAAACTATTCGGAACTAATTTATATTTCTTTACTGAAATTTTTTTATATGTATAATGAATCGGAATATAATATACTTCATGTTTCGTGTGATGATCTTGTTGAATTCTAAATTTGTGTTCCTTACTAAAGTCATATAATGTTGTTTCTGGTGCCTCGTCGTATTTATATATTTTGTCGTTCATAATTTCGTATATTCCGTCTTTCGTTTCAAAAGACAATTTATTGTGTTCCTTTTGTAAATATTTAGTTAGATCGTCCAAAGGAATTATTTTAAAGGCATTGATTGGATAGATAAGCATATTTGTGAATATTATTATTATAAGAAACCATTTAAACCGATTATACAATTAATAAATAATCATGGTAAATATTATTATTGTCGAAAAAAACGGTGACCTAAAAAGCGCCAAATATACACCAGGAAAGGATGTGTTATATAAAAAGTGTAAATTTAAGAAGGAAGAAGGCTTTGAATTAAGAACTACATGGAAAGTAAAAAAGAACAAGGATGTATTTGAATATGTCTCAATGTATGCGCGTGATTCAGGAAAGGCAAATACAGAAAACAAATATGATTTTCCTCCACCAATAGATACAGTATTGTATTTCGGATGTTGTGCTTTAATTGCTCATAATGGAACAGATGAATGGATTGATTTATCAGAAGATGAATGGTCGCAAGTTTACGAAGAATTGTTTGGTGGGTTTGAAAATTTAGATGCTTCTGCGAAGGAGGATGAAATGGAGGAAGATGAACTAGAACATATAGCTGATGAATTAAAAACAAAGTCTGGATATCTAAAAGACGACTTTGTAGTAGACGATAGCGAAGGTCTTGGTAGCTCAAATGGAAGTGATGATGAAGCATCATGGGAAGATGCTACTTCTGAACTAGAATATGATGAATATAGCTATAGTGATGAGGATTAACATCAAAAAATAAAAAATAATAATTTACGATTAGTATATTATTATCTCCAATACAATGTCCAATACAATGTCCAATAGTATATCAGTAAAATTAATTTTAAAAAAATTGATTAAAGGTAAGTTCACATATATAATGTAAATATAGATACAATGCGTAAAATAGAGAATCCAGAAGAATTTCGAAAGAATATGACTATGAAGTTGAAACATATTATAGAAGACGAAAAGTCATGTGTCAATTTGGAAAAAGGAATATACAACTATTGTTTAGATCATGCTACCAAAATGAACATTGTTAAAAAATGGGACAATAATTATTTCGTAAAAATTTATTTGGATAGAATAAGAACAATATATATAAATTTAAAAAATAGTAATCTTAAAGATTTGGTCGAATCTAAAGAAATAAAACCACACGAGATTGCGTTCATGACTCACCAGGAAATGCAACCCGATAAATGGAATGATTTAATCAAAGAAAAGAAGATTCGCGATGAAAATAAATATGAACCTAAACTAGAAGCATCGACTGATAATTTTAAATGTTGGAAATGTAAATCAAAAAAATGTACTTATTATCAGTTACAAACCAGATCAGCAGATGAACCTATGACAACCTTTGTTAATTGTTTGGACTGTGGAAATAGATGGAAATGTTAAGAATATATTACTGGGTAGGTATAGGAAACCTATCAAAAAAAATGTAGAATAGGTATATATATATGAAAATGTTGGTTGATTATAAATACAATACTTATAGATTAATAGTTTTAACTTTTATAGTAACCGCCTTATATGATGTTGCGCTTAGAGAATTATCACTATACAATCTTATACCTAGTATTAAAGCTTTTTTTCCATTTATACAGTATTTGGAACCCTATTTTATGAAACATACAATGTTGGCAGCAGCATTGATTGCCGGATTTGTTGGCGCCACTACTCAAGTAATTCTTTTATATTTTATGAAATTTCCTACTCGCAGTAGTTCCGCAAAATATATAATTCAATTTATGGCATGGACATTTATAGCAAGCGCCTTATACGGATTTATAATGAAGTGGAGTAAACTATTCCCGTATTTAGAGGAATATTATTACAAACCATTAGGACTATTCAAAAGTTTGTATCACGACGGCACATCTGGTTTAATAGTTCAGTTTACTTTATTATTTTTCCTACAATATACAAATGACAACTAGTCTTGATGAAATAAAAGAACTTTTACTTGTACTAAATAAAAGTATGGAAAAAATGAATGAAAAATTAGATATAATTTGTAATAATAATAAACTAACTGAAGAAGTAGCTAGTGAATGTAAGAAAATGAGCTCACATATTGATTTTGTTGAAAGTGTTTACGACAATATGAAATACCCTATTAATTATATATGTGGAACCATAAATAGTATATCTAATAACAATACAATATGTAATGAGGATCTTGCATAAAAATCTAAAAACTAAAATAAAAATAACAATATACAATTTTTATTTTATTATTAACCCATCTATTTAGATAATGGTATTGTATTGAAATAATTCTACAAACATTTTTTTTGAGGGGTGGGGCCTTTTGTATCAGCTGGTATTTTCCAATCTTCACCATATTGGTTGATTAATTTTTCTTCATAATTAAATGGTAAATATAGTTTATTATCGTTCCACATATATTCTATTAAATTATTATCAGGGTTATAACAATTACTCCATACAATCTTTTCCCAAGCATCATAAAAATTTCCAGAATTGTCTAACTCCGCAAAATAAAAATCAATTGGTCCATGAGTTTTGCCAGCATCGATTCTAAAAAAAGTATTTTTATCATAACTAACACGCATATTGTTATCAATAAATAGTTGTTTGATTATATCGTGGTTATTTATATCTGTAATAATATCAATATCATCGTCATTATTTATACAACTGTTTTCTCTTACAATGCCTAATAATGTACCATAAGCTATAAACCAATTTTTAATATTATTATCATTTAATATTTTACTAGTTATTTCTAAAGAGTTATTTAATTTATCAGAACTGTGTTTTGCGCCTCCCATTATAATATAATATTATATATTATAATAATATTATGAATCAAGCGAAGATTCAATGTATAACTCATGATTATTGTAATAATTTGAATAAATACTTTTGGAATGATTATTACAATAATACCAATGACGAGATAAATAGGCCTAGTACATTTGCTTCATTTGTTCAGGAAAAATATATGACTAAATCTACAAATGTTTTAGATTTAGGTGCAGGAAACTGTAGAGATAGTATATTTTTTTCAAAAAATGATAATCAAATAAAAGCGATAGACTATAATGGAATTCTTAAAGAATAGTATAATAATTTAGAATTAATTAGAGAAGATGTTGAAATATTTTTATCTACTAAAACTAAATTGGACAATTATGAATTAGTGTATATGAGATGGTTTTTACACGCAATGCCTTACGATAAAGCGGAAAATATATTTAAATTATCATCAAATATATTAAAAACTGGCAATATCATTTGTATAGAACTACGATCATTGAATGACACAAAATTAAAAGATGAAAGTATTTACAATGAAGTAGATAAATCTTATACAACAACTCATAAACGATGGTTATATAATAAAGAAATGTTAGAACAACTATCATTAAAAAATAATTGTAATATTATATATTTAGAAGAAGGCTATTTTTCTCCAAATAAAAATACTGAAACACATAACCCATTACTGATTAGAATGATTTGTCAAAAATGTTAAGATGTATTTACACCTTTTAAATTTTAAAATGGGACAAATATGTGTTTGTTTTAAAAAAATAATATATATATATATTTTTATAATGACAACTTTAATAAAACACATAGAAAAATGTTTGAACTTAACTGATGAGTATAAGTCTAAAGTAACACCAGAAATTTTAAATATGGATGGAATGTCTGGTAAAAAAACAAGACATTTTTATAATAATATTTGTTCAATGAAAGATGCAAGGTATTTAGAAATTGGAACTTGGAAAGGTTCTTCAATATGTTCAGCAATGTGTAATAACAAAATGACTTGTTTGGCCATAGATAATTGGAGTGAATTTGGTGGTCCTAAAAATACATTTTTAGAAAATTTCAATAAGTTTAAAGGTGAAAATAATGCTACTTTTATTGAAAAAAATTGTTGGGATATAGATGTTTCCAATTTGGAAAAATTTAATATTTATATGTATGATGGTAATCATACTGAAAAAAGTCATTTTCAAGCATTAAATCATTATTTGCCTTGTTTAGACAATGAGTTTATTTATTTAGTAGATGATTGGAATTGGCACACAGTAAGACATGGAACAAATCAATCAATAAAAGAAAATAAATGTGAAATTTTATATCATAAAGTTATAAGAACTACTGATAATAATTCCCACGGGAACCCCTCAGGCAAGAATTCTGATTGGCATAATGGTATTTGTATTTTTGTATTAAAAAAATAAAATTATTTATAATTTTTAATTTTTCTTGTATTTCTTATTCTTATAGTTTTATTTTTTTTATTATAAGCATATTCAAAATAATTTTCATAATTTATTTTCTTTACCTTTTTTATAGATTTTTCAACTTGTTCCTTTACACCCTTGGACATTTAAAACGCCGTTTTTTTATTAACTAACTTTTGGTAATTAAAATATAAGAAATCTTTACTATATATATTATTAATAATATTAAGGCATTCATCATCAAAATATTTTGTTAAATCGTATATTTTTGGAGTTTCTACATCTTCTATTTTATCTATTTTAATATTTTTTGGTATATCTAAGTTTTCATCACAAACAAACAAATACTGAGGATAATAGTGTATAATCGTATAATCAAACGACATATTAAAATCATATGTTATTAATGTGTTTTTTACAAAGTATTTAAAATCATTTATGTTTTTATTTGGATTTTTGTATAAAAAGGCACTAATAATTCTATGATATGGGTTCCTACTATTTGCGAAATACTTATATTCTATATTATTTGTTATAAACTTATTTCTCTTAATATAAGGAATATGTGCTAAATCTAATCTTGATTTAATATCCCAATATTTATGAAGTATTTTGTTATTTTTATTATCAGCAATTTTTTGTCTAATATATTTTCCACTATTTTTTGGAATATGTATAAAAATATTATATTTATCATCATTGGATTTAAATATTAACATTATATTTTAACATTATATTTTAACATTATATTTTAACATTATATACTATTAAATTATATATTTTGTCCCATTTTAAAGTTTCAAGGGTGTAATTGTGTAAAACAACGAAGGATATAAACTATACAATGTAATCATATCGTATATAATAAAAATATAGAAATATTGTTATTATATTAGTACCAGAATGAACAGTTTTATTATTAACCCAGCTATTTAGCATATAGATGACATACTACTAGTATTAACAAACCTATTTCTACCTATTTCTACCTATAAGTGTTTATAGTCAGTCAACTTATAAAATTTCCAAGTCTTTAAGACGCCAATATTCAGAAGCACCATTTGGTATTGGTCTGCGAATGATAATCGGAATTTTCTTCTCTTCCAATTCTTTCAAAGCAATTAAATATCCATCAATAATTTGAGTATTAATTGTAACGAGTGGCTTAGCCCCATTGTTTATCTGTTTGGCCCGAATGCCCAATATTCTAGTCTTTTCATATTTTGTCAATATTGGAATAGTCTTGTGTAAATCATCTACTATAATATTATCCTTGTTTCGTTGTACCTTTGTCAGATTATATACTTCATTATAGTTATGAATTTCACATTCTGGATGTTGGTCCATTATGTAGTTATTTTTTTGTTCGCTGTCGAATTTTTGTAAATAATCATCATCTTCTTCTTCGTCTTCCATAGAGTCATAATCCGAGTCATTTTTTTCAAATTGTAATGGAATGTCAATATTAACCAAGGGAGAAACAGCTGTGTTAATACTATTTTTAAGGAGTGTTTTGGGCTTGTTTTTTTTAATAGATGGTTCTAATTCATTAACACTACCATCATCAAATTCTGTATCATCTATATCGGAATCGTCATCATCATCAGAATCATCGACGTCAGAATCATCATCAACTGGTGGTGGAGGTTTATAATCGTCATCACTGTCGTCTGCGTTTATATCATTATCACTTTCTCCTTCATTTTCGACATCATTCATCAACGTTGACTTAAATACATTCGTGGCATTGGATGCAATAGATGTAATAGATTGTTTTAATTTCATCAACGGATTTACGTCTTCAACATCGGAATCTTCACCCATTAGGCTATTCATATCTTCATTATCGGATTGTTCTAAATCACTCATTCTCTTATAATAATATATTATTTTTACTTTTAAATAGCATCAATTTTTAATTAAATTATAATATGACGAACAAAAGTAATTATATGAACAAAAAGTTAATAAATAAAAACGATATAATATTTTTTCTTTATTTATTAACTAATACATTTTCATTTATTTTAATTGTTTTTCTCAGTTTTCCAAACTATATCACATTTTCCACATAAATAAATATATAACTTATTAGTATCATCATAACGGATATAAATAACCTCTCTGTCTTCAGGTGTTTCGTCGTGATTCGTACTACATTCACTGTTTGGGCATTTGATTGTATTAATTCTAGGTAAAGTAGGATCTAATTTGGTATATTCATTAATAATGTGGTTATATTTTTGTTCACTTTTAATGAGTTGGGTCTTTGATACACAAATATTATTTTTTGTTAGAGTTGTGTCTTCGTTACCACAATTCCTACAATAATATATCAACTGGTCTTCTTCTTCCGATGACAATCGAATATAATACATGTTATGACATTTATTGCAAAAGTGCATGTTCTCTATTGAATAATATAGATATTATTATTTAACTCCTTTCAATTTTTTTAAATATCGCATCTTCATGGTTCCATCGAATTTGAACATTTAAATTATATATCGATGTATTAACAATAACTTGTACATCATCTTTTCGTTTATTTAATATCTCAACAATGGCATCATATTTTCGATTGAATTGAGCCATCATTTCGTCTTTAAATAGAACCGTAAATAATTCTAATCCTTTCGTCGTGTGGTCCCTGGTCATTATTTTATTAACACAAAACTCAATGTTTCTGAATAAAATAATTTGGTTATATGAATTAAAATCTCGATGTTTTTCAGTAAATCCAGGTTCATGTAATAGTGGTTTATCGTCCATTACACTCATGATTGTTAATAATATCGTCCTTATACTTTGACATCCTGTCCATTGTTCCCCCTTCCATGTATTCAAAATAGAAAGACATATTTTCCCATTGCGATATAAGTTTGGATGAAATCGCGTTGCTCCATCAGATGTATTGAATTCCACTTTTGGTGGTTTATGTGGATAATCAGGTGGAAATGTGAATGTGAAAAAATAATTTCCACCAATATAAACAGAATCGAACGGTCCGGAAATATACGCATATCCCTTTAAAATATTTGATTCATCATGCTTGTAATAGATACCTTCACTATCTAGTGGTGATTTTATCATTTCCCTTACATCTTTTAATAGCCGTTTTATAGTTTCTTTGGAAACAGTCACTGTTTCAGATTCATTAATTGTTGACATACTACATAATATACAGTATTTTGTTTTTATATCTTCTTCATAAGATAAAGTCTTGTTATTCATATACAAATGCAATTGTATTGGTTGTTCAAATATTTCAAATATTTGAAATGTTCGGAATGTTCGGAATGTTCGGAATGTTCGGAATGTTTTATTCGTTTTAGGTGAATGTTTTTGATTTTTATCCTCCGATTTTTTATTATCCAAGTTCATTTGGTAGATTTTTAATTTCAGATAGATGATTTATAAAAAAATTGACATAAAAATAATATGGTTGTATATATCATATTATACAATGTCAAAAATGAAACAATCGTTTGACTCTTATTTAAATTCATTTTACTCACAAAAGGGACAAGGACATACACATACCCGAATCGGTGACAATGATTTGAATGTAAAAGGAGGCGTATACACGATTACAAATTTGCCTGAATTCTATTCCAAATATATAAAACATGTATTCGAAGATGGTAAATTCGAATTCTTGACCGAAAAACAACATATAGATGCTGGTCCCCTGTTAATTGATTTCGATTTCCGATATGATGTATCGGTTGAAGAGAAGCAACATACTCTTGATCACATCAATGACATGGTTGATTTGTACTTTCAAGAAATTAAAACAATACTTAATATTCCAGATGGGACTTCAATACCTGTATTTATTTTCGAGAAGGATAATGTAAATATGCTTGATGAAATTACCAAGGACGGAATTCACATGATTATAGGTATTCATATGGATCGTAACTTACAGATTCTTCTTCGAAACAAAATGTTGAACGGTCTTAAAGAAATTTGGTCGGAGTTGCCTTTACAAAATAGTTGGGATGAAGTACTTGACGAGGGTATTACCAAAGGAACTGTCAATTGGCAATTATACGGATCCAGAAAGCCAGGCAATCAACAATATGTATTAAGACAATATTATGATTTGGAATTTCAAGATGATAATTGGTGTCTCAATATAAACGATGTTAAGAAGTTCGACCTAAAGCAACGATTTCCCGAACTGAGTGCTCAATATAGTCAACATCAATCATTTGAAATGTCAGAAGACATTCGTGAAGAATATGAGCAAATAAAACAGTCGAAAAAAAATAGTCGAAAAAGTAAACTCAAAATAGTCGATCGCAATAAACCACTCAGCATCGCGGATGTAACAAATAAAGATGAGTTGAACGAATTAGTAGAACAGTTTATCGAAAACATCGATTTAAAGGATTATCATATCAAAGAAACGCATTTATATACGATGTGTTTAAATGAAGAATATTACAATCCGTATGATAAATGGATTCGAGTTGGATGGGCTCTGAAAAATACAGATGACAGTTTATTTATCACATGGGTTGCATTTAGTGCTCAATCATCAAAGTTTGATTTTGATAGTATATCTGACTTTTATGATATGTGGTGTAGATTTGACCGTGCAAATGATGATGGTCTTACAAAGCGTTCCATAATTTACTGGGCCAAAATGAATAATTATAAAGAATACCAAAGCATTCGTGAAGAGACAATTGATTATTTCGTAGAAAAAACCATTGAGCACGATACTGATTTTGATTTTGCTCAAGTATTGTATCAAATGTTCAAGGATGATTTTACATGTATTTCCATTAAGCGCGATATTTGGTATATTTATATTCAACACAGATGGGAAGAAAATGAAGGTGGCACCAATTTGCGTATGGCTATTTCAAAGGACCTTCATAATATATACTTCAGTAAAATGATCGAGATTTCAACCTATATTGGAAGCGGTTCATTAGACGCCACAAGTGATAAGCGTGCTGCATTGGAAAACAAGTGTAAAAAGATTACCATGATTTGCAATAATTTAAAGCGACGAGGTGTGAAAGATAATATTATGCGTGAGGCAAAGGAAATCTTCTATGATAGTGAATTCATTGATAAGATTGATGCAAACCCAAGATTATTGTGTTTTAATAATGGTGTATTGGATTTTGAAGCAAAAGAATTTCGCAAAGGTAAACCCGATGATTATTTGTCAAAATCAACCAAAATTAGCTACATAAAATTAAATGTGGCCAAACATAAACAACAAATAGACGAAATCAACGATTTTATGAATAAATTGTTTCCTGACAGAGACCTTCGCACTTACATGTGGGAGCATTTGGCGTCAACATTAATTGGTGAAAATAACGACCAAACCTTTAATATTTATAATGGTAATGGAAGTAATGGCAAATCCAAGTTAGTTGAACTTATGTCTGCTTGTATGGGTGATTACAAGGTAACTGTTCCAATTACATTGATTGCTTCCAAGCGTAATGCAATTGGTGGTACATCTTCAGAAATTGTCCAGTTAAAGGGCTGTAGATATGCCGTGATGCAGGAACCAAGTAAAGGTGATAGATTGAATGAAGGCATCATGAAAGAGATTACTGGTGGTGATCCATTACAAGGTCGTGCATTATTCAAAGACAGTATTACATTTATTCCTCAGTTCAAACTGGTTGTTTGTACAAATACATTATTAGATGTCAATAGCAATGATGAAGGTACCTGGAGAAGATTGTGTGTATGTGAGTTCAAATCCAAGTTTTGTAAAAAGGAAGATTTTGATGATGAACGCGAACATCAATTTGAATTGGATAAGAAATTGGGTACTAAATTTGCTAGTTGGTCTACAGTATTCATTTCTATGTTAGTTGAAAAGGCATACGAAACAGACGGTCTCGTTAATATTTGTGATGCAGTAAAGGCAAGCAGTTCTAGTTACAGAAATACTCAAGATTACTACAGTGAGTTTGTTGCCGACAAGGTCAAGAAATGTCAAGGTGATAAAATCAAGGAGACTAGTCTATATGAGGTATTCAAGAATTGGTATCAATTACACCATGGTAAAAATGTTCCAAAAGGTCGCGATTTATTTGAGTACATGAATAGTCATTTTGGTAAAAAGGTAAGGGGGTCGTGGAATAATGTTTCCATCATATATGATGAATATGATCCAACATTAGACGACGATGATGATGATTAAAAATATGAAATAAAAACAAGTACATAAAAATATGAAATAAAAACAAGTACATAAAAATATGAAATAAACATTTTTATTTCATATTTTTATGTACTTGTTTTATTGTGATTCTAATTAATTAAACGCTTCATTAAAACGGCATTATAAACGGCTGCATATTTGATTTCAACATTATTGATTCGAATTGTGTGACTTTTATTTTTAAAGAATGTATTATTAAATATTATAATTTGATTTTTTATATTACTAATGTTTATTTTCTTATATAAATCAACTAGTTGTTCCGGTGTAAGCTCACCCTTATAGCCTTTCATTCCATGAATTCGCATATACCCGATTTTATCAAATACGTTTCCAAAATTTAGACCAGATGGCATATCGCCTAGCCAATTTGTGGTTCGAGGACTACGCTGAATATATGTTCCGCATATAATAATAGCCATATCTTCCATTCGTTGATATACATATTCGGTTAACCATGATTTATTTCTAAACTCAACAACCATATTAATATTTATTGGAAAATATTTTTTAATATCAATAATTCTCTTCATATTGACTTCACTATACATAAATGATGGAGGCAATTGAAATAGTACCGATAATATTTTATTTTGACATGGTTGTATTCTTTCCCAAAATGTGTTCCAATGTGATTCAACATCTTTTAATCGTTTTGTATGTGTTATATATTTTGATGCTTTAATGCTTATCTTTACATTTTCAGGATAATTACTCCACGAAGAAACAATGTTTGTACTCGGTAAATGATAAAATGTACTATTTATTTCAATACAATTTAATTCGTCTATTTCCATCCACGATTTCTTTCCAAGCATAAACCCAGCAGTTCCAACGTAATGATTCATCGTTTTGCTTCTTCTACTATATTCAATTCAATTTATACACAATTTGATATAAATTGAATAGTAATCAATTTTTATTTTTACGAATATTTGTTAATCAATCATATATCAGCAACAATATAGATAGATTTCAAATTGTTAATTGCCCAATGATATACACTCGCTATCAGATAAAATAAGAAATTCGCGACACGAGGATAAACAATTAACATAAAGACAATTAACCATTGTCGTTTTTCAGTATAACGCCTTGTAAAAATAATTCCAGAAGCGTATACAATGATAATTAACCAATAAATATGGGTCAATAGATTAGACCACCAACCTAAATATGTATTTCGTGCATCTTCATAATAAGTTTTTCTATCAGATAATTCAATTGTGTGAATCTCATTCTCAACATTTGTTTTCATTTTACTATTTTGATTGGACAGTACATCAAACAAATCTGTTGTATTTTGCATACTATTCATTTGTTGTTGTAAAAACAAGTGTTCGCGATTTAAAATATTCATAACAGATTGATGTTTTTCCGTCATATTTCTTTGTTTGTCCATGGCTGTTTTTTTATACCGTTCTTCTATAATTTTCGCATTGCGGTCTTCAAGTATTTTCTTATTACCATTCTGTTTTTCAGTATATGAATTCAAAAAATTAGTCGCTACTTCTGTAGTATTGTTAATCATTTTATTAAATTTGGGTATATCTATCATTTTTGATAATTGTGTAGCATCGATACAGTTCATTATATATTATTATATAACTAGATTTAAAAGTTACTATATTTTGCATCGGAATCATCAAAGCCATCTACATTGCTTGTATTCTTAAATATATTTATATTGAATGAGGGAGTATCAAATGCATTTTTTATTAATCTACTTCCGGTAAATTCCTCTTTTGTAGTTGTTGATGATGTTGTTACATGAGCGGATGGTGCTTTATTTCCTACACATAATTGTGTAGACGCATTCCACGATATACCACTCGTGTTGCCGGGAGGACAACATTCTTGTCCGATACATACAATTCCATTCTTTTTGTTGATTTTTGGTTGATCTTGGGCATTGTTTCCATTAGTAGTAATTGTAGATTTTTTAGGGTCAAATTTCCAATTATATTCGTCATATACAGTATTATCTCTCTTCATTATGTCTACTAACTGAAAAAATAAAATGATGATTAATATTGCAACTAATATACCAATGATAGACATTCCAAATGTTTGAGACATTAATCCTTTCTTCATCATTATTCCTAAAATTAAAATGGGAATACAGAAATAAACAACTGTCTTCATTATATTTGTTTGAGTCTCATATTTACTGCTATAATAATTGTTAATTTCAGCCATTCTCACCTTTTCATTTCTAGTATTTTTTAGATTGGATAAGTTCGAATTAACATTAGCAATTTCACCATTAAGGACATTCGCCATAGCCACATCATTTACTAAATTATCCCGGGTTTCGACCAAATCAGCTTGTGCGCTAGCATAATCTTGGCTAATATTGTTATACAAACTAATTTTTAATTTCTGTAATTCATCAATATTATTCAATATTTTTTGTTGTTGCGAAATATCAGGGTTTAATTGAACAGTTAATTTTTCTAATTCGGTATATAATTCAGATATTTGAACATCTACTTGTGAAATAGAGGTAACTGTTTGTATTTCATCTTGAACTCTATCTACGGAGTGTGCATTCATTATATATTATGAAGAGAGATAATATATAATGTATAGGATGTTGAATTTAACTAGCATATTATTTACATTATTTGTATGGTTTATATGGTTTATATGGGTTATATTAACGAATATATTTCATAGTTATATAAGCTACAGTTAATGCTAAAATACTCCATATGATAAATTTGCTATTTCTACTATTCATTTGCAAAGTTGAATCTTCGTACAACGCAGAACTATGCTTAGATAATTTGTGAACATCACGTATTTCCTTATAAGTTTTTTCATATTTGTTTAGGTTTGATTGTAATAGATTGTATTCATTCATTAATCGTTCATTCATAGTAGCATCTTCCTTTGATATTTTATCAATTTTTGTACGCATTGTAGACAATATATTTTGCAATTTCAAATATTGACTTTTAACCAATTCCATATCACGATTTGAAATAATACCTAAACTACATTGTGTGTCAATTGACATCATTTCACCCGTATTCATATATCCATCGGATTGTTCTTGATTAGCAAAATTAATAACTTTACTACAACTGTTACTATTTTTCACTGATTTACTTCTAACATACAACTGAATGGTTGGATTCATTTGACGATTACCATTCGGCCACATTTTATTATTTTTAATATAATATGTACCATCATTTGTCATAACAAAACCAGCAGAACTAGGTGTATTTATACATTTAACTTTTACTTGTTCTAAGGATAATCCAGTTCCAGATACAATATCATTTCCGGCTGAATCAAAGTTTCCAGCAAATTCAAATGAGTCGCCATCATTTGTTAAAAGATCATCTGGGTACATTTTTGTTTTCAAATCGTCCGTTACATAATAAGTTTTCCCCATATTGTTTATATTTGCACCACTCATGGTATAAGTAGCATATGTATCATACGGGTCTACCAATTGAGGAATAAAATTAAAGAAGGTGACCTTTTTAGGTTCTTCAAATCGCTCAGGTACATGTCTACCCAACCGATGATTGGACGAATTTGTAGGACAATTTGAAGACCCATTCTCATATGTGTCAGAACTTCCATCACCCAAATAGCAATATGCCCTATCTGAATCATTTGGTCCCATTTGAAATGTATTAACACCTTTATCTTCTGCGCGTTGTCTACATGATTCAAATGTCGTTTCGCCCAAATCTGTCTGTATTTGCCCTGAAGTTTTGTTACATCCCTTGTATACTGGTTCTGTTGTTTTTGCAGGCCTTGTTATATATATATTTTCATCAGCACTGGAACAATACTGATTTGATATCATTGGATCACCTTTGATTATTGGACCAAGATTTGTCTCTAATATTTCATTATATGGTGCAGATGATAAGGATTGAACTTGACCAGAATTTACAGTAACTGTTTGTGCCTGTGTGTAATTATCAGGGCATTTATTATTCCCTTGTATTTCATTTCCCATAGCAAGGTCGGGTAGCTCTTTATAAACACCACGACTTGTAACATAACCAATTGAACCTGTCTTTTCATCTCTTACCCAATTATTATGCGCACGATTTGTAGAGTTATTGGTGGCATGAACATATAGCTTTGAATTTTCCATCAAGTTTTTAATAGAGTTATTGTATTCTTGTAATTCTCTATTATACGCGTCTTGTATTGCTTTCAGTTCTTCTAGTTCATTTGTATTTTTTTCAATTACTGGTCCACCACAATTAGAACCAGCAATGCCAACTGTGTTTGCTTCACACATAACCATTTGTCCCGGATCTAAACCACTTGGTATATCAAATGTATTGGGAGTTTTTTTTTGCTCTGATCTAGAATAATTTTTATATCCCTCTTTTATTTGTAAACCAGAACCCACTCTTTTTTTCTTTTGTAAATTACCTTCATGTTCCTTTCTTTGTTGTATATAAAAATTGCCGTCCTTTATAGGTCCAACCATTACTATTAATATATTCATAGAATAAAAATACATAAATAGTGTGTATTTAAGGAATCATACTAAACAAGTATGATATGGAATCCGTTATTTTTTTGCTATACTCAGATATTTGAGAATAATAGTAATATAAAAAAATTGTTATCCATATACTCACGAATAGATAGGTTGATGTAGAAATGCTGTAATCTTCCGATGAATATAAATGAATAGACATGTAAATAGTTACAATGGCTAAAATAAACCATAACATATAATGATAAAAAGCGGATGTCTTTTTCAGATTACTTTCTTCGTCGTAAGCAATATATTCATTGTTATGTGTCGCATTCAATACTTTATCTAATTCAATTCTATCAGCCTTTAATTTTTCAATCACTTCATCTAAATGTAATTCTTGATTATTAATATTTACTTTAAACAACGATTTGCTTTTAATAATACCTCGTGTATTATTTATTTGTTTTTGAATTAATAATTGTATATCATCTTGAATATTTTTCATCTTGGTAAGTAATTTAAATCCTCCATCGCCACCCAATGCAGTAGATTTATTGGGTGGGATAGAGGTAATTACATTTGTTTGATTTACATTCTCTCCTGGTTTACTACTAATACCACCATAACATGATTTTGCCCAACCATTGTCAACTTGTTCTGGATAATATACAACACTTTTAAAGGCTTGTTTGTTCTGTACTGCTTGTAATTTACATTCTTCTAATGTATCAGATTGGCCCAAATATTTCCACATATCATTTTCCGATTTAGGTTGTGTTATTAATCCACTAGAATAGTTTGTATTTTGTAAATCGTTCCAACCACCCTGATTTACTGATTGTTTTGATAATAAAGACGCATATTCTTCTTGTATATTATTATATTCATCTATTTTCATTTTTAATTCTTTATTACTAATATTGTTTGTAATTAATGAATCATATTTTATTGGATTTTTATTAATGATATCGTCAATATAAGTCATGTATATATAATTTATTAGATATTATTTATACATAATAATTATTCTAAACAGATAGAATATAACTGTGAAAAATATACATTAATGTTAAAAAAATCAATATGTATAAAGTAGTCATCGTGCTATGTTCTTTATTGGTATAGCATATGTAAAGTAACCATAGAATAACGAACATTAATATAGTCCAAATCCAATAATCATAAAAATTTTCGGTCATTCTTAACTTCGCGTCTTCTTCTTCTCCTACAATTTGAACTAAATTCTTCTTAATTTTACGAATAGATTGTCGCCCATTGTCTATTTTGTTTACATAATATGTAATTTCATTACTACTACTATTATCATTACTATTCATATTTTCAATTATAGTAAGTGTCGACTCATTGTACGGATGAATCATATTTTGCTATAAATTACTCATAGAAAATGTTTTAACCTCGAAACATAAATCCGTATATCCATTTCATTATAATAAATAAAGATATCGGTACGGCTAATTGTATCCATGACATATGTAAACCTGTTAATAATCGAATACCATATACGATACCAATAAATAGTAACAAAATGATTAATATTTGTTTTTTATACCAATCTAATTCAGTATCAAATAAACCTTCTGATGTTATTGTTTGGCTACTTAATTCATTGACTCTAGACTTCATGTCTTTATTCTCTTGTTTCAACGAAGCTATATCAGCATTCAATTGAACCATTTTTGAGTCATTCATGTCAATTGCAACTTGTAATTGATTTTGCAATACATGTGCGTCACTATTTATATTTGTAATAACACCATTGATACGTGTGATTTCGGATTTATCCTTGTTATCTTTTGGATCTCTTAAATAATTTATATACTTGGGTATAAAATTTTCCATGATATAAAAAAAACGGTCGTTTAATTCTTCTATTTTTTCTTTTGATGTTTTTAATAAATCCATGTATATTTATTATTGAGAACATAATCTATAATAATCAGCAGTAATTGCTGTTTTGCTTGGTCGCACTATTTTACATATATCTCCTGGACGCATACCAATCGCCATAGCAACTGGATCAAATCTAGATATTTCAGGTATTTCTAAATCATTTTTAATGTTGTATTTCTGTTTCATTTCAGAAATTTGAGTTTCATTCATAATCTCATGCTTGGGCACATAACTATGTTCTAATATATTAAATTGTAATCTTTCTAAATTATACACGATGATGAATATACCGTCTTGTTCCCAAATTTGTCTTAATATATTTAATAGTGGTTCGTGTGGTTCTTGTTTGATAACAATTATTAGAGTATCACCTTTTGATAGCACTTGCTCCAAATTAAATAAATCGTCAATATAGTCATTTATATTTTGTCTGGGTAATGTTTTTGCTAAATGATATTTTACATATACCTTCTTTTTATTCTCAATGTTATCATCACTTGACATTAGCATATCTAATTGTTTATTATTATACATAACATGTACTTCATTTATGCTGAATTCCTCATAATCTTTTATATTGAATTTTTGCGCTTGTAATAATTTCAACATCGTCTGTCTAGATTTGAAAATCGTTGTTATCGTTCCACTAGATTGTGCCATCGTTACTGTATAATATAATACAAAATTATATTTTTATCTAGTTTCAATTTTTATTAATATTCAAAAATTAATAAAAATTAATAAAAATAATATTTGCTACGAGTTATCATCATTGTTATATTAATTAAAACTTATTGATTTTTTTTCGCCAGAGCTAGATGATTCAGATGATTCAGATGATTCATTCTCTGAATCTCCCTTTGGATTTTCTTTTTTTTCGTTAATAATAAGTTCGATCCCATCATCACGCGGTTCAGGTTCAGGTTCAGTATCAATGCTAATAATATTGCTATCTAATGATGAATCTGAATTTAAGTCGGGTGGTGGCGGGGGAGGTATGATGCCGTCTGAACTTGATGATGTACTATTTGGATTGTATACAGGAGAATTTGGATTGTATACAGGAGAATTTGGTGCATATACTGGGATACCTACAATTGTATTCACAGGAATTGCTCCTGTCAGTAAAGTAGGTGGTGTATTTCCGGAAGGAACATATGGTGGTGAACCCTGAACATATTGTGGTGAACCTGGCGGATAAGGAGGTGTAGTTCCTGGAGCGTATTGTGGTGAACCTGGTGGATAAGGAGGTGTAGTTCCTGGAGCGTATTGTGGTGAACCTGGTGGATAAGGAGGTGTAGTTCCTGGAGCGTATTGTGGTGAACCTGGTGGATAAGGAGGTGTAGTTCCTGGAGCGTATTGTGGTGAACCTGGTGGATAAGGAGGTGTAGTTCCGTAAACAGAATCAGGTGAAATTTGGGGGGTTGGTTTTCCTTTATTTTCTCTCTTAATAATGTCTAAACTAATGCTCCAATTGTTTGGAACTTGATTGCTGATGAGTTCTTCAACCATTACATTTGGTAGTATTGCTACACCATCGTTATATTCCAATGTAGATGAATTCCATCCACTAGGAAAACGATTGGGTAAATCACCATCATGTTCTCCAACAAACCATACTTCGGTAGCTTCGCCGTTCTTATCGCGAATAAGCGATTTGTAAGCTTCTCCTCTTTCTTCGTCATAACTATAATATGACCATCCATATTCCTCTGGTTGTAAGTTAGTATTTTGATTCTCTCTTGGATACTCAATTGGTTCATTTGATGATGAAGTTGTATTGACATCTATATCCGAATTATCTTTATACAGTGTATTAATATCGCGTCTTGATCTATCACTAATTTCCGCATTAAGAGTAGCATTAATATGGTCATTTTGAGCCCAATTCGGTTTTGAAAGTTCTTCCTTTTTCAATTTAATAATATTATTTGAATACCCCATATTGGTTACTTGGTCAATATTGTCCTCCGTAATTAATCGCATTTGTATATTCATTGTTTGTAATTCCTGAATAAGCAATTTGAATGCGTATGGTATTTTCAAAATACTAAAATTTCGTCCATATTTTGTAACATTTTCAATATTCAGTGTATGGTCCAATGTCTCCTGAAATTTAATAGGTCCATCCGCCATTGGACTTAAAAAAAGGTTCTGGGTATTGTTATAAATAGCAATTGTACCTGTATTATTACAAACCGCCATATAATATTCATCTCCTCTAGTCAACATAGACTCTTGTAGAAATCCAGCAGCACCGTGAGCAATTATACCATCGCGCTCCATTTCTCCTATTCTTAATCCACCATCATTCGCCCTTCCACCAACAGTTTGGTGAGTCAATTGTTCAATTGGTCCTCTTGCCCGATGATTTATCTTATCCTTTACCATGTGTTTTAATCTCATGTAATAAGTAGGTCCTATAAATACATTGGCTTGTAATTGTTCACCAGTCATTCCATTATATAACATTTGATTACCAGTAGAGTTATAACCATTTTGATTGAGAATTTTACCGAATAATTCGTGCTTGGAACCTTTGTTGACAAATGCAGTACAATCACCATATCCGCCTGCATTTACACATGCCTTACCCATTAATGTTTCTACCAATTGCCCAATTGTCATTCTTGATGGAAGAGCATGTGGATTAATAATAATATCAGGTCTGACACCATCTTCTGTAAATGGCATATCTTTTTCTGGTATTACCAGACCTACCGTTCCTTTTTGTCCACAACGACTACAAAACTTATCACCTATCGCAGGAATACGCTCTTCGCGAATTCGAACTTTCGCCAATCTAAACCCTTCTTCATCTTCTGTCATGAATGTTTTGTCAACAAATCCAAGCTGCCCTTTCTTAGGATAGACAGATGCATCAATTCCCATATCGGGTTCTTCCAAATTCGTTTGAATTTTACCAATGACTACTTTTTTATCATCCATTTCCGTATTTTCTTTCACCAGACCATATTTGTCCAAAACACTATAATCATACCCATGTTTTAAACCTTTCATATTAGCATCCTCAATATTTTGAAAGTGAGAGTCAATCGTATTTTCTCCAATCTTGGAGCTTTCTTCTCTAGATTCGTACATGTTGTAATAAGTAGTTCTGAACATACCACGCTTAACCGAACCCTCATTGAATAAAATAGAATCTTCCACATTATATCCTCCGTACACCATAATAGCGACAATGACATTTTCACCATAAGGATGTTCCTCGTTGTTAATATATTGTAAATATCTACTTTTGATGAGAGGAGTTTGACCAGCATTCAATACCACGCCCATTTTATCGATTCTAGTGAAAAAATTAGAACTATATAATGAAACAGCTTGTTTTGATTGACCACATGAAAACAAATCTCTAGGTAATTGATTGTTTTCTGGAAAAACGATTTGATTACCCATAACACCCAATAAAAGGGATGGGTGTATCTCAACATGTGTATATGGAATGTTCTCTTGTAGTTCGTAATCAGAAGAGATTAATGCGGTCTCTTCTTCGGTTGTGTCAATATAATCAATAATTGCCTCTGTATTCTCTACTTTATCAAAATCATCTGTATCATACAGTTCATTCAATTTGTAATATTTACATGTATTTACATCATAATCATCATCTTTTTTCTTAGAAAAGCCACTAATGAGATTATTCCATGAGAAATTATTACCATTTATTTTTTCCATGATTTCTTTTTTTTGAAAACTGGGTTTTTTATTGTTCACATAAAAAATAGGTCTACATAGTCTTCCAGAATCGGTAAACACAATGAGTTCATTTTTCTTAATATTCCAGCTCACACTGTTATAGATAGGAATTAAACCATTGCGTTTGTATTTTTTAATTAATCTCAATATTTCCTGTGGATTTGTAATTACACCTATCCATGAACCATTTACATTTACCTTGGTACTACTAAAGAGAAATGATGTATTGCATTCTTCCAATAATTTCATTTTGCATATATTTCGTAAGAATTGCATCATAGGATAACCAGAACATCCACTGGTTATATGTGTTGAAATGGCCATATGTTTATGAAACCCAATATTTCCACCATCTGGTGTATCGACTGGGTCAATTAATCCCCATTGTGAACCATGTAACAATCTAGGTTTCACTACTTTTGCACTTGAATCCATAGGTAGATTGATCTTTCTTAAATGAGAGATGAAACTATTGTACGACAATCTATTTAAATCTTGAACCACACCAGGTCGTTTCGTGTGCTCTTCAGCACCCCAATTACCCTTAAATCCCTTTTTAAATCCAGATTCTACAACACGGTCTTTAAACAGTTCTTCGTAGTTATTAGATATCAATTCTTTGAAACTATCACCTTGATATATAGTCTTAGACTTGTTCTTATTGTATTCTGTATCCAGTTTTAGCTTAATATTATCATGTTGATGTTTAAAATATTCTTTGAATAAATTGTACATTAACATTCCTGGAACTTCAACACGCTTGAATTTAAAACTGTCTCTATCTGTAGGAGCTTCTAGCTTTGTAAACACAAGTAATAAATTGTATACAATATTTCCTAGTGAGTATGCTTTTTGTTGGAAATTTAACTCCCCAACATTAGGCATGAAATAATTAGACAAAATATCCAATACATGCGTTACTGTATGTCCTTTTGTGAATGTTTTAATATATTCGAGAGCAGTTTCTTGTGTGAAAATCTTACCAGCATCGTGTATAGAGGGGATAAATAAATCAACCATTGAACTGTTTTGCTCTAAATCCAGAAGACAATATTCAATGATTTCTTTATCTGATACTACCCCTAATGCTCGAAACAAAATGAATAGAGGAATTGGTTTTCTAACATTGGGAATGTTAACCACAATTTGATTGTTTGAATAGACATTCGTTGGAGCGACGATTCTAACAGACAATGTTCTTTCTGGTTTTGATGAATCTTCTGAAACAGTTCTTATATCTGCACCATGACTATAAATGTCGTTATAGTTGTCGCGAATATAAAGCATGTTATCGGCGAATTTCTCCTGACTAATGATAACCTTCTCTTTTCCATCAATGATAAAATAACCACCATAATCGTTTCTACATTCACCCATGTTATATCGCACTTCTCGATTAAGACCATTTAAAATACAAAGGTCTGATTGAAGCATAATTGGAAATCGTCCTAAAAAGAGTTTGCTATAGGATTCGGTTGATTTTTTTATAGTTCCATCATTCTCATCTAAAATATAGAAATCCACCTCTAAATCGTAATGGATAGTAATACCATACGTCATATTTCTCAATCGTGCTTCATTTGGGTACATATAATGTTCCCGATTGTCATCATAAATTACTGGCTTTCCATAGTAAATTTGAGAACCATCACGACCACCTAAATACAATTCACATCTATATTTAAATTCCTTTGTTTTCTCATCTTGTTCTTTCTGAAGAATTACTGGATTTCTCTCTTTAAATATGCGTTTGACTCCTGTTCTAAAGAAATCATTATATGAAGTAATATGATGTTTCACCAATACTTGTGGATTATCATAAAAAAATTTTTCTATTATGTTCCATGTCGTATTATTGTACTTAATACTCATTATACTATATCTTAAGTATATTTTTTTATATGTAATCACTAACATATTTATTAAAATAGGCTAGTGGTTTTTATATATTCGACAAGTTATGTCGCTATAAATAAATTAATTAATTTTAATTCAACATGTATTCTATATCACCATGTTTCACTGTCTTTGAATTTTGCATAATCATGTAAAATCCTAGAATAATAAAATAAAATAGTAATGGGAAAAATACTAAAAACCATGAAATACTTGCATAACCATTCTTACACAATGAATCCAATACGATTGTCATGAATAAAATATATAAACCTTTCATCAAATATACCATTAATAAGCTTTCTGTTGGGCATTCATAATTACCAACGCACAATGTATTGGTACCATGATTAGACAAATTCATACCAATCAACATGAGTAAAGAAAATACACTAATAAAAAAATAAATTACAGCAGGTGAACACATTTTTCGAATGTCGTTTAATCCTAACATTATGATATAGAAAGAGAAATTATATTTTTGCTACTGTTTCGTTGGCCTTAACAAAACTACCACGGACATCTACCGGTGTATTCAATACTGATTGATTGTTATTACTATTTGCATATTGGCCTTGTGTTGAATATGGATAATCACTATTAGGTTGTGTTTCACCAACATAGCCATAATAAACACCTTTTGCACTTGACTCCAATCCTCTTCCTAAATTTACAATACTTTGAAATCCAAGACCACCTTTTTGTTTTCCTTTTCTAGAAAGTTTTCTTTTTTTATTCTTTCTTTTTTTGCCACCAGACATAGAGGCAGATGACGAATTGATTAATTGGTCATCGGATGTTGATATAGCAGGTTCAATACCACCTACAACGATTCCATTTGGGCTCAAAGAAAAATGATTTGACATGGTTGCTCCATTGGTATTCATACCTTGGGATGCTTGTACACCTGGCCAAGTACCAACATCACCCCCATTCCATGAATATCCAACAGGACCATTTACAGACCCTCCTCTCATTCTAGACTTGCGACTCGACTTACGACTCGACTTACGAGACATTTTTCGTCCTTTATTTTTTTTTATAGTTCGTCTTTTTGTATTTTTACGCATGTGTTTTTTCCCTGAAGATTTGCGTTTCTTCATTGTTTTTTTTTTGTATTGGACTTTCATTGATTTTCCCATAATATAATATATAGATAGATTATTCTATATCGACATGAGTCAACAAATGACGCCTACAACACATTTTATTTAATCCCAATTTGTCTAAAACTTCACCCTCTGGAGTTTTGTCGACATAATCTTCGGTTAAATATACTACCTTGTCAATTTCCATCCCCCTAGCCATTTTCATTCGTCTAACTTCTTTCTGATAGTATTCATATTTATTAGCTATCACCTTTCCGCATGTAAAACACTTAACTGGAATAATCATATTGAATTATATATATATTATATAAATTTATATATAAATCAATTTTTTACGAAATAATTATTTATCCGTTGGACATTCTTTACCATAACAAACATTTTTAAAATAATAATAATCGACATCATGTGTCTTGCCGATCTCGTCTCTTCTAAAAGTTGGTCCATGTTCATCGCCAGAATGACACTTCTCTTCTCCTTGCATTTTTGCATAAACACAACAGGAAGTAGCCAAACAGTTTTTCTTTGTTAATTCGCCACAACTGTCTTGTAACCTACTTCGTTCGCCATTGTGACTTTCACAAAATCCCTGTGACATTGCCGCATCACCATCTGATTTTTTCATAACATCAAATCCTTCGACAGTAATTGTTTTTTGGTCTTCTTCTATCATTTGTTTTGTTGGGATGAAATCAAACTTAATCATAGCCATAAATGCCATTAACCCAACAAGAATGATGGTTATTGAAATCATTTTTGGAAACATATTATTAAGTGAACTAGAACCGCTATTAGAAATACCTAAATTCATTATATAGTATTTTTACATTATAATTTCACTGTAATTTGATTATCCGTCGCTGTATACTATGTTATATTTCTTGAATACATATTCCTTTTCCCGATTTTACCTTCTTATGTTGTTTACCTGATTTGTGGATTTCATGATGACATTGTTCACATAATGTTAATAAATTTGCCGGGTGGTTTTTATGAAAATGAGATATCATGTTGTTTTTGTCCGCATTTTCCTGGTGTTGTAAATGATGAACTTCATCGCCTTTTTTTACTCTACATAATTCACATATATCCATTATTTTTTTACTATTAAAATGTGATGCTTTCTTGGAAAGAATACCCGAATCGTTATTGTATTTTCGTCGTATAGCATAAGCATGTTCTAAAAAATCGTCGGGTAAATGTAGTGATTTACAAACTTCTAATCCGTACATGCTTTCACCAGGTCCATCACGAAGTTTTCTATCATAAATAAGTAAATCTTCTTCTCGGTTATAAGAAACAGTTAAATGGTTTATCAGTAATTTATCCATTGCTTTTATTTCATCATAATGGACAATTTCATGTAAATGGGTGGCAAAAATTGCACTTGTTTTTTTCGTATATAACGATTCTAGACCAGATACAAATATACTCACGGCTGAATCATGCTCAGTACCGGAACATAATTCGTCACCCAATATTAAACTATTTTCATTTGCCATTTTTAATATAATACGCAATTCCGACATTTCTACAGCAAATGTTGAAAGACCTTTAAATAAATTATCATTTCCTAGAATTCTCGTAAAAATTCCAGTATAAGGAACAAATTCAAACTGATCACATGGAACAAACAATCCGGATTGAGCCATAATAATACTTACACCGACTGCTCGTATAATACTAGTTTTTCCTACAGCATTTGTGCCATAAAGTAACATTAAATCGTTGTCTAAACCGATGCTTATATCATTTGATACATATAGTTCTTCTGTATTTAATTGTTCTATTAATGGATGTCTCATTTCTTTTGCAATAATATAAGATTTATTACCTTGCTTGATAGAAGGTTTACAGTAATTATACTTTTCGGCGATATAACACATATTTTGTAATAAGTCAATTTTTGATGTAAAAAGAACCAAATTAGAAAATTCGTTCGTATATTCCTCTAACCCTTGTATAAATTTATTATACACAAGTGTAATTAAATCTTTCATTTTCTGCTTCGACTTTGTGATATTATTACATAGATTCGTAATAAATTCATTTGTTATGTTTACATTGGCACCTGTTGCAACAGATGTATGTACATCAGGTATAAAATCGAATATATCTATATTACCATCTCTGTTAATATATTGTAATTGGGTCTGATATTTACCCTTTTGGATTTGTTGTTTTAATATTGTGCCACGACGACTAGTACATTGAACCATAATACCATATTTATCAGTTTCATGAATTTTGACAAAATCATTCTTTTTCGTTTTCTCTCCTTTCGCAATCATAGAGTCCAAATATTCTCGAATACATTCTAATTTACATTTGCTATTTTCATATAAATTAACAACATCGTCAAGTTCTTTACTCACACCAGGTTGAATGAAATTACTCTCTATGTCAAGTGTATTTATTTCTTTACATTCGTCGATTACAAATGTTTTATCGAATATCTCTCTGAATTGATTGCATATTGATGATATGTTCATTTCTATTTCTTCATGGAAATAAGTGTTCAAACTATCATCATCACTGACAGAAACAAACAAATTTTGAATCGTAGAGAGATTTTCATAAAAAGAAAACAAATGAAAGGGTGTTATTTTTTTTAAATATATCTGGCGGTTTAATTTCTCAATATCCTTGATATTTTTTAATTGTGTGCGCCATTGTTTCCAATGTTCGGATTCCAATAGATATTCTGTTATGTCGTAATTTCTCTCTAGTTTTTCTACATTTGTGGTTGGGTTTAATATGGAATGTTTAAAACTGCGCATACCAATGGATGTAATACAATTATTCAAAAACCCACTAATGGATGATAGTTTTCCTTTATAATTATGGTCATCAATTATATTTAATTGTTGTAAACTATGGTTTGCTAATAAAAGTCTTTCAGTATTGTTTTCAATGATAGGTTCTTGTATTTTATGTACTAGACTTGGATTATGTTCAAATACAAAATGCAATAAATAGATATAACTTTGAATCCCGTATACAAACTCCAAACTACTTTTATAGAGAGATTCACTTACATTATTTGAAAAATACTTATTCAACAGTTCGGTTTGATATACTTGTTTTTCTGCGTTTTTTACCCGAATATCTACATTTGTTAGTTTATGAATTTTTTTACTTTCGATTTTTGTATAATTAATAATATCATTAATTTTATTGTCTGGCATATTTGAAATAATAATTGTTTCGCTCGGATTATATGTGCTAATAAATCGTTCAACCTCGTCATATGTAGTTGGGTTATGAATATTCTCAACTGTAATCTCGTAGAATGTACTCTTTCCTGTAAAATTATCAATATTTGACATTCCTATTATTATATTTCCATTCTTGTTCAATATGCTTCGTTCATTATGATTTATCCACAAGCATGACAAATTGTTGGAAATTTCGTCATTATTAACTGAAAAAAAGGTTCCTGGAGAGAAAATACCCAACAGACTTCGCGTTGTATTTGAGGATGGAGCATCTTGACTATAAACAACCGCGGTATATCCGTTCTTTTGAATTTTATCCACATATTTATCCAATATATAATCTCTAAACCCCAACATGAGCGTATCTTCTGTCTTTTTAGCAGACGCTAATTCAGTAAATCGTTTAAATTCGATAACTTGCGATTCGGTAATTTCCTTGGTTATTTTATCAACCTTTGTATACACCTCGTAAAACGCACCTACTTGGAACAACAATAATGTTTTTTCCCCATATTTCTCTCTGTATTCCTTTTTTAATTTAAAATATATATTCATCATAGCCATTATCAATTAGTAAATATAAACAATAGTGTTTATATGTATTAGTTTATTTAATTATTCATTCATATTTATTCATATTTATTCGTGTATACGATTCATATTGTTTATGATGATGAACATGCTGCGTATTAAATTGATTTTCTCTCTTGTATTAATTCTTTGAATGTTGCATTGACAGACGGAATCAAGTTTAGTTGTCCTCCACCAAATAAGAATAAAAAGTACATTACATGATACACCAAAATAGAGACTAAAAATGTAATTAATAATGTGGTGCCTAGTTTATGAAATATGTTGAGTTTCTTTTCATTGTATATTCTTGCCCAGAAACCGTAGTACTCGTTCTTTTCGTCTTCTAATAATAAGCGAAATTCAATTGCCATTGCACATATTACCGCCCCGACGAGTGCATTCAATACAAACGCCTTTAAATAGGATGTTGCCTTTAAATTTTTAACGAGAGGAAAAATGGACATTATTTAATATAACTAAATATTTTAAATGCGCTATCTATATATTTGAATTGTATAATTGTATCCCAATAAATCCGGATATTCATATATATAATATAGATTTGACTAAATTAGTTGATAAAAAAACAGTCATTATTGACAGTTAATTTATCCTCTGTAGGGGATTTTTTTAAAATCGATTTTTGGATTTCGGAAAAAACGGGGATAAAAAAATGGATTTACCTTGAGATGTAGCGTCTGTTTTCGGACAATAATGAAATATTTTTGTTTTGACCATGTAGGTACTCCCCTACATATGTAGGGGGTGTTTATGGACTGAAAAAAGTGCACTGTATACGATACGTGTAGGTATTTTCACTTTTTACTTTTTTTCTATACTTCATTTGACTTTTCAAAAAAACACACAAGAATTCTTGCAGAGTTTTGAAATATTGAAAATAGAATTGAAAAAGTTGTGAAAAAGTGATTTAGACCATAATGGTAAGAAATCGATTTTGAAAAAAATCCATTTGTGATTGTAAAAAAATGGTTGATTTTACGATGAATTTTAGGCATTTTTATCTGTTCTATAAATATAGAACATTTTAGAATGATTTTGATGCCAAAAAATGCCAAAAAATATTATTGTGAAAAATGTGACTTTATATGTATTAAAGAAAGTAATTGGAAGCAGCATTTATTGACACGAAAACACTGTTCTAGAACATTATTGAACGATATTGAGCAAAATAATGCCGTCTGCAACAAATTATATACATGTGATTGTGGTAAACAATATTCAGCTAGAAACAGTTTATGGTATCACAAAAAGAAATGCTACATTGTTCAAGGGGAAGAAAACTACAGTTCAAACAATAATAACAATAATAGTAGTACAGATACAGATATAGATATAGACAAAGAATTATTAATAAAAATGCTTTTGAAGAATCAAGATGTAATAGAGGGAGTCATTTTGAAAAATCAAGATGTTATGGAAAAAATGATGGAAATTATGCCTCATGTTGGAAATACAACAAACAGTCACAATACTACACATAATAACCAATTCAATATCAACATGTTTTTAAATGAACAATGTAAAAATGCGATGAATCTCACTGATTTTATTAATTCATTACCTATTACAAATGAAACATATGATAATACTATTCAAAATGGACTGACAAAATCAATGACGAATTTATTAGTAAATGGACTAAGCCAATTAGACATATTGGATAGACCGATTCATTGTACTGACCCAGCTAGAAAAACGATGTATATAAAAGAAAACGATTCGTGGGAAAAAGATAATGAACTTTTGCTTTTATTACAAGGTATTAAAAGCCTTTCCTTAAAACAACGAACTTTAATTAATAAATGGCAAGAGGCAAATCAAGGTTGGAATACAGATGAAGGTCTTCAATCTAAAATGACAAAGTTAATATTTCATTCTATGACGAACGTGGAAGAAGACGAAAAAGAAACGAATAAAATTATTCGCGCTATTAGTAAAAATACCTATTTAACAACTGATATTAAAGATGAATTTTCAAAATTAATGTAAAATAATCACATTTTTATTTTACATTACATTGTTATGCTGACAATTTTATGATGACACTTGTTATAATGTTACATAGTCGCTGTTTCTAAAAAATTCTGTAGAGTTGTATTCATACCCACATTCGTTATATCACCTGCTAAAATGGATTGTTCATACATTGTTCTCAATACATCTGGTGGGGCAATTGACCCAATACGAAGCAAATTACGGTCATATAGATATTTTTTAATCTCAGCCATATTCTTTTGCTTTAATATACCATGTTCGCGTTTCACCTTGCGTCTCGTTACATTATTTTTTATTAAGACAGAAACATTATTACCTCTTTTACCTAATTTAAAGGTGGATATCTTTGTTCGTCGAGTTTTTTGTCGTATTTTAGCATTATGTCTACCTTTATGGTGATTTTTAACACTTAAAGACTTTTTAGAATTCGAATTCGAAATCGTCTTACCATCACTACTTATATGTTGCACATGTTGTCGTTTTAAAGTTTTATTATGATACTGTCTATAGGTTGGTTTTGTTCCCCCTTTTAAACAACCATTTGGTGGTTCTTCGATAGATACTATATTTGGTGCGATTTGTTGTGCTATTGGTGATGCGATTGGTTGTGCGATTGGTGATGCGATTGGTTGTGCGATTGGTTGTGCGATTGGTGGTGCGAATGGGGGTGCTAGTGGGTACATACCACCAACAAAATTGCATTGATCATTATTATTAAAAGGAAGGTCTGTTCCAAAAGATGAGGGTAGATCAATAGATATTAATGGTGGATATGAATTCGCGTGGGGGTATAACTGGGTATGAATATTACTAGAGTCATTTTTCCCTTCTTTATACATATTCGGTTTCTTTACAGTTTTATTCTTTCGTGGACCATTCGCCTTTGTTTTTTTTTCTTTCATTTTCTCTCTTCTTTTTTCTAAATATTCCATTGACTCTTGTAATGTGCCTTTAAACTGATTTTCCTCGTCCGGAGGAGGTTTGTTTTTAATTTTTTCGTTTTGTTGAAATTGTTTTATTTTACCGAGCAATGTTTTTCGTAAACTATTTGGCTCAACGGCAACAGTTGGTTTTTCTTTCTTTTTCTTTCTACTACCTGCCTTTTTTGTTTTATTCATTGATAGGAACGAATCAGATAATTGAATTGTTTTCTTAGTCGATGTATTTGTATCGTCTACCATATTATATTTTACTACATAAAATATTGTAACTATTTTAACAATATAATGTATTGTATATCTGCGATAATCGTTCCTTTTCATTTCGTTTTTTTTCAGATTGATTCATTTTTTTATAGATAATCAAACCATTATCCATATCATCAGTTGATATTTTTGTTTTTTCAGATTGCTCTAGACAAAATACACGTTTGCTATGTACAATTTTAACCTTTGAAAATAATGTTTCCATATCACGACCATAATAGTTAAATATATTCTTGTTTTTATCGAACCAGTCGTCTGATAATGGTTCTAATAAACTCCAATTATTATCATTGACCATTTTTTCAAATATAAGACGCATTTCGTGACCACTATATTCGTCTATTTGGAATTTCCATGTAAATCTTGATTCTAGACCAGGATTGTAACTAAAAAAACACTCGTGTAATTCTTTTTCATATCCAGCAATGATACACATCAGGTCTTTTTTATGGTCACTCAATGCCTCGCAAATAATATCAAGACTTTCTTTGGAAAATGAGTCCGTTTTCTCTTTGTTGCCTAACGCGTACGCTTCGTCAATGAATAGTACTCCACCGATACATTCCTTAATGACCTCTTTTGTTTTTAATGCAGTTTGTCCCAGATATCCAGCTACTAAATCATCACGCGTAACCTTTTTAAATACATTATTCGTTAACATACCCAAGTTGCTAAATATTTTACCCATAACCTTAGCTACTTCTGTCTTACCTGTACCAGGCGGACCGTAAATAACCGTATGCATGTAATCAGAATTATTTGGCGAAATTTTATGTAAATCTTGAACAAAATACAGTATCTGGTCTACAATATTTTCTTTGATTGATTTCATACCAATCATCGATTGTAATTCAACGAGCGATGGTTTAATATTGTGAAGCGATTTCATATTAATATTATATTCAATATTGTCTGCTAGTGGGTAAGTATCACATAAATGAATCAAATCAGCCAAAGTATCTATTTTTACATGAATGCGAACGGATTCTTTAATTATTTTTTCCTCTTGATTTTCTTCCAGATGTTTTTGTTGTTTTTCTGTATCAAAATTCGTTATATTGTCATTTATAATTGGCATAATATCAAACATTCCTGAAAAGAACGGTGAATTATATCCATTATAATAATTCATTTCTGAACTAGATAGTATGTCAAATAATAGGGAATTATCTGTGTATAATGTATTATTTCCAAATGAATTGTCATATATAGATTGTTGTTTTGCATGTTTTTTTGTATAATTATCCAGCCCAACAATCAATAAATTCGTTTTTTTCATTAATATACAATTGATATAATGGTTTATATCATTTCCTATCCAATTTAATTATTACATCATTATAAACAATTTAAAAATAAATTGATGTAATAATTAATTTATATAATGATACAAACAACAGTAAGCAATATGGCTAATTTTGAAAAAGACAGACCTGACATCGTACCTGATAAATATTTGGAGACACCATGGGCGATTATTGAATCCTATTTTAAGGATCAGTATCTATCCCAATTGGTTCGCCATCAATTAGAATCTTATAATAATTTTGTAACATATCAAATCCAGAAAACAATTGATATGTTTAATCCAGTCCAAATATGTAGTGAGCACGACTACGATAAAAATAGTGGTAAACATAACTTGGAAATATTCGTCACCTTTGAGAATTTCCATATATACAGACCTCAAATACATGAAAATAACGGAGCATCGAAGCTAATGTTTCCTCAGGAAGCACGATTGAGAAATTTCACATATGCTTCTATGATGACAATTGATCTAAATATAAAATATATTGTTCGAAGTGGAACCAACCTAGAAAATAGTCAAACATTTTATAAAAATCTGCCAAAAATTCACATTGGAAAATTACCCATTATGTTGAAATCGTCAGTGTGTTTGCTTAGTCAATACCAACATATTAATGAAAATGTTAATGGAGAGTGTAAATTCGACGCAGGTGGTTATTTTATAATCAATGGAAGTGAAAAAACCGTTCTTGGTCAAGAGCGTGCAGCAGAAAATCGCGTTTACTGTTTTAATGTTAGTAAAAATAATAACAAATGGAGTTGGTCGGCTGAAATTAAATCCGTACCCGATTTCAAATGTATTAGTCCCAAACAAATTAATATGATGATTACTAGTAAAAATACAGGATTTGGTTCATCTATCTACATTCAAATCCCACGATTAAAGCAACCAGTACCATTATTCATTGTCTTTCGTGCACTGGGTATTATCTCAGACAGTGCTATTTGTGAAAAGATAATTTTGAATATGGAGGAAAAAAAATACAAAAAAATGAAATATGGTCTTCAGGGTAGTATCGTCGAAGCCAGTACAATTATGACACAAGAAGATGCAATTCAATATTTAACTGGATTCGCAATGTACACTCCTATTAATATGGATAAAGAATCTGGCATTAGGAAAAAGAAGGAGTTTACGATGGATATATTAAAAAATGATTTATTTCCTCACTGTCATGACGAAGTTCAAAAGATATATTTCCTAGGATATATGACAAACAAACTATTGAGATGTAGTTTTGAATGGATTCAACCAGACGACAGGGATTCCTATTTAAATAAGCGTATTGATTTGACTGGAATCTTATTAAATAATCTCTTCAGGAATTATTTCAATAAATTAGTCAAGGATATGCAAAAGCAAGTAATTCGTGAAATCAATAATGGTTCATGGCGTTCTACTGAAGATTATTTGAATATTATCAACGCAACAAATATATATAAAATTATCAAATCCACCACTATTGAAAATGGATTGAAGCGTGCTTTATCAACTGGTGATTTTGGCATAAAAAATGCAAATAGCAATAAAGTCGGTGTGGCTCAAGTATTAAATAGACTTACTTATATTTCTGGACTGAGTCATTTGCGTCGCATTAATACACCAATTGATAAGAGTGGTAAATTAATCCCACCTCGTAAATTACACAATAGTTCATGGGGTTTCCTATGTCCTGCAGAAACACCAGAAGGTGCTAGTGTAGGTGTAGTGAAAAATCTAAGTTACATGTCTCATATAACTATTCCGAGTAATAGCGGTCCAATCCATGAATATATATTACCACATATTATACCATTGTCTGAATTATCAGCTAGCGAACTAGATAACTATGTGAAAATATTTGTTAACGGAGCTTGGATTGGATCCGCAAAGGACCCAGTTACATTATACCGAGGCTTTCAAGAAAAAAAGCACAAGGGTATTATTAATATATATACTTCCATTATCTTTGATTTTAAAAATAGAGAAATTAGAATTTGTAGTGATGCTGGTAGATTGATTAGACCAGTCCTTCGTGTTTCGAATAACAACACGATTCTAAAAAAGGATGTTGTGAATCGAATTAAAACTGGAGACTTGGAATGGAATGATTTGTTGTGTGATTTGAAAATTGACCAATCTGTTATTGAATATATTGATCCAGAAGAGCAAAGTCATAGTATGATAGCGATGAAACCCCAAGATTTATATAATGAAAAACAGTTTATTTACAAATATACTCATTGTGAAATCCACCCGAGTACTATATTTGGGTTACTTGCATCATGTATTCCATATCCTGATCATAATCAGAGTCCTAGAAATACATACCAATCGGCTATGGGTAAACAAGCCATGGGTATGTATGTCACCAACTATGACAGTAGGATGGATAAAACCGCATATGTCCTGAGTTATCCTGCTAGACCTCTAGTAGATACTCGATTAATGAGTATGGTTCATTTGGATAAGATTCCTGCAGGGTCTCCTGTAATTGTCGCCATCATGACACATAGTGGTTATAATCAAGAAGATAGTTTACTATTTAACCAAGGTTCTATTGATCGTGGACTATTCCAGGCAACTATTTATCATACTGAAAAAGATGAGGATAAAAAAATCAATGGTGATGAAGAAATCCGATGTAAACCTGATCCCGCTAAAACAAAGGGGATGAAATATGGTAATTACAATAAAATTACAAACGCTGGTATTATTCCAGAGAACACTTTATTAGAAAATAACGATGTCATTATTTCAAAGGTGGTTCCTATCAAAGAAAACAGAAATGACCATACAAAAATTATTAAATATGAAGATTTGAGCCGTACCTATAGAACGAATGAAGAGTCTTATGTTGATAAAAACTACATTGATAGAAATGGGGACGGTTATAGCTTTTGTAAAGTTCGTGTTAGAACAGTGAGACGCCCAGTAATTGGTGATAAATTTAGTAGCCGTCATGGACAAAAGGGTACAATTGGTAACATTATTCCTGAATCAGATATGCCGTTTACTGCAGCAGGTGTGAAGCCTGATATAATCATTAATCCCCATGCGATTCCATCTAGAATGACTATTGGACAGCTAAAAGAAACGCTTTTAGGAAAAGTACTTGTAGAATTGGGACTATTTGGAGACGGAACATCATTTGGTGATTTGTCTATGGACCTAATTCGTAAAGAGCTCGTCAAAGTTGGATATGAAAGTAATGGAAACGAGTTGATGTATAATGGTTTAACCGGTCAACAAATAGAATCGAGTATCTTTATTGGTCCGGTGTTTTATCAGAGATTAAAGCATATGGTAAATGACAAACAACATAGTCGTTCTATTGGTCCTATGGTAAATCTTACTAGGCAACCAGCTGAAGGAAGAAGTCGTGATGGCGGTCTACGATTTGGAGAAATGGAGCGTGATTGTATGTGTTCACATGGAGCATCCAGATTTACTAGAGGAAGATTATATGATGCATCAGATAAATATAAAGTACATGTTTGTAATGGCTGTGGTCTGATTGCAGCATACAATAATGATATGAAGATACATATTTGTAAAACATGTGATAATCGTGTGGATTTTAGTTATGTAGAAATTCCATATGCGTGTAAATTATTATTCCAAGAATTACAAACGATGAATATTGCTCCGAGAATAATGACAAAATAGATTATCATAAAGACATATATGAATACGACAAACCAAATAAAAATAATACTATACGCAATTTAGCAATACTAATAATATAAATATAAATTTTTATATGAGAGATATATATATAATGCCTGGTTGTGGAAATCAAAATATGAATTTAAAATATGTGCAAGCCGGGAGACCTGGTATCGCCTTAAGATTAATTGGTGGCGGTGGTGGAAGTCATGGTAGTTCTGGTATGGATGGTGGAGCTACTCGTGAACAGACACGATTTACTTTGAGAAACGCATGGAATGGTAGTGCAGCCAGTGGAACTGTGAATGGTAAGAAGGTTTCTGCTACTCCATTTCGCGCAGTCAATAACGCAGGTGATTTATTGAATCGTGAATATTATACATCTGGCGGGTCAAATCAAGTCAAGACAGGTAGAATTAGAACTGCAGCCAATCAATCCGCAAACATTTTAGGAGGAAATATTTTTGCTAGACCCGATGATACCGGTGTTCCCAGTGCTAATACAAATGTTAAGTATGTCTACGATGGTTCTGATTATACCAAGTTTAAGAAGCAACAAGCCGTGAATAGAAATTACAATGATTCCAGTTATGGTGGTGATAATAATTCTTCCCAAGTAGCCATATCTCGTGTGCGTCATTAATTTTTATATCATACAACACACATTATCTACCTCGTGATTATTGATTGAATAAAATTTTTATATATAATCTTTATTATATATAAAATGATGTATACTTATCGATTTACAGGTCCAGCTGACCAAGGAATATTATTAAAAAATCGTGGTAATAATGCTAGATTAGATAGTAAAATGGCCATGCCTCAAAAATTTTATCCAAGTGACGGTGATTCCATGTTTTCTGGAGCTCGAAAAATATATAGAACAGACGCCATGAGTAAACATAAATTGAATAAACATCTTGTCAATAGTGCTACATTCCCCGCATCTGGTATACCAATTAAGCACACTGATGCATCCCAACATCTTTATATGAAAAAAGCCCAAGCGATTGGTAAATCCTCGCAATTTAACATTTCAAAAGAAAATCCATTATCATTTAGAGCACAAGATACAACAAGCAGAAATAGTGCTTTAAGACGTGTGCGAAGTGGTGGATGTACAGCACCAAAAAAGAAAGGAGCTCTTGAAAATACATTCAAAAGTGGAGGAGGTTCGGCATTGACTGGTACAGGCAATCGTCAATATGTAGTGCCTACATTTTAATAAATTAACCTTATATATTTAATCACTACGACAAAATATTTTATTTTATCACGAAATATTATATAATGAACAAGTACATTGTTGAATTTTTAGGAACTCTTTTCTTTCTTTATGTCATCCTTGCTACCGGTAATGCGTTAGCCATCGGTGCTGCATTGGCTCTTGCTATTTTAGTCGGTGGAAATATTTCAGGTGGTAATTTTAACCCGGCTGTGTCTGTCATGATGGTTGCTGCCGGTAAATTACCCAAGAACGATTTACTCCCTTATGTCCTCGCCCAAGTAGCAGGTGGTTTAGCTGCTTTAGAACTTTACAAGCGCGTTAAACTTTAAATTCATATATTTTGTAAATAATCTGTTATAATATTAATATTTTCTATGAATATTATATAATGAATACACCTACCAAATCGAATGATTCCATGACTCGTCCTGGTGCTCCCACCAAGAAACCACCCGTGACAGAATCTACACCTAATGCTGAAACTGGTGCTGTAACTGGTGCATACCACAGTTTAAAGGATGTTGCTGCCAACTTATTCGGTTCTAACAAAGACGGTGATAACCAAGACGGTGGTAAAAAGCGCAGATCCATGAAAAAATCTAGAAAATCTAGAAAATCCAGAAAAAGTAAGAAGGGTGGTAACCCAAAGAAGGGTATGGCTTCCAAGACAAGAAAGGGTAGAAAGGACTATGTCACACACAAGGGTGATAAATACTACAACCGTAAAGGAAAGCGTCAAACTAAGAATAGAAAGGGACGCAAGGGAAAGCCTTATTCCAAACGCCGTTAAGCGAACAACTATTCTCATAAATAAATAATAATAGTAACCATAATATAATTTTATCATTTCCAATAATCATAAAATTATATGTCATTAATTTAGAGTATTTCATCTTATTTTCTCTCTTTGATACGTTTCATCATACTTAAAAGTATATAGATTCCTAACACACCAAGTGACGCATAAAACAATTGTACAAGTATGTCTCTAGGTACATTTTTGTTCTTCGCATAGGAGGTATTCAGATTTAAATTTGTAAATGACTCTCTACAAACCTTACCAGTAACCTGGTTTTTATTTGAAGTAAAATTACAAGGGTTTATATTTCCTATATCAGTAGTTGTAACGAATTGTGTCTCTGTTCCGCGTTCATTGTTAACATTCACTGTTTCCAAAGATACTTCTTGACATTCCGGTTGACTACCAGAGACAAATGCTTGAAAAATAAGCATAGGATTTAATGCATTCAGATTACCAAGTGTTCCAGGAATGAGACCCTCCAAGGATGTAAAATTCTCCCCAGCAGCGGAACTAATAAACGGAATATTTCCATCTGGAATATTATCAACATACATGTATCTGTCTACTATTTTACCAGATGTTTTGTCTTTACATGTAGCTGCAGTTTTTAAGAAGAACTTGTCTCCCAATCCTCCACTTACTTTGGTTCCTGCTCCTGACCCTGATGCTAATACATCAATATAATTCATAAGTCCAGATACATTATCAGCAATTTCAGAAATTCCACCTTCGCTAGTCATGCCCATGTCACCGGGTGATTTAATTTGTTTCCAATATTGATAATCTGGTCCAAGTAAACGCTCTTCAACACCTTTTGCATCTGATAACACTTCATTAAAAAAATTAGACATAATGTTATATATACTTGATATAAAATTATTCCATTCCATCTTTTTACATATTGAAGGTTTTGGGATTTTTATCCGTATAGGCTTGGTTTTCTTGACTAGCTTTATTATCAGTAGGACTCATAGAACTCATTAAGCTATTAATAACTTCGCTGTTTTTTTTTATATTATCTTGATTCGTTGTTACTTTTTTACCAAAACTAGATATTTCATCTAATTTACTTTTTAAAACTTCAATATTGGCTGCATTCTTCTTCGCTAAAATTAATGGGTCGTCTCCGTAAGATTGATATTCTTGACTACCAGTAACTCCTTCAATAATAGTCGGTTTAGTAAAAACACTCATGATAGAATTAAATATAAGCATACAAAAAAAGAGAATAACAAGTTTACAAATCATCTATATATTATCAATATATTATTGGTAAAATAATATAGCAAAAAGAGACAAATGAAAAGGGTTTTGTATTTCTTTTTCTTTTTCTTTTTCTTTCTTTCATTACTATATACCGATAATGTCTAAACCTATTAATTTTAGTAGTTCGAACACTTTAACATCTACACGACAACCATGGGTTCCAAATAAAAATAAAAATTCAATTAAAGCATCTTCAAACGCAGTAGTTGGAGGAATGAGTAGACCAAATACAAATTTAGGTCATAATCCCAATGTGTCTCCGGAAGTAATGAATGCAAACGCACTAGCTTTTTCTGGTCCTAAAAGAAGACCTCATCCTATGAAACATTGGCGTCGTCAATTAAATGTCAATGGAAATAGTGGTAGAAGTGCTACATCAATTAGTGTTGTTAATCGTCCAGGAGGAACTGTATTTAGGGGATACAATCCAGTAAATAAGTGTGCTTGCGACGCAAGTGGTAATCAATTTATTACATTTGACAACAAGTTTTTACAATCTCCTTATAAGAGTATAAAACCACCAACAGTAATTCCTATTGCAAGTGGAACAAACAACAATAAAATACAAAACAATGGTTCTGTGGTAGTAGGTGATATTAACAATGGAGGTTATGAAATTCAAACCGGGTTATATAATACCAAAACAATTTGCTGTACAAAACCCAACAATGTTATTAAATCAGCTGTCACATTATTAAGCAAATCTTATTATAGTGATTCAAAAGCCTATCTAAAAGCACGTTGTAAACTATACAGCCAAAAACAATCTATTCAAGAAATACCTGGAAATAATTATGGTACTGTTACAAGCCCTGCGTATCCTAGTGACAGTCCAAATGGTTCTCAAGTATTTAAAACAAATAATTGTATGAATCCAAATCAAACTGGTCGTGAGTGTAAAAATACAACCATATATAAACCAAATAATGAGCAATTCGCTAAACAAGGTGCCGTTGATAATGGAACACGATTAGCAAAACTTAAATATGATATAATAACAAAAAATGGCAATTCATTTAGATCAGCCTTTGGCGCACAAAGTGCAAATGCTGGTAAATATCACGGTGGTTATAATGGTACCTCACCCTATTTCTTGAAAAGTAAATTACAAAAACCAATCACTTTTCGCAGAAATGGTCAGAAGACAGTATGTTTTCAAGCCGGAAAAAATTGTGGACCCCGACAATCATTGGGTGCTTTTTGGGGAGCTATTAATTAATTGTACCAACTAAAAGCAATTGTGTTATGTAAATATCAATAAAAATTTATATTGATATTTATTCATTTTTCTTTATGGTCGGTCTAAATCGTATTTTATTAATTAATTATTCTTTTTGGTTTCTAGGTTTTCATTGTCTAATGGTTCATTCATTATATCGCTATTAACACTGGATTGTCTAGAATGATTATTGTGACTATCACTGTCACTAGATCTCTCTATATCATTCGTTAAATCAACCACATCTCTATTTAATATGCGATTATGTAATACTTCTTCTGTAATGTCTTCTATATCGCTGGTTTCATTTGACTCTGATGATGATTCATCAACATCCAGTTCATTCTTATTTGTACTATTATCTATAGTAGTGTCGTTTGATGGAATGCTTTGAGAATCACTGTAATTGTATTCATCATCATCGTTCCATTTATCATTATCACTTATCTGTTCATTCGCTAATTCGTCACTACTATTACTGGATGAATCAGACTCTTGTTTGATGATAATATTAGAACTAGCCATCAGTTTAGATAGGGTAATATAATTTGATATTTGTTCAGATACTGTATCAATGTAAAGAGTAATAATATTTTTTAGATTTGGTAAATTATGTTTATTATAATTGTTTTTAACCATTTCGGTAAGATATAGTGAGACAGTAAGAATTAATGTACACATCAGAAGTAAAATGATACATGAAATCACACACAATATACTCAATATTTCAAGTACATAACTGTACAATAGTATCGTAATAGTTTTACTAGTACGATAATATTGTGAATATTCAGTTTGACTAGCAAATTCTCTTGTATCATTCATATTGTCTTGGTTATTCATATGCTGCATAATGTATATAGTTGTATTTTGTATAATCATTGTAAGTGTATTCAATTTTTTATTAAATTACATATTTTCAAAATATTTTTTTAGTCCGTCGCTTGTACGTGGACCATCATATTCCTTTGTTTCACCTGCCTCATCCATAATTAATACAGTTGGGAATCCTTTAATGTTATATTTTTCAATATCTTTTCCAGCTTGGTTCATTTCTACCTTTTTGAATACGATTTTACCTGTATAATTTTGAACGAACTTGTCCCATTCAGGTGTAAATGTTTTACAATGACCACAATTAGTCATATAATAATAGGTACAAGATGTAGGATTGCCAAAATTCTCCATGATAGAAGTGTTTCTAAAGAAAATATAATATATCACGCCTACAAAATACAATACAACGATTGATTTTTTCAATACGCTTGCTTTTTTCCACATAGAAGTAATGAAATTCATTATACAACTGGTTTAGATAAAAATATTACATCTATTGAGCATGATATTTGAATATTATATGTATCGATATAAAGAATTTTATGGTATGTTTAAAAAAATATTATGATTTGTTAAAACCTTGTTGTATGGTATGTTATACTTTTCGCACCATTGAATGCATTTTTGAACAAAATTCTTTTTCAATGATTCTATTTTATCGTTTTTGTTTTTACATGAAAATAAAGTAAGGGTTGAATTGATATTTTCAATTTGCTGTTGTCCAAAAATAGCGTTATATTCTTCTATTTTGTTACTATAATAGTAATCTAGTTCGAAATTTAAAATAGAAGAAATATGAGTAATTGTTTTCATTTTTGGATATTCGCGAATAATGTGATTCATAATTCTAGATTTATCCCCTTTAAAAAATTTACAGATGATATATTTTTCTGAATTAGCTAATCGACTTGTATTTGGCTTGAGAATAAAGACTTGTTTATATAATGTGGATAGCAAGTAGATAATATCACTTGTTGTTTTTGTAAAGATGTCAAATATTTTTAATACAAAATGACCACCTTTCTTTTGCATTGCAATAGCAAAACTCACTTGAGCAAATAATAGTTTGGTAGCAAGGGTTTCTTGTTGATTAAAATCAATCGAAAAATCAAAACCACCATCTGCTGTAATTATTTCCATTTTATTATTATACTTACTGTAACAGTGTTTTAAATTATCCACTTCCAATAAATCACCTGTTCCAGTTACACCAGTTTCGATAACTACATTTTTATGATTGTCTAGAAAATTACATGATTTCTTCCATCCTGGAACATTTACATCTGGATCTATCAATGTCATCCCATGGTAGTTATCTTGTTGGTTATTGCGTAAATAAGCGATTGCTTCAATAAATCCACCTGGTCCTTCTGCTAAATGAAATGTATTTATATCATGAGACTTGTATTGGTTCAACAAATCTAGCTGATTTACTATTTCTATCATTTTGTAAAATGATCTAGATAATGGTTTTAATTTGCTTACAGAACACTTTGTATTTGGAATAATTGTGTGAATAAATTCGTACGGGTTTGTGTATTTCTTATAAAAGTCCCAAGTATCATAATTTTCGTCCAACTGTTGTTTAATTTTATTTAAATAGCGACTTAATGTTGGACTTATATACACTTCAGGCATTTCATTTGATTCTAATGTAATATTATTTATAGTAGAATGAACTTCAGGTAATAAAAAAAAGCTCATAACGATAATACATATAATAAAAATACATTTAGATTGTTTTTATTATATTTGTCTAGTCTTCGATAATCTTTTACTACTGCTTATTTACTACTGCTTATTTACTACTGCTTATTTACTACTGCTTATTTACTACTTCTTATTTACTACTTCTTATTTACTACTTCTTATTTACTCTTTACTATCCATTTGTAATTTTAATTTACGCTTTAATTTTTTAGGTGGTTTTGGTTTATCTTCTTTTTCCTCTTCTACTGCAGCACCAATCGCCTCTTTCTCTTGGAGTTTTTCCATCTGTTCTTGTAATTTGGAACTACCAATCAATGTATTATATACGGCTCTTGTGTCAACATTTCTTACCTTTTTATAAATAAAGTAATTATTGTAAAACGATATTTGCTTTTCTTTGGGAGTCATTTTATACGCTTGACCGTAATCGTTTTTCTTCCTTGGATTCTTATCGATTTCATTTTCCATTGAACCATACAATTGTTGAAATGACCCAACACTAGCAGGAATACCTAGTTCTTTACATTCATCGCGAGTTAATGTGACAAATCCATAATTTTCCATTAATCGTTCTAGATAATCAAAGTTGACCAAATATTCGCGAAATGGTTTATTAATTGATTCTTGATATACATCAATCGGATAGTGTAGTGATGTTTCGTCATTTTCAAACTCGTCATGTTTATATCCCTTTGTAATTTGCCATAATTTTTTGTCGTTCTGTAAAATTGACATACTTTCACCTTCAGATAATCCTCTTAATGCATCAAATATAGCATTGCCGTTATAACATGTTCCTATGAAATATCCTTTTACTTTGGTACACTCACTGACATTTCTTAAGAAACTATTAAGCGTTCTTTTATTTTCAAAGAAGTAATGAAGCGCGAATTGACATGAACTAATATTAAATCCATCGGCTGCCTTACCATATTGTTTATATACACCCAGTCCTAGTTTCTCCTTGTCTTTTGGACCTTCTCCAAATATAGCCTTTGTTATCATTTTCGATTTTTCAGTATAAATAGCTTCACCATCTCTAATATTACTTGAGCTAGTTCCGTTTACAAATAGAGCACTTGGCATAACCTTGAATTTTTTATGATAATTCAAATATCTGGCACAAGCACCATCAATTCGATTTTCAATATTATCTTTGGCAACATCAATACCAAACACGAAGGATAGTTTTGCAAATATCCATTTTGGGAAATCACCACCCTTACCAACAGCATAATCAATAAGTGTATCCCCTCTCTTAGATACGGAATTAATCAACATTCGTTTCACAAACAAATTATGGAAATCGCGTAGTCCTTCTGTATTGGATGTTCCTGAGACACGATTATAATAAACATCGTCGTCACCCAATTCATCCGGAATATTCAATCCGGTCCGAATCATTTCTTCTGTAATAGGATTGTGAATGGAATGCCAATTATTATTTGCAACATGATAGGCATTTCCATATTGTTTAAATCCTCGTTTATATTCAGCAGTTTTGTCATAACGCACTCTTAGTGGAACCCATCGCCATTTCTTCTCGCGTGTTAAATCATATCGAAATTCCACAATCGTTTCATCATCGAATACTTCACCTTCTTCGGTAATAAGTGTCTTATTACCGGTTAAATCGGATTCCAACATAACATTACATATGCTAGCGTCAGCATCGTATGGATTTGTTGGATAAAATGGTAAAGGTTTGTAAGTTTCCGCATTATCTCTATCTTCGTTTACACTTGGCAATTTATCATTAATAACATCGCCACATGGATTAATATAGCCATGTTTTTTCTCGTCAAACCCAACTCTTAAAATAAGAGTTTTGTATTGAGACAATTGTTCATATGAGTTAGCGTTCGTACCTTCTTGAAATACATTGCCTATAAAATCGTTTGTACCAGCTTGTTCCTTTTTTGTTGATACCAGAAAATCAATCGTATTATATTTGGCTGGTTTCCATTTGAAGGAATAATCCCAAGTAGTTTTAAATAGCGGTCCGGAATCACCCTCACGGTCGGAACCAACACCATAATTAGCAGGGGTAAATATGAGTCCATCTATTTCATATTCATACAAATCCTGTTTTTCTTGATATAGAATAGCATCACAACATTGGAATATAGATTGATCTGGATTATCAGCCTTAAATTGTTTATTAGTAAAACGCATTGGCGAAATACTATCATTTATTACTGATTTTGCATTGAGGTTTTTCATTATACTAATCAATACCGGTAGACGATATTTAGTTAATATAATAGCTACATCTTTATCGTCACTATATGGAGGAATAAATGCGTTTGAACGAACATCCTTTTTATTCACAATATAAACATCAAATGCCGCATATAAATTAATAAAATCGCCTTTTTTATTATGTAATATATGTTCACCATCTAAGATACTATGCATCAAATCTACATCCTTAGTTATTGCACCCGTAAATTGAACGTTCATATTTGTATCGATTAAATAAATTTTGCCATCACCCGCAATATACATAAGCTTTCTCATACCATCTGCTTTTTCGGTTACAGTATAATTCATGCGAATATTTGGAATCGCAGAATCATCATTAATGGGGGCAATATTTGCGTTTTGTAAGGTAGCCGAGGACGGACCCATGAAGAATCTAGGTACCATTCGCATCCTTTCATTGTATTCTTTTCCATGAACGAGTTTCAAATAATTAGTACCTATTTTTTTTATTTCGGAATAAGAGATAGGATAGTTAGTATTTTGTAGCCCAGATAATACATATTTGACAACTTTTTTTAATTCTTTCATTAAGACGCGGTTGTCGTTATAATCGGTTCCTGGACCAACCTTATTATTTAAAATTTCCAATTCAATTTCATATTTTTCTGGACTATCGGTAATATTCGCAGCTTGAAAGGTATATTCGGATTTAGATTTATAGATGGTACGACCTTTATAGGTAGCCTTTTCATTTTCACTACTTTTAACGATACTCATATCGACTCTGATTGGAAAATCTGAATGTGTAAACGAGACGCGATTAATATAACGGAATGTTTTTTTACTATCTTCCCATGTTGATTTAATATTTTCGGCAAATGGACTATATGGTTTGATATTTTTCTCAGTTTGATAAGATACCCTCATATTGTATTCATCCAAATTAACTGGATATATTGGGTTGTTATCAATATTTGCATATTGTTTTTGCGTAAACTGAGGATTAATATCACCAATTGTTAGTGAGTTTGTAGTACAGTATTTTTGTATATTATGAATACCATTTATCTCAACACGAACATTTGACATTTTTGTCGTACCAGTTTTTTTATCAATATATTCGCTTTGAATTTTTAGACTATAATCATTAGTTGTTTCCATGCGAAACCCAACAGATTTAAGTTTTTGAATCACATTATCAAAATCAATTTTTGAGATAGGGTTTATTCCACGCGTACCAAAACGAACTTCCAATTCAGGAGTTCCGCCTAGTCCAGTATTCGTTACATTATCTAAATACTTAGTTATAATATTATCAAATTGCTGTTGGGAATTTAACTCGGACATGTATATATACTTGAACATATTATTTTATATAGGTTTCAATTTTTATTTTAAAAAATAGTAAATAATAATGATATTTTTAATAAAATATAGCATAATAATCAAAACAACTATTCATGTACTACTCTTTATAAATAGCTTAAAATTGCTTGATACATTTGAGGTCTAGTCAAATTTACAAAATCTATATGTAATTTACTACATATATCCCTCAAATCATTGATTTTATAACTGGAGATGGCTTTTAATGGCTTATCTAAATTTTCTAGTTTCCAGAAATGATTGCGATAATATTCCAATTGTTCTTGTGTTAAATTTTTCTTCAATCCGAAACATTTTTCTTTTTGTTCAATCGCAAAAACGGGTTTGTTTGTATCTGTAATAATTTCGTAAAACTTTTTATTATCTATATAAAAAACATTAATGTCAAATAAATGACACATTGCTTTTACAGTTGCCATTGTTATTCGTTGACAATTTGCTAATTCATCTTCAACAGTCGCCTTACTAATTTTAATTGGTTTTAATATTTCCTTTTTACCACGAAGTTGTTCTATCCAATTATATTTAATTTCCTTTTCTTTTGTAAAAAAATTGTGGATCATGTCATATTCGTGTAGTCCACAAAGGGCAATGTAAAAACACCAAAACAAACTGTCTTTTTGTTTGGGGAAAAAAATATTATCGGTTGACTTTATAATATTTTTTGATGTTTTTTTTCTTCCAATATCTTGATTCCTATCTACATGTAATAGAGTTGAATAAGAAACAATATTTTTCTGAGTCAACATATGTGGCAATAATTCAGTAATAAAATCAGAGTTCTGCATTTAGTGTATTGTTACTAGTATTCGTGTGATTGTCTTTAATATCTTTAAAAAATGTATTTGACAAAGAACTCTTTTGTTGTTCAACTTCGTTCAATTGCGACTCTTGCTCTTTGACATAATCTAGATAATTTGTTAATTTACTTACTACCTCATTACTAACATTTGTTAAATTAATAAAAACTCCATTTGTATTCTCGTTTAAGGTACATGTCTCATTATTCTTAAGAATTTTCAATATCTCAATTTGGTGAAACTGGCTTAGTGTCTCAATCTTCTCTTTTAATGTGGTCAAATTCATTGTTGTCATTATGATATCTCACTGAATTGTTTTTAAATCTTTTCTGTAATAACTAGTTTTGGTTTCCTTTTCATGGTTGTATTTTTCTTTATTTTATCTTCCTTTGGTTCAACTAATTCACCAATAATACTGACTTGTGGGTCATTTAATTCGTATCTTTGACCGATTACACGAACAGTAATATCATCATTTTCTTTAATCGTATTGAAATAATTATTATTGTAATGATGATCTCTGCTTACATAGGCAACAATAGGTGAAATTTCTTCATTAATAACTGCTCTGATTCCTGCTTGGGTCATATTCTTAACATTACATTTTATAAGCATTCCTTCCACAGGACAACATACTAAACATTCAAATACAACTTCAAACATTACTGTGTTTTCAACTAAAATACCACTTGAATAAGTTAATACTTTGGTAGAATCGGGCTTAATAAATCCTTCGATGTTACATTTTCCTTCTATTTGCTTTTTTATAATTTTTTCAAGAGTGTCCTTAATATTTTTACCAACATTATTGAAGGGAATATGTATTTTTCTTGTTAACAAATTCGTCATATAAACACCAACATCCTTATTCTTTTGTGCACCCTTTTTATTTATATTCTTGCCAGTCATATTCTTGTTCATTACTACTATATAATAAGAATTTAATCTTTAACTAATAATCAATTTTTAATTAAATAGATTATTATTTGTTAAAAAAATTTAAGATATTTTTCTCTTTCAGACTATTCTCATGTAAACCCTGATATATATAAAATTGATTGTATTAATAATTGTTTTATGATAAATAAATACTTATTGGAAATATGGGAAATGTCATAAATCGTAAAAAAAATCCCAATGAATTAAAAAGTTGTTTAATTTGTTGGGAAAAAATTAGCACTCGAGAATGGGTCGAATGTGTTATATGTAATATTGTATTACACAAATTATGTGAAAAAAAATATAGAGGTGAAAAAGGATATTGTGAATGTCCTCATTGTCGTAGAATTGGAACAATTGGAACTGTATGTTGTTCTACATAATGGCCGCTTTGAATGAAAAAAAAAGGTGTGATTCACAACCATTAAATGTTATTTACAATAGCTTCGGATGGATTCAAAAACCAGATTTTATTATCCTTTTTAGTTTTGTTATAAAAACGCAATAATAATTCTTGTATTACACAAAATTCTATTTTTTTTCTTCCTTTTGTATTCTCTGATGTATATTTACTTTTATCAAGTATATGATTGAGAATTCCAAATGTATCTGATTTACCAGATTGGTCACATCGAGCACCTTTTCCTCGTTTATCTTCCATGTCCTTGACCTTGAAAATATTATATTCATTTTTGAAATTACCAATAAATCCAACATATCGATTGAACATAGTCGGTGATATTGCTAATTTTTCTATTTCCTGTGATAAATCGGTATAGTCTTCTGACTCACCTTTGCTCCATTTTGTGTCTCCTTTTACTAACAAATATTGTTTATTTTCTTTTGAGAGAAGAATTCCAACAATCCCTTTATTCTTTAAAATCATATTGTCGTATATTTTTTTTATTTTTTTCTCAAATGTGGTCAAGTTATTTGTAAAATAAAGATAGTCAAGCGTTTCGTTCACTTCATCCAAAGTTAAATACTCTATTATGTGTTGTAAAATAAGTTCTTTGTACTCTGTAGTTGATATATTAAAATTATCCTTCAAATAGTTGGTATGATGTAACATGGCGGCATATACATACCAATCATCTTCGCCTCGTTCTAGCTTTGTAGTTGGTTTATTTGCCAATTCAAATGTGGTTTCTATTGTCTTTATTTTATTACTCATATTATTTGTGGTCTGGGTTTCTGTAATATTGTTCTTTAGTTTCAATGGTTCTTCGGGTTCCTTCAATGGATACACTATAGATTCGTGTTTAAAATCGATTGGATTACGGCGGTCATAAATACTAATGTTTTCATTGTTCAATTCAATTGGTTGAAACAAATAATACTCCTCAATGTTTCTTAGATGACCTAATCGGTTAAATTTATCCGTAATATATTCATTGTCATCTTCAATCAAAGTAGTCAATGCCGCATTGATTTGAACTAACGGATAATTTTTAATAACATTGATTTCACTAATTAAATTGTCCTTTTTATAAAAAAAACGATTTTTGAACAAGTCACGTATTCTTTGTATTATTTTTTCAGTATTCATTAGTATAAATGATTCATTATATGTATCTAATTTAATATCACTTTCTACAATTGTCTTAAACGGTTTGCATTTAAAATCACATGTATCCATGTAATCACATGATACTGTTTTTGCCTTATCACCAATGGGAAAGTCAATCATCATTTTATTAGATAATTGTTGTTTAACGATGGTATTCATGTTTTCTTCTGTGAATTTCGTTTGGTCAATATTTAAAATACAATCAACTGATGATTCTTTTAATAATCGACTAACACGACCTATTTGGACTGCTTTTATTTCGGCCAAACGATATATATACAAATCAATTGCCTCTTCATCCGATTCATTGAGTAATGTTCCATAAAGGAATATTTCAACATTTCTCTCTATAAATTTCAATTGTTTATGACTACAAGTTCTAACTGCTCTGCCAATAATTTGTTCAATTAAACTTAGATTATACCATGGTTCTAATATATGAACTTGTCTTAGGTTCTTAAAATCAATTCCCTCTGCTCCTGTCATGGAAATAATGACAACCTTGATTTTCTCTCCGTTTTTGTTGTCTTCATCTGTTAAATTCTTTAGGTCGTATACCTTGTCTGGTGAAAGCGCCTTATCGCCAGTAATCATTGTATAAGTTGCTGGCCTAAACGCAGTTGGGTTATCCATTTGTTCTTTGGTTAAATAAGTGGTGGCGTCTATTTTGGCAGTAGGTGGTGTTTTGAACAAATTAGAAGTTTTTGTTCCGAAACGACTAAATCCGATTGATTCTAATGCTAGGGCCATAGGTACTGCACCACCATCAATAAACTGACTATAGATTAAAACAATACCATCTGAATTCATAATAGAATCGGTTATGCTTTTTATCTTGGCGCTATATTTACCAATATTATCCGGTGAAAAAATTTCGCCAAACTCGCTATTTTTGTCATTGTCTTTATATTCGAAATTTTTTCTAGATGGTGGGTTATTAGTTTCAGTAAATTTCATAATTCTTTTCAACCCTTCACTTCCTAGCAAAGTTTTAGAATTAAAACTAGATGACGATTCAGAGTCTGAACCAATAAGTTGTTTGGTTGGATATACAATATTTAACGCTTGTAGTGGTTTTTGAAGAATAGTATATCCAAATGAATCCATATTTTCAAATCCGGTCATACCTCCCTTTGTTTTTTCTATATTGGTTTTGATTTCAGATAATATATAATTGTAGCCTTTTTCTTGATAGGTTCCACATTGATTTACATAGACATCTAAATGTTCAAGTGGTTGTACAATGGATTTATTATTCATTTGTTTTCGAGGATAACTAATTTCTTTAAATGTGTGATCTTTCGCAAAAAGTGATGGGAAAATTCTATATGGGAATGTATACGGATTTTCACCTCGAACAAATGACACATACCCAGTGGCTTTTCTGCGCAACAAATCTTCTCCCACATTATTTCCATCTTTATCAATTAAGAAATTCCCATCTTTATCAAATACATCTTCCAATTCTATCGTAGACCGTTTATCATTTAAATTCATTACATTTAATAACCAGATAACCTCTTTATAACTATTATACATGGGTGTAGCAGAGAGAAAAAGAAGTCGTAAGTTATCGACATATTTCACCAATTTAAACAACTCGTTTGCAACTCGTTTGTCTTGTTTTTCGTCACTAATACGAATATTATGAACCTCGTCAATAATAACTAGTCGATTATTAAAATGCTGTTTTAATTTTTTTATCATTATTTCCTTCCTTTTTATAGGGTCGTTTTCTTCCACCTGTGATTTTTTTTGAATGTAATTCGCGAATTCAATGTATCCTACGAACAAATAAGATGCTTTTATGATTCGTTGTATTTGACGTGTCACCTTCTCTTTCGATAACCCTTTCATATTCATTGGATTTATCTCTTTTAAATATTTATTGCCAGTACAAGCTCTTAGATTCCAAAGACCGTCTACTAATTTCAGTTTTCGTTCGTCGAACAATTGTAATTTAAAATTTTCTTGTACATTTGGCGAAGCTACAACAATAATGCGTTGATTAATACCCAATTGGTTTAAATAGGTTCGCATTTCCTCTGCTACAGTGATTGCACTACATGTTTTACCAGTACCTAACCCATGATACAAAAGTAAACTATTGTATGGTGTTTGGAAACTTAAAAAATTCCGGACAAATATTTGATGAGGAGATAGTTCAAATTCAGCCTCACATAACTTAGTCGCCTGTGATTCAATGTCATAAAGAGTTCCATCATATTTATTTTCGTTAAATTCTTTCTTTTCGGCCAATTTGATATTGAAATCTGGGTCATCTAGTGACGGATATAAAGCATCATAACTCGTTTCATTTTGAGAAATAACATTCGCATCTAATTGTTCTTTTTTCAATAAAAATGTGTTATAGTCGATATCATCTAAATCGATTTTTTCAAAATTGGTTTGATACACCTCTTCTATATTTTCTTCAGTTAAATCGGGTATTTTTTTTATGATTCGCAATTTTCGTGGCTTGCGCTGCTTTTTTTCCATATTATACTTATATTATACTTGTAAAAAAGTATAATATAAATAACCAAGATACGATTACTTCACTTAGATATTTATGATAATTTCTTTAATTCATCTTATACATCTGTACAATTGTGTTAATTTTCGATAGTAAGTTTTTTTTCTCTAAATTATAAGGTCTTATCTTTTCCATACATTCTTCGTATGACATCCATTTCATTTCACTCACTTCTGATTGTTGAAATTGATTTGTATGAACCGTATTTGCATCGATTGTACCAACAAAATATTTGTGTTTGTATGACTTCATATTTGAACCAGTAAAAATTTCTTCGTATGGGATAATGTTTTGAAGCAATGTAACATTCGATCGGATATAACCAGTTTCTTCTTCAAATTCTCTTAAAGCACAAACTAAATCCTTTTCTTGATAGTTTCGCCTACCCTTTGGAAATCCCCATTCTGTTTCATTCCAGTTTACTGTACTTGCTTTGATTATCTTTTCTAAATTATATTCCATTTTATTAATTTCGACCCCACATTTTAATGTCTCGAACTTATCTCTGGAAATTTTCTCCTCGCCTCTGTATTGAATTCCCATTTGATCACCCCATAGGTAGGTCCACAATTGTTCAAATGTAGATTTGCCGATCAATTGCTTTTCGTGTATTGACATTTCATTAAATACATTTACTAAATATTCATAATTGTGCAGTGGGTATTTACCTCTCATAAATTCAACAAACCCTAAACTGTGCTTACGACGAATCACTAGATATTGTAATTGGTCGGCTTGTTTTCTAAATATAATAATACCAATACTTGTAATTGGATGTTTGCATGTATGAAACACATGTCCGTTTTTTCCACAGTTATTACAGAAATTATTAAAGGATCTGTTTTGTGGTGTTTGTAAATTGGAATGTTGGTTATTCGAATTGGAATGTTGGTTATTCGAATTGGAATGTTGGTTATTCGAATTGTTCTGTTGATTATTGGAATGTTGGTATATACGCGTAATCTGTCCATTGGATGTATTATCTCCACTCGATGTATTATGCCCACTCGATGTATTATATAAGATAGTATTCATATTCGTTATATGTTATTTTGCGTATCTTTTTATATCGTTTCTATTTAATGACAGATAAATCACTTGACCCAACTGTATGGGGTCCTCATTTCTGGTTTTTTTTAATGACACTGGCAGTATCTTACCCATTAAAAGCAAATGATGTAACAAAAAAAAAATACTACGATGTAATAAATAATTTTCCATTATTCATTCCTCATCCAAAAATAGGCAATAATTTTAGTAATTTACTCGATAAATACCCAGTATCGCCTTATTTAGAAGGAAAAGATTCCTTTTTAAAGTGGGTACATTTTATTCACAATAAAATTAATATTGACATAGGAAAGGATGAGATTACTTATACAGAAGCACTTAATAACTACTACGAGTTGTATAAACCGAAAGAAATTATTTTACAAGAACAAATCAAATACAGAAAAAAACTACTATTTGTAGTAATATTAGTATCTATGATTGGATTTGGATATTATTTATATAAAAAATAATTCTCTCGTCAATATAAGAATCGGCTTTGAATATGAGAAACAAAAATACAAGAACGCGGAATTATAATAATAGGACTTCACATAATAACACGCGAAAAATAAATAGAAGTCCTGTCAAAAAAAAGACAAGAAGTCGATTGGGTGGCGAGGCATTGGGTTCGGGTGGATTCGGTTGTGTATTTAAACCCGCGTTAAAATGTAAAGGTAGTGTGAATCGCACAACAGGTATTAGTAAAATGTCTATTGAAAAATACAGCAAACAAGAGATGCTCGAGATAACTCGAATCAAAAATAAGCTACATAAAATAAAGAACTACGAACAATATTTTTTACTTAATGTTGATAGATGTAATCCAGACAAACTGACACCGGAAGACATGAAACATTTTAACAAGAAATGCTTTTCGTTAACAAAAGAAAACCTGAACGAAAATAATATTAACAAAAATTTAAATAAAGTTTCTATATTGAACATGCCTGATGGAGGTATTGATTTAAAGGATTGGTTAGTTCATGATGGTAAAATAACACGCGATAAAATGTTTTTATTAAATCATGCTATTATTCGGTTGTTAGAAAAAGGTGTAAGACCAATGAATGAAGCAGGTGTTATACACAATGACTTGAAAGATCGTAATATATTAATAGATAAACACGCAAATGCGAGAATTATAGATTGGGGACTTTCTGGAGTAGTCGTTAATAAGACTATCCCGGTGGAAATTCGCAATCGACCACTTCAGTTTAATACACCATTTTCATCAATGATATTATCTGATGATTTCAAACTGAACTATGACGCTTTCTTATCAAAAGTTAAAAATGGAGAGCTATTGTTTAATACTGCGAATATTAGGAATTATGTAGTAAATGAATATTTGATTAAATTGGCCAGATATTATGGATATTATGACGATAATGTTATTTTATTTAAAACCATATTTAATCCGGGAATCAGCGAAGAAACTTTTTTGTCTGAAGTGAAACGAGACAATTTAATCGAATATGGATATTACTTGTACTACTTATCAAATTACATTACTGATATACTTATGAAATATACGAACGATAAATTAGAATTCGAAGTGAACAAATATTTTATGGAATGTTACTTATTTAACAGTGACATATTTGGCCTGGTAACTGTCTATTATAATTATTTTGATTCAAATGTTAAATTTGTAGATTTCGATGATGAAACGCGGAAAATTTATTTAAACCGTGTTAGGTCTATGTTGGTTGAAAATATATATTCAAATGGTGATCGTAAAATAGATGTAACTAAATTAGTAAATTCATTACACGAGTTAAACAAAATAGTAAATTATGATAATACATTATCTATTTCTAGTGGTAAAGAAGCGCTTTATTCTATTTTTGCATCGAATGATATATCATCCTATAGTCGTTCTAGATTCTCGGATACCTTAACAAAAAAAAATGGTTTAATAGATACATCAAAGTCCAAGTCAAAGTCTAAGTCTAAGTCTAAGTCCAGGTCAAAGTCCAAGTCTATATCAAAGTCCAAGTCTAAGTCCAAGTCCAAGTCAAAATCCAGATCAAAATCCAGATCAAAGTCAAAATAACCTTGCAATATGATTATATTATAACTATAATATTTGTAAAAAATAACCTTTATAAATATTATATGAAATTGGAATTATTAATTTTAGCAATTACCGGATTTTTAATCGTAAATACATATCATGATGGAAATTATGTGAAAATATTACAGTCATGGCAGAAATATTTTAAAATTGCCGGGTTTGCATTTGCTGGATTAAGTGCCTATCTATTCTTGAAAAAAAACCCGAATGAGTCGCATTCACTTGTTCAACAAGCAGTAAATATTGTGAAATGTATTCCTAGTGCACAGTCATCACTTGATGTATTGTCACCCTTTATGGATTTCTCTAATCAAACATCATTTATGAATGGAGGTGGCAATGGAGGAGGTGGAAACGATTCATTTTACACACAACAACAATCACCACATCAACAACAACAAATTAATCGTATTATGGAATCTGGTAAAAAAAGTACCAAACGTTGTGTTAGCGAAACTAAGAAAAAATTCGTCGCATCACAGCAGGGTTGGATATGTGGACATTGTAAAAAACAATTACCCGCTTGGTTTGAAGTAGATCACAAAATTCGATTAGAAAATGGTGGTTCTAATCATGTAGATAATTTAGTAGCATTATGTAGAGATTGTCATGGTAGAAAAACTGCTATGGAAAATCTTTAGACCATTATACCAATCATATAGAGATTTATTTCTAATGAGTTATTAATGGATAGTTCTTCGATGAGTATACCTCCACAGAATAATACTACTACACAAGATAAAATTACAGACAAGATAAAATCAACTAGTATGGAAACATGGTATAAAATTGGCCTAGTGATTTATTGTATCTGTATTATTATATTATTTACTCGAAATCCATATGACATTATTACAGGAGATAATAAAGGATTGGGTATATTTATGTCATTATTTGGTGGGTTCTTACTACTAATGATGTATTTATTTTATGCGGATAAAAAATTAACAACTGAAAATGTTAAACAATTATCAGCATTGAGTTATTTCGGTAAAATACTGTCTTTTATTGGATTAATCGGACTTGTTGGTGGAATAGTCTATTTACTTGTAAAAATTGCTTATTATTTTAGTAACGCTAGTTACGCAATGACCTATATTTTGAATTGGTTAATTGTTATTGGATTATTTACTATGATAACCAAATATCTTAAATTAGACCAAATACCTGGGGGGAAATCATCACCATCGTGGACCCGCTTTTTAATACAAATTATTACTTATATACCCTGCTTAGTTCTTAGTTTTGTCGATTATATTAAATATCAATATGAAATCACTACAAAACCAATCATCATTGTATTGGTAGCAGAACTAGTATTCATCGCGCTATATTTCGTTTTACCATTTGTTATGCAATATATAGTCACTCATAATGCAGTTCAATTAATAAAAGATCCAATTAATACTAATTTTGAAAAATCACTTGGTTCATTTGGTTCAGTTAATTTCGTAAAAGACAAATTTCAATACCATTATGCTATTTCTGGATGGTTTTACATTAATTCTTTCCCACCTGAGACAAATCCTAACTACGATGAGTATACTACTTTATTAAATGTCGGTGGAAAACCAAACATAACCTATAATGTATCGAAAAATAAACTGAAAATAAAAATGAAAACCCAAGGACATGTTGAGCGCGTTTTGTTCGAGACAGATGATTTTAAAATGCAAAAATGGAATAATATCGTTGTTAATTACGATGGTAACACATTAGATATTTTTATTAATAATGTTCTCGTATCTACCACAGAAGGTGTAATCCCTTATAATTCCAATACAATGATAACATCTGGCACAACCCGCGGTATATCTGGTGGTATTTGTAATGTAATGTATTTCAATGATAGTATCTCGCGTGCTAAAATAAACTGGTTGTATGATTCGGTTAAATATTTAAATCCTCCTGTTATTTAGAAAAGAAAAATTCTGTTACTATAATATATATTATGTCTGTGATGAATATTGCAATCGGTGTCGTTGTTGTCATATTAGTTATAATTATAATTAGATACTTTTGGGGAAGCTCTAATAAATTATCTGGGTTACAGGATGCTAAGACTGTGACTAAAATCCCCGCAAACACATTAAGTGTCAGTAATTCAGTAAATTATGCTTACTCTGCCTGGTTTTATGTTGACGATTGGAGTTATCGTTATGGCGAGCCAAAAATCATTTTAGGAAGACTTGACAGTGATTTAGAACCATCACCGTCTATTGTTCTAGGAGCCATTGAAAATAATCTTAAAATTCAAACAACAGTCTACTCTTCTGTTGGTGCTACAGAAGGTTCTACTCATACTTGTAATGTTGATAATGTTCCTATTCAAAAATGGGTAAATGTTATTATCAGTCTAAGAGGTCGCACACTTGATGTCTATATTGATGGTAAATTGGTCCGTACATGCGTTTTACCAGGTGTTGCAAAGATTGCTAATAACGCACCTGTATATATTACACCATTGGGTGGATTCTCTGGATTTACATCCAATGTTCAGTATTATGGTGACTCATTAAACCCACAAGAGGCTTACAATATTTATAGAAGTGGTTATGGTGGTTCTAGTTTTGATTTTCCTTATAGTATTAAATTGGAGTTGGTAAAGGATGGTCAAGAACAAGGCAGTGTTTCCATTTAATTTATAAGCAAATAATTACAACAAATTAATTACATATCTAAATTTCTTATGTATAATATATAGATATGTCTGAATTTGGAACAATTTCTTCCGGAGCTGGAGCATTTGATAATTTTAAAAATGGTAGAGTGGTCGACGGGACGCGTGAGTTTTTGGAATCCAATAGTTTAGTAGCAAAAGCCGCCTTTTTATTATTGGTTCTTATCGTCTTTGTATTAGCCGTTCGTATTTCAGCACAGTTTTTATCATGGTTATTCCAATATAATAAATCACCCTATTTGATTGATGGTATGGTCGATGGTAAAACTATGCAAGTTATTCCCCAAGATCCAAATTTAAAGAATGCCGTTACTTTAGTACGTTCTGATAACCAACAGGATGGTATTGAATTTACTTACTCAACCTGGATAATCATTGACGATTTGGTTTATCAAGATGGCCAATATCGTCATATTTTCCACAAGGGAAATGATAATATTAATTACACATCCGAACCCATTGGTATGAATCAACCAAACAATGCACCTGGACTATATATTGCTCCCAATACCAACGCATTAGTCGTCGTGATGAATACTTTTGATAACATTCAAGAAAAGCTGACCATTGATGATATTCCACTTAACAAGTGGATGTGTGTACAAATCCGTGTGTCAAATCATCAACTTGATGTATTTATTAATGGCAAATTGGCCAAACGCCTTATTATGAAAGGAGTCCCTAGACAAAACTATGGAAATGTATATGTTGCTATGAATGGTGGATTTTCTGGAAACATTTCTGACTTGAGATATTTCAATTCAGCTTTAGGAACTGCTGAAATTCAAAGCATTGTCGACAGTGGACCCAATTTAACATTGGTCGGATCAGAGGTTACTGGCAATCAGCCTAAATATTTATCCTTGAGATGGTTTTTCATGGGTGAAAAAGATGGATATAATCCATAAACAATACTACTAATTAGGTCAATATAATAACAATTTAATCAATTATTATTATATACAAAATAATGTCATTTTCTTATTTTGATGGACTAATTACATCAAGTACTTTTATTAGTAAAATTTATTATGATGCCGCCAGCAATATTGTATCGGGTATTTTAGATACGAATAATACTATTACAATAAATCCTTTGGATTATTGTACGAATAACGATTCTGATTTTACTATAAATGCTATGGTTATTGGTGGTGGAGGTGGTGGAGGTGGGAAGGGTGTCTTCTTGTCGCTTGGAGGGTATGGTTTTAATACTGCTGGTAGTGGTGGTGGTGGTGGAGCTAATGTATTGATATCTTTTCCAAATAATTTATTAACAAATAATATATTTGAAGCAGTCATTGGAGAAGGTGGAATTTGTAACAGCAGTGGCTTCGGAAATGCTGGTGGTCAAACCAAATTAAAATTATCTACAGGTTCATCTATTATTGAGTGTAATGGTGGTGCTGGTGGACTTATAAGAGTACCAAAATGGGAGGCACCATCATCTGGTGGTGGACTACCTGAAGGTGGTGCTGGTGGTACTGTGTCATTTACACTACCTGGTGTAACTACTATTAATGGAGGTTCAGGTGGTAAAGGAGGTACGGGAAATAATGGGTGGGTTATTGATGATCCAACTCCCACATTCCCATTAGACTATTATAAAGGATTTTCTAGTCAATTTGGTCTCGATACCTCTTCAAATCCTATTTCTATACCCTTAATAGATATTTCTGATAATTTGAATGCTCAATATGGTGGATGTGGTGGGGGAGGGGGGGGACCGTGGGCGGACGCTGCTACGGCTACAGCATATACAGTAGCAGACGGTGGATTAGGTGGCGGGCAAAATATTACTGCTTCTGATGGAACATATTACGACTTCAGTTACACTGCTATAGGATTGAAGAACGGATCATACAACGGTGTAAGTCCACAACTTGGTTCTGCACCTTCTGTTGTATATGGTGGTGGTGGTGGTGGTTATAGTGGTTGTGGTGACCACGAACAGTTGGGAGCTGATGGAATGTCAGGTGCTGTATACTTCTGGTTTGAACCTCCACCACCTCCACCACCTTTAACAACTGGTTGTGAATGGAATCCTTGTCTTAAGACAGAAACACGATTGTGGTCAAGAGACAATGGTTCATGTATTGATATATCAGGTGTTAAAATAGATGGTAAACAAATCACCTACCAAGATTTGGACGAAAAACGAAAGGCTACTATTCTACAATATAAAGGAAATCAGGCCGGATTTTCTAAAAAACAAATGTTTTCAAGATTATCCAGAGGTATTGGTCGCCAACGCGGGCAAACATTTGCCACGCAGAGTGATACCTATACAAATTCAAA